AGGAAATAAAGGTTTTATTTTCTCTCGTGGATTCCACTTATAACTCTCAACAGTGTCCAAAATGCTATTTGGTACGAAAGACCAATCGAAAAGGGAAAATATTTAAATGTAAAAATTGTGGGTATACTACTGATGCAGATCAGAATGGTGCTTATAATGTATTACATAGAAGCAAGTTTCCTGATTTGGGAGTGGAATTTCGTAGTAGAAGGTTGAATCTCAAAAAAGGTTTCTTTTGGAAACCGAATGGAGTTTTTACCTTTGAAGGTGAGGAGCTTAAAGTCCCTCATTCCATACAAAAAGGATAAAATTCTATATTTTATCTAACTCTGAAGCTCGTAAGAAACATTACAAGATAGTTTCACCAAATAATGAAATAATAGAATTTAAAGGACTTAGAGAATTTTGTAAAGATAATAAATTACATAATCCTACATTCATCGATCTTCTGAAAGGAAGAATCGATGAATATAAAGGTTATACAAGAGTTTCTGATGTTATCAATCCCTAACTCTTAGTGTTTTTCCTAACGTAGATATAGCACAAGCATTGTTTTCTATTATAACTTGTTCTACTGCAACATTAGATTGATCACTATAATTTACAATACAGAACCCATTTTGCCAATCTGCTGCTTGTGAATATATTGGATTGAGGTTTGCTAATGTTCCATTCTCATATACTCTAATATTTTTTCCACTATCTGAACCAATTCCTGGTATTCTTCTAGCACTAAAGCCAATGCGGTGGCAATGATTTATCACGAGATTCGTAAAATATTTTTCCATCATACCTAATGCACTTTGTCCAGAACGTTTTCTGGAGACATCACCATGCATTATGATCCAATTAGGAACAAGTTCAACATAATCCACAAGTGTAATTCTTGACCATTCTGCTTTAGGAAAAAATACATTCTCGTAAGATAATGCCTCGATAACTTCAGGAAGGTCTGCCATTTCTCCAATACGATCAGAAAGATATCTCCAATATCGTCCACAAGAAGAATTTCCACTATGATTAGAATTTGTTTCATATATTTGTGTATTATATGGAGCAGTAATATCATGTAAAACTTTCAGAAATTTGTGATATTTTTCTCTTTCTTGTGATAATGAATATGTATATCTAACATCTTTTGGATATTTAGATATAGCGAACATATCTAAAAGATCGCCGTTCAGTACGCATACACTAGGTTTGAGTTCTTCTACCGCTTTTAAGAAGAGATTTATAGAATTTTGACACTCACAACCGAAATGAAAATCTCCAGCAATTAAAGCGATTTTATTAGGAGTTTGTATTACTGTTGGTCGAGTTGGAGTGGGGTAATGTATAGGGGCAAGGGAAGCGATAAATTCTTTGATGTCTTCGATTTCCTCTTGTTTTTTGAAGGAGGGGCGAGTATAAGGGGTTACAGTATTTACAGGGATATCGATATCGTCTTCAATATTATAAGAAGTTGTAGTAGTTGTGGTGACGATTCTATCAACTTTTGGGATCATTTCACCAGATATCCATCGACGGACAGTGGAAGGGGAAACATTAAATTCTGTTGCTATATCATTTGTGGAGACACCTTTTAATTTGAGTGCTTTTACATAATCTACAATATTTGTTTGATTCATATTTCAAGTAATTTATCATATTTTAGAAGGAAATCAAATGGTTGTGAGAAATATTTCATTATTTAGTATAAAATACGGAAAATATTACCAAAGAATTAATAAATAATAGTATAACACAGGCATAGAAAGCCGAAAAAAAATAATTTATGAACCTAACTGACCCAAACAACCAAGAAATGTTTTCGCCACAACAAGGTAATGGCTGGACACAATATCAGAAGCTCGTATTAGCGCAATTAAGCAGACACGAGGAAGATATTGCTAGCATTAAAGAAGAGATAGTAGATTTCAAAATATTTTCATCTAAGCTTGATCAGAAGTTAGATACATTATTAGAAAAGATTAATGTGATTCGGGATGCGCAGGTTGACATGGAAAAATTTACTGAAGAACAGAAAGAGAAATTCCAAAAACAGAAAGAAGAACTAGATCAAATTAAATGGAAGATTGGTGTAGCGACAGTAGTTTCGAGTTTTATTATTAATGTATTGGTTTTGGGTGCTATTAAATATTGGGTTAATTAATGATAATTAATGATAAGTAATGATAAGTAATGTCATATGAAACATTTTTTTAGTAAATTTATTATATTAGTTTGGATTTTGTTGGTATTTAGTCTTCCAGTATTTTCAGATAATCCGATAATACATGCGATAATGGAAGCTGGTAATCAGAATGTTTCGGGGCAAAAGATATTTATTACTAGTGGAACTTCTGCTACTGGTCTTGTGGCGTATTCTACATCTGGTGCTACTGCATTAATTGTCAATCAGGATACAAATTTTACGAATCCTGCATTAGTTATTAGTAGATCAGGAACGATTGGTAGCACATCTTCTTCTCCAACTTTTCTTGTATTAGCATCAAACGAAACGCAATGGAATAATCCGGTTTTTAGTGTAGGTGGTTGTTTAGCATGGACTGGTGATAATTATGTAACAATGTGGGGTAATGGTGGTATATCGATTCCTGGAGGCATATACGATGATCTTGGTGGTGGTCTTATATTGAGCGGTTCATTAGCTATTGATGTTCGTAGTAGAAATTTAGTTCGAAAAGATGGTAGTATATTGGAATGGAATACAACTAGTGGAAGTAATTCTATTATAACTCAATCATTGGGTGATGTTAGATATGCGCCAACAACAACCACATTACAACTTATTAACAGTGGAAGTTACACATTACAAAATACGGATAATGGAAAGATTTTAAGATTTTCTTTAACTACCACAGTTTATATTCCTACAGGATTATCGATTGGATTTAATGTAACCATAATTCAAGAAGGTAGTGGACAAGTTACTTTGGTTCCTAATATTGGAGCCACTATGCACAACAGACAAGGATATACCAAAACTGCTGGACAATGGGCAGTAGTATCTATTATCTGCACGGATTCTAATATATATGTGCTAAAAGGAGACACTTTCAACTAAATAATAACAAAACATATGAAAATAAAAATAATCGCAATACTAATTTCTAGCATATTAATATTAGCTGGAAACGCACAAACCACAACAGGAACCAATTCTATTGAAGGAACATATAAAGATGTAAAGTTGACATTAATACAAAGAGTAACACTAGCCAATGCTATAATTACTGGAACAACAACTGATAGTATTTTATTAAAAGATGCTATATATAATGTATTGCTTATAAGTCCCATCATACCATTAATGCAAGTAAACCCAACATTAGCGGATAATATTATTAATGATCCTACTTTCGGAGGAAAAATTGATAATAGTGATGGGGTATTAGACGCTGCATATTCGTGGAAAGAAAAAACTATTACAAATTTAGATGCTAGGATTTCATATCTACATACACAGATGGTTGCTCATCCTACATTTGGTTGTATATATAATTCATATATAGAAATATACAGTATTAAATCAACTGAGCAATTAAAAGCACAAGATTATAATGGAGTAATATCTACATTAATACCTATAATATCATTAAATGGTATGGTAAATAATCAGAGATTAAATAATATGATACAAAAGATATTCACAGCTAAATTAGCATTGCGTTCTGCTGATGTATTATCTTGGGCAAAATTATTATACCTTATTAGCGATTTCAAACAAAGTCAAATTGGTATTAATGCAGTATCAAGCGCATATCGTGGAATATATGGAAATTTAATTAGAGCAAATGAATTTATAAAATATCAACAAGATGGAATTGGAACAAATCCATTAGAATCTATACCATTACCTACTGGTATTAATAATAACCAGATATCTAAAATATTGTCTGGAGATAATATAGGACAACTCAAATCCGCTGTATTTGTGTATTCCGCCGCAGAAAATGGTAAAGCATTAGATGATGCTACTGCGGATGTAGCAAAGGCATTACGTAATATTGATGGGAACTTAGTTAGGGCTAATGCATATGTAACAGCACAAACTAGCGGATCGAATTTTGTCATAACTGAACTCCAGTAATACGTGAAATATATTATCACAATTTTATTTTTTGCTATTTCTAATGTAGTTGCGATAGAACCAATAATTCCTATTGCAACTACATTTACAGCAGTATCTAAAACTCCTGAACAACTTAAAACTCTAGTATCAGCTTTAAGTATACCTCAGTTAATAGAAGTATTTACAGCAGTATCTAAAACTCCTGAACAACTTAAAACTCTAGTATCAGCTTTAAGTATACCTCAGTTAATAGAAGTATTTACAGCAGTATCTAAAACTCCTGAACAACTTAAAACTCTAGTATCAGCTTTAAGTATACCTCAGTTAATAGAAGTATTTACAGCAGTATCTAAAACTCCTGAACAACTTAAAACTCTAGTATCAGCTTTAAGTATACCTCAAACAATACAACTAGAAAGTTCTTTATTTATAACTGATATTGAAGCATGGTCAAAATTGAGAGATTTCCTTAATCCAGAACAAACTATAAAATTTAGATTTAGTAGTGGATTAGATACAGAAAGAGAAGAACTGTTAAAAGCTATTAAAAAATTTGGGTATACACAAGAATTGCTTATAAAAACACAAGCATTAATGCAGAAATATATAATACAATCGCAACAACCAAGAATACCAGATGTTAGTAAATTTAAAAATGCAAAAGGAATTATAGAATAATTTTTGATTTTTATAAAATTTCATATAAAATATTAGATATGAAAAATGTATTGGTAGTGACAGCAACGAAAACTGCAACGCTTGACGAATTTCTACAACGACCTTTAGGAAATAGTTTAAAAAATTTATATGATCATTATCAACATGTTCCTCATTGTAGTTTAGATTTTCAAATTGTATCAAAAAACACAGACGGATTATCTACAGTTTATAATAGATTTCTCATTGAAGAAAATAAAAATAAAATTGTATTATTTGTTCACGATGATGTTATTATACAGAGTATTGATTTAGTTGAACAATTAAACAAAGCAATGGAAAGTTTTGATGTTGTGGGACTAGCAGGATCATCGGATTTTAAAGTGGGTGATGTTGCTTGGCATCTTCATAATGGGCAATGGAGGGAGCAAGGTAAGCTCTCTGGTATGGTTGGGCATAGTATTGATGGTAAGTATAATAATTCAGTATATGGCGAAGTTCCTAAGCGATGTGTAGTGATGGATGGATTATTCCTAGCTGTAAATGTAGAAAAAATAATAGAGAAAGAAGTCAAGTTCCAAGAAGATTTCAAATTTAATTTTTATGATTTAAATTTTTGTTTGGATTGTAATAAAAATGGGTTAAAGCTTGGAACTTGGAATATACCAGTAACCCATTTTAGTGGTGGTGGAGGAGTAAATGGTTATGGGTCAGAAAATTGGCAAAAAGATGCAGCAATTTTTGTTGATATTTGCAAAGAGTCATATAAGTAATGTTATATGTCAAAGAAAATATATTCAGTCGTTGCAAAAACTACTAAACCAGTTCCTTACAGATTAAGAGATAAAATGGGAAATCTCATTAATGTCCCTGAAAGATTCGTTATTAACAAAGATATCGAAGTTGTTATGGAATTTACAAACGAAATGGCGCAGGTATTACAACCATATAATTGTAATTCATACTTTGTTCGTGGTGAATTGTGGAATTTTAAAATTGTAGATCATGAAATTTCTGATGTTGAATATGAAGAATATAAAGATTCTACGCAACATAAACATGCATTAACTTTTCAAGATGCTGTAAATCGAGTTATGTACATGGAAAGCCAATATAAAATTTGATTGGTATTAGCGGATTTTGGCAATTTTTGTTAAATAATAGTATATGTTATTTAAAGAAAGTAAAAAATTGGAAACTGCATATTCATTAGTTTTGGAATATGGTATGCATCCTGAAGAAAGAGATTTGGATCAACCCACTCCTGAAGAAAAGGAAGAAGTTAATATTGCATCAGAAAAACATGATTTAAAACATGCAAAAATAGTTTCTAATCTTATCCCTGTAATCCCTTCTGAACATATGGGCAAGAAACGTTTGACGATTAGTGTTCCGAATGGATGGGATGATCTTAAAAAATTAACTAAAAAAGTTCTCGAATTCGAAGGTGATAATTATACTTTTATTGGGTGGAATAGTGATAGAAACGAAGCATTCTTTGTAGAAACTCAAAATATTGCTAAAATAAAATAATTTGATATATGATTAAACTGATGTAATATCATTATATGGAACCGAAACTACGATAGCGTTCCAGTTTTATCTATATTAGATGAAATTTGTTGGTGATAGTAGTAATTATGCAAAATAGGTTAATTGATTATAAAGTTGATACAATTCAAGAAACTGTAGATATAATGGTTGCTAATAATCCTGCTTGGAGTTATTGGGATTTCTTATCATACATTAAAAATTTATTAGAAAACCCATCTAAAATTCCTCCTGTATATTCTCCATTAGCATTTGAGAAACAAAATTATTATATGTTAATGGATTATATTAGAGTTTCACTACAAAACTAAAAGCCTTCACAAGAATTATCAAGTGAAGGCTTTTATACTTTCGATTAACTAGTTATTAGTTATTTTGCAGATACGGATGGCGTTGCAGTAGAAGCATTAAGTTTCTGAACTGCGAATTCAATAGCCAAATTAACCACACTTGTTCCTGCACTAAGTCCTTGTGCTATAAGTGCTGATTTAATTTGCTCTGCGGCGGCTGCTTGCTTTTGAACTCCACTCTTCGTAGGATCAGCAGCAAGAGATAAAACAATTTGTTCTGCAATAGGCAAAATTTGTTCTATTCCTTTTGTAGCAGCAGTTTTTAATACAGGAAGAATTTCTGCTAAGAATTCTTTCCCAATCCCTAAGAAGGATGCCAATGCGTTTTCAATCCAATGTATAAATGCGTTACTCATATCAATTATATTTATCTCGCTTTGTATAAAATCAAGAGATAATTTGATTTATTTTAAAATTCATATAAAATACATTCATGATTATAGAACCAATTTTTAACGATGCGATAGAAAATTTAAAATCTTCTAAATTCTCGCATATACATTTAGGTAAAAACTCACTTAGGACAGGAAATATTATAGCATTTGAATCCACAAAGAGATATGCAAATAGTTATAATGGATTTGATGATTCTATAAATTTTTTAATGGAAATTCCTGATATTGATGCCTTTGGTGCAATATGTTTTTCGAAATTACTAACAACACAGATTGGATATTTGTTGAGTAGTTTATTATTAAAAGAAACTGAGAGTATTTCGATTTCTGATGGAAATATTATATTACAAACTGAAGATAAAATAGTTACAGAAGAAAATACAGAGATAGATAGATTTCTAATATCTATTACTGATATTAGAAAAGTTACTAATGCTTATATTATACATATTTCAATAGACAATAATGAAGAAGCAAAAAACCATTTTAATGATATCAAATCTATAATGGATAAAACAGTTGATGCCTTTTATACACTAACAAAGAATACGTTTTTCGAAGCATATAAAATTTAAATCATGTACAAATTACAAGAAATCCCTGAAAAAGAAGTTACTCTACAAAATGGAGTAATTGTTAATCCGATTGCAACTTTAAAAGACGAATATGGTGGAGAATCTCATATAATATTGGATGATCATTGTTATGTTTTATTGAATAGAGTGAATCAATTTAACAGTGATTTCCCACAAGTTAGATTTGCTTTTGTTAAACATTGGTATCCAGAAGCGGTTGATGTTATGAAATCTTTGCCTACTCCAATTCGCCCATAAAATGATAAAAGATACAGAATTGCAGAAAATTTATGAAAAAATATACTCAACAGATATTTTTAATGAATTTGTGAACATTAATATGGTAGATTGGGATGAATTTTTTTGGGAAGCATCCGATTATGGAATATTCAAAACCTTGTTAGAAAGTGTCGATAAAATAAAAGAGAACTCACCTACAGCACACGGAAAAGAAGATTCGTATAAGATAATCACAAAAGATGATAAAGAATTTATTATAAATTTCAACTATATATCCAACCAAAATTCTAAAATATTTGCATTTGAAGGGCAAAGATATGCAAAAAATGATAAACCTGCTGAAGAATTCTATAAAAATCTATCAAATGTTGTGAAATCTGGCGAATTATGTTTTGTAGAATTCCACGATAAATTAAATCGACATACATTAACAGGAGAAGTTAAAGTATCCGCTCATGAATTATTTTCGGGATTGAGAGAAGCTGCAATGGATAGTATTACAAACAATTTAGAGAATTTAAAAGGTATCGTTATTAGAATATTCAATAAAGAATTAGAAAGGAGATTGCATTTTTATACAAGAATTCTAAAGAACGCATTTAAAGATATATTTCCTAATATGTTAGTTGATGATAAAACAGAAAAAGATAGAGGAATCACATTATTAGTAGTAACCATTTAAAATATTTGAATAATTAAAATTCTGTGATATTATATGAGCATGCAACAAAAATTAATAGATAAGGTATTGGAGCAAGATAAGAAAATTAAACATCTTGAAAATTATATTGAACATCAGAAGTTGACGAGAGATGAGTTTAATCAATTGGTCAAATCTATTATAACTTGTATTGATAAAAAGTCGCCACATTTCACATTACAAGAGGATATTGAACACACTCTAGAAGATCATTTAGATACCATATATTGCAAAACTTGTGGCTCTTGTGGTGAAGAAGGTTGTTGTTCTCCTAGTAGATGTTTATATGGAGAATCGAATGCTGCATCTTATAACGAATTGCTTGAAGAAAATGAAAAACTTCGTATACAAAACGAAAAAATGGTAGAATTGTTATATACAGTTACTTATGAAGGAAGTATTCGAAAAGGTGAAGATATCAATAAAAGAATCTGGCCTCTGCACAGTTCCACATATATCTCTATAATGAGGCTTCTAAAAGAAGTTTATGGTGACAAATTTGCAGAAAAAACAGAATAAATTTATGATTAAAAAATTACAAAGAAGCGAAGATGTGTTCATTCAATTTACGGATGATGAATTACAAGAACTGAATATCAAACCTAATGATAAATTTACAGTAAAGGCGTTTGACGATGGTTCCTTTACTCTTACTAAATTTGCAAACATAGAGATAGATTTATCAGAATTTGACAGAGAAACGTTAGAACATATAATTCAAATTAGTTGTGATGAAGACATTTCTGTGAATGAAGTAATTAGCAATATATTAGAAAAATTTGTGAAACAAAATGATTTAGATAAAGGAGATGAGAATGTATCATCTACAAAATATAACGTAAACCATGAAGAAGTTGAATTTAATATCAATTGTAAAATGAAAGAACGTTGGGTTCCACATTTTCTTGGTATGCTAAAATATATGGAACAACTTGGTGGATTGGGTGGTTCTAGAAAAGTTTCAATTTATTCAGATGGAGATGGCGATTTCCGGCCCAAATTTAACTTTGATATTGTATCAGAATTAGCAAAACCAGTTTCAGATGATAATGGAGATAGATTATATGACGCAGGGTTAATATGGAAATAGAATCAGTGGAATTAAACTCTGATAATAAAAGAAAATTAGAAGGAAAGTGGAAATGCGAAATATCTCCATTCATGAGGCATTATAACGGAATTAATAATACTATAATGATTTCACATGTCAATGGAAAAATCCGAAATGTTACAGGCAAAGTATTTTCTGGAGGATTGTTAAAAAGAATTTGGAGAAGATATTTGCAAAGAATTGTTAATAAGCTAAATATGTGGTAATATGAGAACTCTACTTTGGAATGAATATCTTGATGATAACGGAAATTCAACATGGGAAGCAAATTCACATTATGGAGAAGATGGATGCCCTTTTATGTGGAGATTGCGCACTCGATTGATTAACAACAAAATTGAATATTATGAAGAACATGATGGAGAATTAATGTCAGAAGTTCCTAGAGTTTGGAATAATTTAGAAGAAGCGAAAGAAGAAATACAAAAAGATACATTAGATATTATAGAGAATGAAGAACAAAATTAAAATAGGTGATAAAATAACAATCAAAAATCCACAGATATTTGATCGTTGTGGATATCCTATGAGTTTAGAATTTGCAACAAAAGAAGTTGAAAAATTGCATGAAGAAGAAATAAATAAAATATTAAGTAATTATATAACATATGATGCACGGTTCTATAAATCAAAAGCATATAAAGAAATTGTAAAAGGATTAGCATTAGCATATTTAAAACATAATAACTATGGTGGAATGTCAAGATCAGTTCATACTACGTTATTAGAACCATATAGAAACAAAATTGCGAAAGTAGTAGACATAACATATTGTAAGAGTGGTGATTATATTCATGGTGGTGGAGATTATGATGATTATAGTCCTCCATATCTAGCAAATCAAAAATCTCATAGAATACTAGAATGTTATCTTACATATGAGGATAACAACAGTTCAGATAATATATTTCCATATACCGTATTTAAAATTGAAGATATTAATATAGAAAAATATGTTGTTTGATTATTTAAAATCCATATTGGTTAATAAAAATGATAAATTGCCACTTGATGAATATGTGCCGTTTATGATTACCCGTTGGTTGTCGTTTACTTCTACTGGTGCTACTAATGCATTAAATTTTACCGTGAATCAATTGGGAAACTTAGATAAAGATATACATTATAAAATACTATTACAGATATTTCCCAAAGCAAAATCATTTAAAACACCCAAGTATATAAAGAAAGCAAAAAAAGAAAAAGATACAACATCAGAAGATATACAAAAACTTGCAAATTATATGGAAGTTTCTTCAAGAGAAATTAAATTAATGCTTGCAATACAAAATTCAATAACTAAATAAAAACAAATATATGACAACTAGACCAGACTTACAATCAAACCCACATTTAAACCTACAAGTCGATGCTTACAAAGATCAACTATTACCGGAAGATTACGAAATCACAGAAGTATTAGGGGATATCGTAATGGGTGAATATATCGATACTGCAAATGATGGAAAGAGTATAATGAGAAATGGTATCATCTTGCCTATTGAAACCGTAGATAATAGAGCATGGAGAGTAGTAAAGGCACTTCTCGTAGGACCAGAAGTTAAACAAATCAAACAAGGTGATATTGTTATTATTGCTGGAGACAAAGGACTACAATCAATCAGCCGTAATGGTAAAATGACAGTATTCTTTAACCAAGAAAGAACTTTTGGTATTTGTAAAAAAATTGTTAGTGGAACGCCTGTAGTTACTAAGAAATCGAAGAAGTAATATGAAAGCATCTAATATGAAATATCTAATATTCAATGAGGATGGTGAAATCATTGAAGATAACATAATTGAAACTACGGATGGAACAATAGAATTTGGATCATCGTGTATCACTCTAAATTTTAATGGAAATCATACGGATACTATAGTTTCAGGACAGGTATTTATAAATGGATGGCATATAAGAGTAGAACAAGGAAATGCGTTAGGTAGATATTATATGTTAGCAACGATGGTGAAAGGGAATATTAGATTTTCTGCTATTGTTAATCATATAATGGAAGATGAGATGCAATTCCAATTATTTTTCAAATTTGCTGAATTCTTTTTACCTACAAGAGAACCACATTGTTGCTGTAAATCAAACTATAACAAAGTTTTATTGCCATATATTAACAAAGTTTTTCGTTCTATGGTAAAACATTATAATTACGAAGAGTATTATAACAATTTAGAATATACAAAAAATAATAGATTGGAAAGAATTATGGAAGAAATTAATCAAGAAATTAGTAAATCTGCAATAGATGCTGCATATAAAGATCATCATATTTGGCTTGGTGTTACTCCTTGTAAAAGTCATAGTGTAATTGCTGATGCTGCTAGAGTAATTCAAGAAGCGATTAATGAAGAAACTAATGATTTAACATCAAAACTCATAGAGTCTCATAAAGAACTTGGTAAGCTAAAAACCAATCTAATAAAACTTAATACATAATACAGCATTTTTAAGATAAATCAAGAAAAGTATTTTAAAAACAAATTTATTTTTAAAATATCTCATTTTATCTCTAGTTTTTCATACAAATTAGGTTAAATATAAATGGATGTAATAATCCATAGATGATAACTATAAAAGCAAAGATAAAGAATGAAATACATATTGAAGATTATGTTCGACAATTCAATAATGTAAAGAGGTTTGCTTTTAATAGATTTTTAGAAGAAAAATCACTATCAGAAGTATATCATCTTTCATGCAGAACTTTAAATAACTGTGACTTGTTAGATGCATCATTTAGAGAATCTGCTGTATTCAAAGCTAAAGAATTATATGATAGCGGAAATCATAAAGTTATATTTGGTGGAAGAAACAATTTCAATAAACTAAAATATAAAAAAAAGTCTGCATTACCACTCAAAAAGAATGTATGGCTTTATTCTCAAGGAAGATCAAATTTTAAAGGAAATAGAAAGTTTAATTTCGATTTATATAACAATAAGATTACATTTAAACCTGAAAGAGGTATTAAAATAGATATAGAATTTGAAAATGTATCTAAAAACGAAAGGAAGTTATTAGATAAAGCACAGTTCTTATCACAACAAAAGCAATGTCCAATATCAGTTTCATTATCACAAGAATATATACTGTTTTCTATAGATGAAACAATAATTAAAACGCCAAGAACTAAAATAATAAAAAATAGAATATTATCTTTAGATTCTAATCCTGAAAATATAGGAATTTCTATTATTGACTGGAACAATAAAGACAATAAGAATATAATACATAAAGAAGTTATTGATTTAAGAGAACTTCGAAATGCAAAAACTACTAAGAAACACTATGAACTTCTATCAGTAGCTCAAAGAATATCTAAATTAGCAAAGCACTATAATTGTGAATTAGTAGCATTCGAAAAACTAAATATCAAACCAAAAGATAATAAAAAAGGTAAACTCTATAACAGAATGATTAATAATAACTGGAATAGAACTCTCTTCTTTAATAATCTAATTAAATGGTGCAATATTCATGATATTAAAACTCAAGAAATAGAACCAGCTTATTCTTCTTTCATAGGTCAAATGATAAATGAATTAGAACCTGATATGATAGCGGCTTCTATAGAGTTATCTCGTAGAGCTTACTTGTTCTATAATACTTTTATAACAAAACAATTTTTACCGTTTAAAGATGGTAAGAAAATGGATATAGTTTATCCTGAATTCGATCTTAATGTGCTACCTACTCGTTGGAAGAAAATGGTAGAATCAAATACTAAGATTGATTCATGGAAGAAATTGTATACCAAATTAAAGAAATCTGAATTGAGTTATAGATTTCCTTTTAAATCTTGGAAACAAGATAAAAAGTCTTTAAGTCATATATCTAGAAAATCAAAGATTCTTCTATATTTGTGATAACTCTAGAATATTATATAAAATTATACCAAGATACGTATAAAGATTTAGTAGTTACAAGAGTTGAAAAAGATAATTGGATAGAAACTTGTAAGCAAACGCAAAGAAATACTGATTATTATAGAGATTTATTAATTCAAATTGGAGAAGTGATTGGAGAAGATGCGAAAGTATGTGATGATGGCACAGTAGTTCCTGATATTCTTGTAGCTAAAGTTCCAGAATTAGCGATATCAATTATAGAAAATTACAAAGAAACTAAGAAAAATAAAACATATAATAATTACGGTGGATGTTCTTCGGAAGATATGGAATTAACTCCTAAATTAAAAGAAATCAAATATTATTTAGTTTGGGATACTAATACAATTTTAATAATAACAAAATCTACAACTAATACATCTGCCGAAGATATAAAACAAATTGAAAAAAGTAATGGTTTTATTATGTGGATATAGATAAATAAATCTATATACTATGAATTGCGTATCTTCATCGCCTACTATTAAATTTTACTATAGAAAAAGAAAAGCATTATCAGTAGAAGCAGCAAAAAAGGAAACTGAATATCGATTAGCTGTAGCAAATAAATTCAAGGATATACTGCAAGATGATATATTAAATTTGGATTTGGTGTCAATGGTGAAGAAGCAATGTGAACGGTTGACAGAGGATGGACTAGAAATAGTATCTACCATATTACCATCCTCAGAAGCTAGATGTCCATTATGTATAGAAGAAAGTGATATATTTATAAAGTGGATTGATGATTCGTTATATACTAAATTTCCTAATAATAATAAAACATTAGTAATCAATAATAACACATCTACAGATTGGGATATTACAACTGAAGGTATCCGACCATTAAGAAAATGTGATACTTGTGTTAATGGGTTTAGAAAAGATGAAATACCACTATGCGATTAACAGCATCAGGATTAATGGCTTTATTACATTCAAACGTAGTAGAGTTAAAGTTTAGAAGAAGAATCCCAAAAGCAGGATTTAATGCATATAGAAGAATGTTATGCACTACTGATCATATACTTCTCAATTCAGCGGGTGGTAAAACTATATTAAATTATAAACCACCAATCGGAAGGCATTTAAAGTTTAGTCCTTATGCTAAAAATCTTGTTGTTGTGTATGATTTATTTATGCAGGACTTTAGAATGGTTAATTGTGATGATTGTGATGTGGTTTCCGTGATACAATCAACACCTAATGGAAAGTTTTGGGAGTATTTTAACGATAGATTACGTAAAATGACAGCATCAGAAAAATTAATATTTCAAAATAATTAACTTGATTTTGTATATTATGTTGGATAAGTTATGTTTATAATATGACAAGTATAATGACTGACGTTTTAAACTATATTCTTAGTGAAGATATATTAACTACTTCACTACAAAAACAATTTACATTTACTCTTAAAAATAAAGTAATAAAAAGAGGGAAATTGATATTGTTCAAGAAAGTTCACTATCATTTACAGTTAACATTATTAAACAATAAAGGAAATAAGGAAAATTTTGAAATTCCGATTCCGTTTAAAACTGAATACCATCATAGTAAAGATGAAAATGTGTTATACTTCGATTATCGTATTTCCACATTATCCGGCAACGATAAAAAGATAGAAAAGGTGCTGAATGAGTATAGGATTAAAAATATCGAACCTTCCCAATACTTCAACTCAATATTAGAAATTATAATAAAATAACTTTATGGAAAACAAAGAAACTCGTAATATATTCAATGTTTATACTGGAGAATTGTATAAACTTTTTGTCACAGAATTAAAAAATTTATTAGAAGGTGAAGTTCCCATATTAAGACAACCAAACCAAAGTTGTAAAGTGTGTTTTGGAAGGGGTTATGCAGGATATGACACTGAAAAGCGTTCCTATAGAATTTGTCCTAAATGTATAGATAGACAATTAGATACTAAATATTTGCCAAGCATTAAATATACATGTTTAGTGCTTAATAAAACAAAAAATAAACAAATAAAGATAAATAATATTAACATATGAAATTCGACAGCTTATTTAATACCGTAATGAAATCCAGATTCTTGATTGAATCTCCTGAAGATGAAACTGTAACCCCTGAACTTGGAGCAACAACCGCGCCAGAAAAAGCAGGAATACAAGATGAGATCGACCATCAAGAAGCAGTAGAAGATGCTATTATTTCTTACCTCAAGTCATTAAAAGATAATAAAACAACATTTGGAGACTTAAGAAATTATGTATCTCGTTTGAGTATTGTCGAAGATGCTGATGATGCAAAATATCACGTTATCGCTGCTCTTAAGAATTTAGACAGTCTTAATATCGAAAGAGAAAAGGGTGTGCCAATTAATGATACAAATGTTATCACTTTCGCAGAAGATATGGGAGATGAAAATGAAGATGTTTCTGATGCGAAGTTTAAAGAATTAGAATCTGATGAAGATGATATATTTTCTTCAGAAGATCGTGCAGGACAAGCTATTCAAGCACATTTACCAAAAGACGCAATAAGGGATTATGAACAGTCTAAAGCTGATCCTTCTGGTGGTGGGTATGGGGACTCTTATTAATTCTTAATATGAATAAAGATTTTAAATTAATTGGAGAAGCATATAAAGGAGTATTTGAAGCCAATAACCCTTCTATTCGTCTTTCTAAACCTGCTGGTAGTGGTGCTAGTGATGAATTTGAATCATCGGATGCTAACCCCTCAACAGTTAGAATACCACAAGAACAACCAAATATGTTCAAAGATGGTAAAGAGCCAAAAGATACTCCAGTTAAATCATCTAAACATTTCAACCATTTAATAAGAGAAATTACTAAAAATCCATCTTTATTAAAACGTGCTATGTTTAATTTTGAAAATGCTGACTTGATTAATATAAAATTAAACCAAACGCTTACGCTAGATGGAGAAAGAAATAATAGATTTCATATAACAATAGATGAGTTTATTCGTATTTTAACAGAAATCAAACGTAGCCATGCATTTTAATTAAAAACGACATTATTTAAAACATAATCACAAAGCTTATTGGTTCCCGCTTCGTTCCCATCAATCTCTAAATCCCATTTATCTATTAATTTATAGATATCTTTAGCTAATTTGTTACTATCTTCCTCTGAATTAACTCTACCATACGTTTGATACGGAGTTGCTCTATGAATGAAAATGTTAATATTATCAAATTCAGAATTTAACGTATCTATAAGTTTTTTAATTTCTGTATAATATGGCACCTTTTTGCAATAAACGGTTTGCATAAGAATAGGAGAATCCGCAATAGCAATATCAATTCCACTACGTTCTAAATCTTTTGCTCTTCTATATTGAGTTCCTAAAAGATATACTTGATTTCCTAATTGAATTTCATTTCCTCTATAAACAAGCTCTTTTGCATGTTCGCCTATCAACTCAGATTTAATATTATTACATTTCAATTTGGCAAATAATAAAGCGGCTGCTACAGATTTTCCAGAACTTGGGGCGGCGAACAGGTTGATTATACGCATACTAATTTTCCTCCTAATAGAGTTTCGATGCCAAGAATTTTATCATAATATTCTATTTTTATATTTGCTTCTTCTGCCATTTGTTTAGCTATAGTGTGACTCGCGCTCCAATTACCATTTCTTGCATAAAACAATTCCTGAAACTGTGAATGTATTATTATAGTAGAAATACCTGCTTGAATAATAGTTTTCATGCAACCATCGCAAGGATATGCATTTGTATATAGAATAGCATCTTTTGTTGAAATCCCATTCCTAGCACAATTTAGAATAGCATTACACTCACCATGCACTGTATATGATAATTTAGTATCTCTATCATTTAATCTTTCCAGCGAATCAATAACCAATCTAGGAAATCCATTATAACCTTCAGATATTATCGTATTATCTTTAACTAGTATTGCACCTATCTTTGAGCTAATATCTTTTGATTTAGATGCAACTAAGTAAACGTGTCTGAAAAAATATTCGTTCCAATTCATATGTAAGTATTATATCTTACATTTCTGAATTATCAAATTTTATTTATGCTGCTGCCGCTGTAGGAAGAACTGGAGAAGTATTAGTTTGCACATATCCTGCTGTTGATTGTGGTGCAGTGGCTGGAGCAGGAGTTGGTTGTGTAGTTTCTTTTGGTAATCCTAAAGAATTTCTAAGTTGTCCAATAAGAGTATTTGCACTAATACCTTTTGTTTCTATTCCTAATTTTTTTAAATCATTAACAATAGCTGACATTACGTTTGTTAAATCTTTTGAATGTGCTTGAAATATGCTATTAACCTTTGCCGCTTGAGCAGCATCTTGAACCCCTTGAACTTGTTGTTGTCCAGATTGTTTCATTCCTTGTATTGCTTGATTTGCTTGTGTTGCATCAGTTTTCACACCAACAGAATTCAACCCTTTAGTTGCCATATCAACACCTTTTTGTGCAACATTAGCGACACCTTGTTTTGCTAATCCTTTAACAGTTTGTCCTGCACCCTTTATAGTTTGTGCTGCGGATGCCCCTTTAGCTTTAAGACGATCCCACAATCCAGCTTCTTTCAAGTAAGTATCAATCTGTTCTTGTGTTTTACCTTCATTACGTAAGCTTTCAATCAGTTTATTGATTCTTACTTGCTCGTATGCTTCTGTTAATAAATTACTCATATATTTATTTATTCTTTTTATCAGCTTTTCTCTTACAAGGTTCGCATATTTCATCACCAAAACAATTACATACGTCTGTTCCAGCATCGATTATTTCCTTTTCTTTGGTTTTCTTGCTGGTTTTAGATTGTTTTGACTTTTTATAAGCTTCAAACATTAAATTATCGTCGTTTTTGTTATACATATCAATATTATTTATCAATTATTTATTAATTTTAGGAATATCCGATCCTTGAGTGAAAACAGCAATTAAAGTTTGTATACCACCTTCAACAAAATATGCGGCTAAATCGTTTCTTTGGTGAACTACATTTAAAGCACGATCAACAGCGTATAATTGTTCTTCTGGAGTTTTTGCTTTATATATTTGTTGATATATTGGAAGAAGATATGGCAATCCATAATCACTAACTAACCATGTTCCATCTTCGAGTGCCATATAATCAATAAACTTTTCCATTTGTTCTTCATCAAAATCGTATCCTGCACATTCTAACATTTCTTCTGGACTTTCTTGGCTGTGACCGCTTAACGCATTACCAGCATCCAAAGCTGCGATATTTTTCATAACTAGGTCAGCAATTTCTTCCATTCCTTTCGCATCTCTTACAAATCCTGTTTTTCCAAAATCCAACCATATTCTCTTCAATCTCGCAGCAGGAACTCTACTCCAACTTACAAATTTATTTCCATTTAAGAATTCTGTCGCAAATTTAGAAACTGCATTATCTCTTTTTTCTGAGAAATCCCACATGGTATCTTCATCCCATATATTTTCTTTAGATTTTTGCGCTCTCATCATTGCAATAGAGGCTTCCCATGATTTTCCTCCTATATCTCCTTCCTCCTTGTATTCATAGGTTTCCATTAACTGTTTATATAATGTTAAGAATTTCATATTAAGATTTTGGTGCTCTAAACATATTACCAACTAAATCAGGGCGGTATGTTCTTTTTCCATAGTTACTTTTAAATCCAAATCTACCGTAGAACTTTTTGAGTCTATCAATACTGGAAGTTTTCTTGTAATCATCTTTTACTCCGAAATCCCCTTTTGTCGCAGTTTGTAATACAAGGGTGGTTCTATATGTATCTGCCCATTTACATAATTCTACCATAAAAGCCGTTCCTATGCCCTTTGGAGCGTCTTTATGCGCCCTTAATGTGGATAATTGAACTATATGAACATCATTCTCCAGTTTTTGTAGTGGAGTAACATGAATTTGTAGATATCTTGAATACGAATGCACAAGATCATTTAAAGAATTTTGCTTCTCTAAATTCAAATCTATTACTTGTTCTAAAAGTTTCCCACATAATACATCAAATTTCATTATGTATTATTTAACTATATCAAAGCTTATAATTTATAAAAGCAGAGGAAGAGTTATTAGTATTATACTCATCCATCACTAAAATTGGAGTAATGTTTGACATGAATAGCCCCAAACAAGTAGAAATATCATCATCTATATGACAATCCGCATTGATTTTCTCTAATGCAGGAATTTTACTTTCTCCTGATGTGAAAAGAACACCATTAACTTTTAAATCATGAACATGGCAAAATAAATCGATTTCAGGAATAAATTGTTCCTGCCTATAAGTTACGATATAAACTTTCTTTCCTTTAGTAATTAATCTTCTTACTAGATCAACCATTATTACATTAGGTGGGCAATCTATCCAATTAGTATATCTTCCATTTTCATCTCTTTGGATAACTGTGAGTGTAGCATCAAAATCAACTCCCACGGTTTTCACTTTGTTGCTAAAAAGGTATTGTTCTGTTTCAAATCTGGTCATATGTTGTAAATTCTTTTGTATAAACTGAAATTATTGGTATTATTTTATATGGTTCTGTTGGTAGTGATGGTTTGAAATTTGGATATACGCATTTCGATTTCATCTCATGTATTCTATATTTAACTGGAAATCTATTTTTTAACCAATTAGGAAACCATCTTTCTTTGAATGATTCTTTCCAATTTGAAGGATATTGGATTTCACTGGATTCTACATTTTCTCCATATAAATATCCTTTAAGCGTAACATCAAAATATCTTCCAATATAATCCGATACATCAATATTAGCACCCAATAATGCTTTATCAAATCTTTGTGATAAATGAAATTGAATTGCTTCTAATTTATGTTCTTTAATATTAATCATACAAGCATTATATAACAATTTAAAATAATATCAAATTTTTTCATAGTATGTTATTTTTCCCTGATTAATTGTTTTTATCAATGTTTGTTTTGGGAACATTTCAATTATTTCTTCTTTGGTGAATGGAAACTTTGTATCTCCTTTGCAATCAAAATCAAATTCTGTTAGATATATACCTTCACAATCCTTAAGAAATTCTTTATAAACTTGCGCACCACCACAAAGAAACAATCCACCACCGAAAACATAATCAGAAGGAGGAATATTGTTAGGATGTTTGCAATAAAAAATCCCAAAACTTTCATTTATACCATCTACCATACTATATCCACCACCTAGTTTGTTTTCATCTCTCGTTAAAATATAAACTACTCTATTTTTTAATTTTGGTAATGTTTTATATGTGGTTCTTCCTACTACAATTCTCCCATTCCATGTAGTTTCTTTGAAAAATTGCAAATCTTCCTTTGATGTCCAAGGTAGTTTGCCATTATTTCCTATTACGAAATTTTTAGATACTGCTGCTAATGCTTTCATTTTCTGTATTTAGATATTTTGATAGTTTCGAGAAGAATTCCATATCCATATCATCTTGAATTACTTCTACTATTGTCATTCCTTTTTGGCGTTCATCCCTAATTCGGTTTTGTCCAATTTCTTCTTCTGTAAGTGGAGTAGTAGGTTCTTCAAATTGCGCATAAAATTCATAACCACTTTTATGCTCTGTTGGTTGCGTTATGTCACCTAAAGATAGTTCGACAATACGTGCATTTGATTTGTTAAGTTCTTTATACTTTTCCGCATCTTCTCTAGTTTCGAAAAATACTAAATCTGTGCATAACTGAAGATTTGGAAACCGTTCTCCATGACCTTGTGTATATCCTATGCCGCCTAATGTGAATATTGTTTTCATATATAAAAATAAACTAAATTATACATAGAATCGGATTCATCTATATATTGGTGTTTTAATTGTGGAAATACGTATCTGCCAAAAGTATTTTTAAAAAATTCCAATTTTTTGGGTTCATCTTTTTTAATATAGAAAAATATAACATCAGGAATTGTTTCATTTCTTTTATGCAAACTCTCTATAATAGCTTTTTTGATGCCACCAATTACAGAATAGCTATAATTTCCCATTTTTCCAGTTAACGAAATTGACTTATTTGAATCTCTAAAATTTATATTTAAAATGGGATTTGATGTATTTGATATTGCGTTTTGTAATTGTTTTATCTCTTCTTTATTTTTGGGATTCGACATATAAGAGTTAATAATTAAATTATCCAACTCATTAGCAGGTAGAAAATTCACATATAATTCATACTCTTCACCATTAGTCGCCGTAACTTTATATTTGTCGGTAGTATCAGTAACTTCAGTGATTTCAAATTTTTCATAAAGTGGATAGAAATTCTGATAACAAAATATATATCCATCCCAAAATTTATTCCAATTAAAGTTTTCTAAAATTTTTCCATTTTCTATCTGTAAGAAATCTGTGGTATTAGATTCCATTTTTTCATACAACACTTCTAAATTTTTTATATCTCGACTCATATAATACTTTTTGATTTTAAAAATTCAGGATTTTCCAATTCATTTCCAATAATTGCACAATATTTACTAAGTGGCAATCCTGCACCTTTTCCTTTATTTTCCAATGAAGCATATGTTCTAAATCCTGATGTTTTTAAGTGGGTATGATCGCCAGTATCTTCACAAGTAACCCAAGTGACAATACCATAATATGAAAATCCTACTTTGTCACCCCAAGAATCATAATGAGTTTCTGTTATAATATCACCTTCATATATATCCTTTCCATAAGAATCCGTCAATCCAGTCCATTGTTGAATTATATAGTTATCTTGATTATTCGATATATTTGCTTGCCCACAAAGATCATCATCAACTTCAACTATTAATCCTGATGGAGTTATAGCTAAATTATCAGTTACATAACGTTTCTTTGTTTTATCCCATATTCTAAATTTTAACATATTCATAATTTATTATTTAGTTGCTATTAGATGTGTATATTTTGTATCCGAAACTTCATCAACAAAAATATTAGAATAAATTGGCAAGTATTTTTCAATTAGTTTTTTATATAATGGAAGCCTTCTATCTTTTTCATTATTATCAATTAGCATAACAATACCAAATACATTTTTTATGTTTCTATTATTAAAACTGTCTAAAATTGATTTTCTTAATCCACTAAATATCTCAAAAGAATCTAATTTCGAGTTTCCAGTCAATACGAAGTTTCCCTGTGCATCTTCAAATCTAATAAAACATAGTTCGTTGTTTATATTATCACCAATTAGGGATTTTAGGTTATTAAAATATTCGATAGTAGGATCAGATTTCTTATAATTTCCTGCTTGTATTCCTGTGGAAATGAACGTATCAATTTTGTTCTTTTTATAATAGTCAAGAATTAAAAACACTTCACTTCCTTTTAATGTAGTGATTTTATATCGATCTTTATCATCCGATGTTTCATTATCCAGCTTTTCAAATTTTTCTAATAAGGTATAAAACGTATTTAGCTCTGCTGCCTTATAAAAAAAGGAAGTCCAATTAAAATTCTCAACATCTAAATCTTCATTAAAAAAATCATAAGGATATATAGATTCATATAAATTTTGAATGTTTATAAAATCGCTCATATCCATTCACCTTCGGTAAACGCCTTATCTTCTAAATCAAATTTCACATATGCAAAGAACTTCACCAAATCTCCAGTATTCGGATTTCTGACCCAATACATACTAGGATTTGCATAGTTCACACTTGTAGTTATTTGATCAAGTAATGGACAAGAAACATCATCAACTAATTGTAGCTCTTGCACATGATTTAGTATTTCTCTTGGAGTTCCTACTATTAAGTTTCTAATTATCATATTTAAATTTCCTCGTACATAATAGGTTGAATTGTGCTACCTTCAGGGATATCATCAGGACTCGCATCTACACATTTTTTATAATCCTTACCACAACGAAAACAATGTAAGTAAGTTTCTATTGATGCTGGTTTCCCTCCATAATATTTATCCTGACGTTCTTTATCTAAGGAATCATAATATTCATTAAACAATTTAACTTCGTTTTCAGCATCAGATTTCGACACTCCAAAATGAACCCAACCACATTCACATTTTAAAAATTTCATATTTTTCATATTAACATAAAAAAATAAATAATCAACTAATAATCAGTTTTAGTGATATGCTCTGAACGAATTGGGCGTAATACAAAAACTGCATAATACGAATTAGGAGAAACATTAAACGATTCATCCAAGTATATATGATCAGTTAATGCATCCAATGAAATTTCTAAAACTACCATATCTGTCTGTTTATTATCCTTTATCGTTCTGCCTTCTGATAATTCCTTTTTAAGTATCGGAATATATGTTTTAGGATTTTTAGTAGCAAATAGATATATACGATTCGCAGGATGTTTAAAGCGAGTTCTGGAGGTTTTTGTGGTTAATCCTGTTTGTAATATTTTTTCTACTCTATTGTTTTCCGTTATATGAAATAGTTTATATCCATTTAATTGTTCAGGAAGTATTTGTATTGGATATTTTGGTTCGAATTGATATACATCCAGATTTTGTGAATAAAATCCTTGCCTAACAATAAAATATCCATATAAATCCAATATAGATTGTAATTCTTTTTCGTGAGTTTTAAATTCTGTAGGAAATTGTATTAGAAATGTTACAGTATTCGGCTTTCCAAACTTATATTTTATATCGTTATTCACATTAAAAGGAATATCTTCTACTTCTACAATATATTTCTTAAATTTCTTAAACATTTCCGATCTTAAAGCGGATGAACTATATGAGGTTATCAATCCTTCTGTTAATACTCTTTCTTCTTCCAATCTCTTTAAGAAATTACTTGCAAGAATTCGAGTTGGTTGAATGTTTGTTAATATGGTTTCAACAGATTTATCAAATTTCTCCATATTATCTAAACAATCTTTCTCGTTCCATTCTCCTTAAACATTGAACAGCATTCTCGTTTTTATTCATCTTATAGCTACATCCAATGCACCCACCTTTCCAAGAACCAGCCTTTTCTCCTACTTCACTATCGAATTTAACATCAATATAATCCACATAAGATTTAAAAGGCAACCATTTTCTTCTTGTAGTGGAACGTTCGATGGAAACAGAAGCATTAACATCTTGAACTTCTCCATTTAAACATTCATAACGATATGGAAGTGAGATACTATGTCTTTTGATAATTTCGTTTCGTTTTTCCCAATTATCATTACTTTTAAAATCATCTTTTGTATCATGAACTACGTGATTTTTATTTAGATTTAGAATTTCTCTTTTAATATGGATATGAGTTACAAAAGGCAAATCCCACCAAAATTTTTTATTACCCCAATTAGCACGAAAACACTCTCTATCATAAAATCCAATTCCCCATTCTCTCCCATCATCCCATCCTCTTATAGTTTTGTTTTTATTCAACCAAAGAAGCATATTTAAAGTGAACCAAAAGAATTTAAATGATAGACGATATTCTGCTCTATCACATTCATCATTCGTTTCATATACCTTAATGCTTGGCAAATCCCAATGTTTATATAGATATAGTTCAATCGGTTGGTGCTCAAAATCCGAACTCCGAATACCAATTGAATGTTCATCATTATCAATCCAAAATCTTGTTTTTCCTATTTTCATATATATTATCCTCTATTAAACTGAAACCAATATTCAAAATCATTATTTATCATACTACCTTCTAATGCTGACAATTTAACATCTTCTAGCAATCTTCTGGAAATATAACCACTTTTGATATCATCTATATTAAAAGTTTCAAGATCATATATTTTAATTCCTACTTTAGCCCATTCATAATATTCTGGTGCGGTTTCTTTTGCGTTGATTATCTTTTGATTTGACATCTTGAATACCAAATCATCACAAAATGTATCAATTGCGTCTTCTTCGTTCGGAGCAAATATCAACTTTAAATATTCACTAAATCCTTCACCAGTCGCAAAGTAATTAAAATATCCTAAATATTTCTTGTTTTTCATATATTAAAGAATTGTAACATCTTTCTAAACATTATCAAGGTATTATATGCATCATCCTTTGCATCATGTTTTCTACCAATAAACTTTAGCTTCAAATGAGTCATAGCCTTCGCCAATCCTCCAGTTGGTTGTTGTCCGTTTGCAATACGATACGCAACATATAAGGTTTTAGTATCAATCCAACGTCTACCAAAAGGCCAATCAATTACATCATTCCTAAATTCCGGACAATATTGCATTAATTGTTCTTTAAGTTCTATACTATCTCCTCCACCCCAAGTAATAGGATTGATGAATGCTTCTCTACCTTCAACAAACTGCAATAATTTTTCATATCCAACTTCCAGACTTACTCCTTCTGTATCAACTTGTTCTTGTGTAATACCAGTAAGTTCTGTGATGCGTGGTTCAATATCTTCTTGTGGGTTTATAATAACAGAAAAGGTTTCAATTGGATCATTTTCTTTATATGTTCCAATTACTGCTCCAATCTGTATAATTTTCTTTGATGGTTGGTTCATTTCTAAATCCAACGCAACAAATGTATCTCTAAAGTATTCGTTTTCCATTTTTTATTGTTTCTCGGTAATTGTTTCCTTTAACTCTATCATATAATATCAAAAAATCAATAAATATTAATATGAGTTTTTGTTTGCATAAAGCACCAGATGAAGAATTATATCGAGCTACGGAATTATTAACCATTATTTCCACTAAAGAAAAGGTTTATGAATTCCGCCGATGTTATTCTTGCAAAGCTTTAATACTTTTTATTGACAATGATGTAATACTTGATATAGATTTGAATGATATTGTTACATTGTACTGATAATATAGTAATAAGGAACCACATCTTCTATTCCAAGCATCGTAGCATCCGTTTTATCAATTTCATTCCAAATCACTGTTACCATTAATTCATCCTTATCAATTCTAGTAACTATTACATTCCTTTCACTATTATCAGGCCAGCGACAAAGATGTTCAGTATTCAATTTTATATATTCAATGTTCATTCAATTGTCCTATATATGTTATTATGTCACTTAAGGTTAGATATATGATACGTTAGAAACCAAAGCTTCATCTACAATTTTTCTACTTTGTTCCGTTAATCCATGACCAGCAAAGTATTCCAAAGCATTCCGCATTCTTACATTTTCTTCTGCAAGTTCATTCAACATAAATTCTAAATCTTCTATAAAATTACGGCGCATATTCTCGTTTTTAAACTTCCCGTAATTATATAGAAACCATTCAAGAGATGATGGATTTCCTTTTTTCACTGCATCAATTACTTCGTTTTGTGTTGGTATTTTAATCATTATTCATTTTCTTCTAATTCTACTGTTCCTGTTGATTGTAGTTGTTTTAATATTTCTAGGGTTAAATTCACATAAGCAACTTTATCAGTTTTGAATGTATATTGATGTTTTCTTTCTACTCCAATATATCACATAACAATAGAAACGTAAATTATTTATTTTAACAGATATTTATCAATGATGTTTACCTATTTTTTTGCTATTATTCGCAATTATCCATAAAAAGTAATCAGTTCCTTCATGGGTAACGATTAAACATACTTCTCCATCTTTATCCGTGCAATGAATATACGTAGCAGATTCAATCATACCATATATATCTTCTACGGTTTTATCCGTAAGTTTTCTCAAGAAGGATTTTTTACAATTTAACTCTTCTTTGACAACTAATTTAGAATTTGCTATCTTACCTTTAATATATGTAATAAGAGCAGCACCCTTCAATTTAATATGTTCAAATCCTTCCATATTAATATTTAATATTTTTTGAAGGATTTTATGATTCAATTTGGAATAAAATAATTAAGTTCGCCTTGAATATAATCCAAAACCGATCCACGAATTATATACGCTTCATCTTTCATCTTATTCAAATCTCCAGTGAATGTAACTTGAGGAGTAATTGCGTATTTTGCTTTATCTCTCAATTTTTCCAATATAGATAATGGAACCGTAACCATTGTTTCTTTATTATTCATTTTTGGTAGAGTGAAATGTTTTATCCATTTTTCGGTATTTGGGCAAGGAACATCACAAACTTCAACAAATACGCCTTCTGAATCTCCTTCACGAATCAATTTATTATGATAATTTTTTAACTCACAACAAAATTTTCCATGAAATACTTCCATAGCCTCTTCTATAGTATCCCCACCCCAACAGGATTTTGACCATTTAGGATAAAAGGGATTCCATGACCACCAAAAATATTTCACGCTAGGTTTCTTCCATCCTGCATCAAAAGGAGGAACTTCAAATTGATTTTGTGTTTGCGTTTTCATAAGTTTTAATTCTTCTTCGAATGGACATGGCACAGGATTCTCGGTAGAAACATGCTCACAATTAGAATAATGTTGGCTCATAGGTGCTCCACAATGACAAGTTCCTTCAAAAGATTTCCAATATTTGATTTTTTCTTCTAAACGTTTAATAGTTTCAGGAGAATAAACCCAATATTCGAGATGTTCCCAACCTTCTACTAACTGATGCAAATCATCGTTATATTTGTGCAATTCATCAGATTTATCAATTTCTCCTGTGATTATATTCGTCGCAAGATAACATTTCGTAATGGGTTGTGTTTTCATATAATATTACTTGCAATAGTAGCATATTACATCTACTATTGCAAGCATTTTATTTAAATTTCTGGTTGATAAGTTTAACAGACAGAGGTTTTTGTAATGTTTGTGAGAATGTTACTTCCATCGGACGCATTACAATTCCTTCTGCTGGACTACCATTCGGATATTTCAATGTATTAACAAACTCTTGTAATTCATCAAGAGAAGGCAAATCCACTGAACGGATAATCTTTACAATAGGAACCTTTTTCAATCCAGCAACTTTACAAAATTCTGTTAAGTCATTTGGACTATATAGGTTGTTTGTTGCTAAATCTTTGACATTGAAAATTGCTAGATCAATGCCATTAATTCCTAATTTGTTCCCTTGGATACCATTACCGAAGATTTCCCCCTGAATAGCCAAACCACGATAAGCATTAAGCAAATTGTATTGTCTTGCCATTTTCCAGTAAACATTATTACCATCCTTCAAGATTTGTCTTCTACTGCAAACCATCGTATCTTCATCAATAGGAATAATGAACGAACTTGAGGTACCGTCAATTTTTAATGTGATTTCAATATCACATCCACAGTTCTTCAATTCATCATAAGTTTCAGGATTCGATTTAACGTTATCTTCATCCGTAATTCGAACATAAATGCTTGGAAACTGACCAATAGCATCTTGATTTACTGGTGCTGGAAGTTCATACTTTGTTACTCCGATAAGTTCAGATACTTCTTGTTTATCTTCGTAATTACCTTCTGGAAGAATTGACATAGGAAAAACCACTCCTTGACTTACGACGCCACGAAGTTTTTGCGTTTTTAAAACAATAGGCTTAGTAGGATCATCTTTGCTCCTTAAAAATTCCGTCCATTCTGCAAAAGGTAATACGGTATCAATAGGAACGAAAATTACCCTGTCGCCTACTTTATATTGCCCCCTTTGGATTACGGTTTGCCATCCCAATACTCGACAAAGTTCAATTCTGTCGGCATTTGGGATTGGTTGAATATCTACGATTGTTTCAATTGATGCTAGTTTCATATTTGTTTCTCTCTTTTATTTGAGAGAATCATATCACATTTTCACCTAACGTCAAGAATTATTTTACTCCATTTCAGGTTTTTCTACAGTTAGTAATTGTGGTTGAAGTGGCTTATTGAATGTAAGAATCTGATGCCAAATCAAACCATCAAACAAAATAGTTAATCGTTCTTTCCACGTTAATTTCCAACAACATACTATTCTTCCTTGTGGATCATTTGGAAATTTGTAAGCTGGTAGTGGATTATATTGTGGTTGATCTTTTGCGATGATCACCGTTTGTTCAGGGAATTCTATTAGTTTCATATTTTTAAATTTTTCTACGCATTGGAACAAAAACTGATGGATTATAATTGCATCCTATGTACCACTTATTCACAGTTTCCCATGTTATGCAATCATCCAATAATGCTTCATCCGCAACTTCAATATTATCATTTGCGGATAGTAACTTATAATTCACAATATCTTTAGTATCCGAATCTTTTAGGTGTTTTTCCATTTGTTCGTATGCTTCTTCTTTTGTTCTTTTTGGTTGCGATAAACGAAGCTTGTGCAATTCTTCTGGATCAGTTTTCATCAGTTATAGTAGTTATTTCAGGTTTGGGAAAATTAATAGTATCCCACATTTTAACATACAAATCTAATGAATAGTCAATTCGTTTATAATCCCACCCTCGTTCTTTTAACCTACTAGCAAGAACTTTTGTAGGAACATCAAGATAAACAATTTCAACTTGTGGATATCTACGTTTCAACCAAGCAATAGAATGATCAAGATACGGAACTTCAATTACTAAATCCGTATCAGTTTCTAGTGCCATTATGATCATACGTTTCATTACTCCAACAAAATTAGAAGTGAAATAATCAATAAAGATGTTATTCAACTCATCATCGTTCATCAATGTAGTTATTAGTTTTTGTTTATCTATTACAACCATACTTGGAGTTGTAGAAGGAACATAGAAACTACTATCTAGGATATCAAAAAGAAATTTTTGGGTATCAGAATGAAGATCATCAAATTGAGCATGCACCCATTCATCATGTGCCAAATATTGATATCCTTCTAACAACAATTTTTTGCAATATGTGGATTTTCCAGAACCAGCTTTGCCAGTGACTATTTTAATACTCATAATGCCTCCCATTTTATGACATTTCTAACCTTTGTCAATATTTTTCCTAGTTTATTTTTACCGTTACCAGTTTTGTAATTCACTCCCCATTCAGCATCCGACCACCAATTCCGTTCCTCTAAATATTTGTCACCTGTAGATAACAATAATTTTTGTAATTCTTTGTTTTGAGTGAATTTTGCATATACAATATCAAACATTACTTGTTCTTTAATTTCTTGCCAATCAGAACGAATATCGATTTTTTGTCCCCAATTTTTCACTTCCGATCCCGTCATATTATCAACAAAACTTGGATGTATTATATAACTGTTATCTTTAGTTTTTGCCCATTGATAAGCATGTTCAGAACTTTTGAATGAATGCTCATAGATATTAACTAAACAAGGCCACATATTAGATAAAAACCTATAATCACCAAAGAAACCTCTGATATTATTTTCGTCATGGATGTATTCAAAACCTTCTGGAATTTTCATTATACATACATCCCTTCTATTCCAAATTTCTTTAAGGTTCTTGCAGCAGATGATGATACATATTCGTATTCTCTATCGCAAATAATATATACCATGTTTAGCGGTTCCCCTTTAACATCTCGTAATACATTTGCAAGATTCTGTTCATACGGTAGATCATCACCATTCCGCAATCCTCTAACTAACGTAATAGGATATGGTTTAGAATCAAGATATTTAGTTAATAGAGTATCATAAGATTCAACCTGACGAAACACCACGGACTTCTTAATATCTTCTACTAATCCTTCAGGACTTTTTTCTTTATCAGAATTATACCCCGCAGCTAATATAACTTTATCGAAGATTTTTTCTGCCTTTTCTAGGATATTTCTATGGCCTATTGTGAATGGTGAAAATGACCCGGCAAACAGAGCAATGCGAGGAGTCCAAGAATTTAAAAAGTTGATTCTAGCATCCAAATTATTAGGAAGACCATCAAGTTTTGTTTTGAAATCTTCCAAAACTCTGATACGATTTTCTTTATATACTATCCAATCTACAAACTGATATTCTTTAAAAATCGCTAATTCGTTTTTATAAATATCCGCATTAGGAATTAACAATCCTTTTAAATCCATTTTGATATAATCCCATACATCAAGAGGCAAATCCGTATAGTGATTCCACTTATATTTGGTATATTCAATTAAATTCATAAGTTTTGGAATAAGTGCAAGATCATTTTCGGTAAATTCAAAATAATTTATTAACCTATCAGTATTATCCAAAAAATCAATGCATGCAGTTTCATTATCTTTCTCCCAAGGAATGTAAATAAGATCATGAAATGCTGCGAACAAAACTCCTAATGTATATTTTTCTTTATCATTAGGAAATTCCTCTTTCACCTGTTCATAAATATCCAAAATGTGCTCCTGATTATGATAAAATCTGTATGGTTCATTCACCCGAGTTCCCACATATTCAAATAAAATGTTCACATTCATAGTGGTATATTACCAAAAAATTGAAGTTTTGCAAGACTTATTTTTCAAAATGCGTAGATAATTTGAATTTAATCATCACAAAAAATGATAAATATAAACAAGGTATATACTGATTATGAAGAAAATAAAAGATTTAACGGGACAAAAATTTAATAAATTAACTGTTATAAAAATGGCACCAAGAACTGCTGGAAAGAAAATTTTGTGGGTATGTGAATGTGATTGTGCAAATAAAACTCACGTATTAGTAAATCGGAGCAATTTAATTAGAAACCTGCAAAAATCTTGTGGATGTCTAAGAAAAACCCAAAACGAATTATTAGCAGGAAAAACATTTGGAAAATTATTAGTATTAAATATTAATACTAAAACAAAAAAAGATGCAATGGGTAGCACATTTTGGGATTGTAAATGTGAATGCGGAAAAATTATAAGTTTGCCAACATATTTATTAACCAGATCATATAACTCAAGAACATGTTGTGGTTGTGAATCTTTAGAAAGAATTCGGTCACATAAAATAATAAATTTAGATGGACAAATTTTTGGAAAATTAACAGCAATTAAACGTATGCCAGTATCCAAACGTGGGCAATTTTATTTATGTCGATGTGAATGTAAAAAAGAAGTTATAATTAGAGTAGATGCACTTAGAGAAGGTAGAGCACAATCATGTGGATGTATGAAAATGTCCATACACGAACAAATAATTTATAATATATTATATAATCTTAATGTCGATTTTGGAACTCAATATAGTTTTGATAATTGTAGATATAGTAGAAAAAATAGATTAAGATTTGACTTTAATGTTTTTAATAACGGAAAACTACATCTTATTGAATATCACGGCAAACAACATTATGAATCCGTGATATGTTGGGGTGGAGAAGATACATTTAAAATAAACAACATTAGAGATAAAATAAAATTAGATTATTGTAAGGATAATAATATACCATTATTAATTATTCCATATACAATAAAAAATAGTGAAATAAAAAATATAATTTCCAAATTTTTATTTACGACTTAACATTTTTATTAAACCCCTCAGTAGTAATGAAATATAATTCCTTTTTTGCTCTAGTAACTGCAACATATTCTATGTTTTTTTCTTGTTTCAAATGGTGTTCTAACCTTGCATATTTAGAAGGCATATACTTCTCTTTATCTAAAATAAAAACTCTATCATATTCCATACCTTTCGCTCGGTGACAAGTAGATAATGTTAATAAATTAGTATCTGTATCATCAAACATTCGAGTAATAAAATCCATCAATTTTATTACTGATCCATCCTGCATTTTTGATATAATATTTAAAATACAAGTTACATTATCTTCTACATTTAATGCTGCCATAGGATTCTTACGTTCTATATATTTAGCTTTTTCTTTTTCCATATATACAACCAAATCCGATTTTAATTCTAGTAATGTATTCGCACTTTGTTTTTTAATAATAGTGATCAAATTTGCACCAATATCTTTACCAACAATTCTGCATCCAACTCCATTAACAATTAAATTATATGCTAATCCAACTAATGGTGCAGTATTTCTACAAAGTATAACGTCACTATTAGTAAAAAAATTTACACCATAACTGTTCAAACATTCGACAATTCCTTCTTCTGCATCTTCTTTATATTGAATTTCTGGTACCATTTTTTGTGCTAATTGAACCACACTTTTTGGGCAACGATAAGAAATAGATAATGGTAGAACTTTACAATTAAAAGATTCTTTAATGATATTCATAGAATTTACATCCGCTCCACGAAATTGGTAAATTCCCTGGTTACAATCTCCTACAAAAATTGCTCTACCATCTGGAGTTAGTATTTTCTTAACAATTTCAATTTGGCATGAGTTTACATCTTGCGCTTCATCAACTAATATCCAACTATACTTCGGAAATTTTATTTTATGATATAAGCTAAGATAAATCAAATCATCAAAATCCACACTTTCTCTTCCTTCCTTTGTCGAAATACTCAATACTTGTTGGGAAATTTCAATAGCTCTTTTTTCTGACAACATGGTATCTTCTAATGTTAAATCTTGATGCGCAATTAAATCATACCAAGATTCCTCTTCATCAGGTATTAACACTCCAATTCCTACATTCTTTGCTAACGATACCAGTTTAGTAACATATCGAATATATTTTCTTTCTTCTTTACCTTTTAGTAATCCACTTGTAATATTGTAGACTTTGTATATATCTAAATTTAATTTTGAAACTCTATAAAAATCTTGCAATGCACCATAACAAATTGAATGGAAAGTTTTTGATAATACATTGTTTGGAACACGAGTAGATAGATATTCTGCAATGTTTTTATTGAATGCTAAAAATAAAGCTTTTTGCCTACGAGGGAAATTCTTTGCAATCATTAACAATACTGTAGATTTCCCTGAACCTGCAACTGCTTCAATTATTGCACAACCTTTTCCATTCTCTGCAAAATCAAAAATCGCTTTCTGGTAATCGGAAGGAATGAATACAGTTGGTAAAGGGGCTATAATGTCCTTTGTATTGTGTATTGGCGTGTCTGTGCGTCTTGGTGCCTTTGGAGGTCGTACATAGGGCTTTGCGGGTCGCCTTTCGCCTTTTAATTTATATTCTCTCATTTAGAATTATATTTAATCACAATCATTTAACTCGTTATCGGTATAATGATAATACTCGATATATTCTTCTTTTTTAAATTCTATAGGTAATTTCAAATACCTTTCATAATACATAGGTGCGCTCATCATTCCACAATTACAAACAAATCTATATTGAGTAATTTCAAAACCAACTTCAGGATACGGATTATGACATTCCATTCTTGTTGATATTTCTCCACAAAAAGGACACATCATCTGTTCATTAAACCAACGTTCTTTATTTCTTCGTTCCACTTCCTCATAAAGAGGAATACAACTTAAAGAATTATTGGTTTTCTCACAATATTTGATCGAATTAATAAGATGCAAATCCTCCATATCTTTAATATCCATCACAGAACCTTCTTTAGTTTTCCATTTCATATTAATCGTATTCCACCCACCATGAAACACCACAATGAGGACAAGTATATTTATCATCCGCCCCGTCCCAAGAAGATACTGAGGTTGCATCTCCATGATATACTCGCAAGCCATTCCGTATCTTATCCTTCTTTGGTTCTTCTTTGATGCATTTAATCCATAAAGTTCCATCTTTATAGGTTTCGATTGGTGCTATATATTTTTGTTCTAATTTGTTATTTTCCATTTTTGTAATCCTCCCATGCAATTTCACTAACTCGCTTTACAATAGCTTCTTTATCATTTGCGTATAATCCTGCTGATGAAAAACTAGTTAACTCCATCAACCAAAAATTTCCATCATTATCTTCTACTACATCCACGCAAAATACTGAATCTGGAAAATACCCCACAGATAAAATTTCTTCACAGAATTCTCTAGCCTTTGGTGGAGCGGATGGAATTTGAGTTGCTAACCCCTGATATCTGTAAGAAGAAACGCTAATTATCTCCTTATGTCGAGTGCAAACAAATCTCCACTCACCACGAATGTTCTTAGGAATAGAAATAATTGCCAAATCGTTTTTGTATGATTCGAATTCTTCAAAAAATCCAGTTGTATCATTTAAATCCAGTATTCCACCCTTAAATGTTTTGTCGCCAGTATCAGGACGAATGAAAATACAAGCTTCCTTTCCAAAGATTGCATAAAATTGATACAATCTTCTTTTCAATTCAGATAGTGGAACCATTACATAATTATCGTTGAACAAATACTTACCAAAATGAGGGTAATATTTCGAACAATAATAGTTATCCCAATTACAATAAAGAATAGGATAATTGTTGTTACTTGATAATTGTTTATTTACTAATTTGCACATTTCAATACTACCATTAAATACCACACATTCGTTTTTATAATGTGAAATATCATTGTGTGCAAAATCCCCTTTAATATCTTGTACAGGGAATCCTAGTTTTTTAGCAGCATCTGATAGTTGCAAAAAACTTTCTTCTTTTGCCAAATTTTCAATAATCCAATTAACTTTCATAATTTTTATAACTTTCAGAAATTTCTTTATACCGTTCAATCATATTTTTTGTTAGTAGTTCATATGTTTTGTCAGAAAAATTTAGTAATGGCATAGCATAAGTAATAGGTTGTGAATTTCCATCAATAACTACTCGTATCCTTCCCATCATACAACCACAAAAATATGATTTATCGGATACCCAAACATCACAAATCTTTTTAGTTTCGGTATTAAAAGCTACATGTTCGGTATCTATATTAAAATTATCAAGATTGTATTCATCAATTTTTTGTAACATTTAAATCCTTTTCTAATTTTTTTAATCGAGTTATTTCATGTTTCATGGATTTATAATAACTTTCACTCAAAATTATAACTTCGCTACCTTCTTCGAATCCAGAACAATCTTCTTCTCCAGCTACAAAGGTTCCACTTTCTATATATTCAGCTTTAATTACTTTTTTCATAAAGATTTTCTCCTACTCTATATTCTAGTGTTGCAAATTCTCTCCCCCAACGCTTTAATGCCCATGACCACAATCTCCGCATTATCAAATTAGAATCTCTTTTCCCTGCCCTTGTAGATGATCCAGTAAATTCAGTATGGCTATCAACAACATTCAGCGCATATGCAATTTCAGCAAAGGAATCTGCCTCTGCTCTATGTAATGCTTTTATAGCTCGATAACAAAATTTTGAATTAGGAAATACTTTTTTCATTGCGATTCTTAATTATAACGAACTTTCCAGATGTTTCAAGAGATTTATCTTCTTTTTTTATCATATCAATCGGATGGTGAACTGCTCTACCACCAAAAGCAGTATCTTCATATAAAAACTGAGAGTTGCTAATAGGCGCAGAAGGCAGAAATTTTATCTTAATTCCACTTTGCTTAATCGACTCGCAAAATTTCTCTCCTAACTTTTTAAAACATTCTTTCTGTTCATCAGTTAAATGGGAATCGTCCATTATTTTATATACAGGATCAGGAAAAAAGGGATAAGGATATGGTTCCTTTTCCTTATTCTTATCCAACATTTCCTCTATCTCTGCAATCGTTATAGAATCGTTTTTCATTTCTTATAAAAAGGATTATCCATTAAATGTTCTGTTAATCTACTAAAATAATGTTTTATACATATAGGGAGTTTGCAGTATTCTAAAATCTTCTCCAAGCACATTACAATTAAAAACGAAGGCATGAATATCCAACAAAGAAACAACATCAATAAATCTTCTCCGGTAACTTTTGGAGAATTTTTCATAACATCTCTCCATACCAATGTTCCAACAACTAGTGCAAATATTGAATATGTAATTAAATAGTAGTTCATGCTTTTGTTTTCTTTTTTATTGTTAAATCATCTATCACATTTTTAGTAACATCATCCAATACAGTTTCAATAAAAGTTCTTTGTCTGTTTGTCAATCCTTTGGTTTTAATATGGGTTACTAATGTATTGCAAAAATATACCTCCATCCCTTCATAACTAAATATATTCTCAAATAACATTAATAGACATCTGTTATCAGCAACTTTAAAATCTTTCATATTAATCTACTTTAAAAGTTCAGGATTCTCAAAAATATTTCCAATAACGGTATCCCAATATAATACACCAAACTTTCGATGAGAAAATGTATTTATATCATCATTACAAAACATTGGAACTTTAGCCACCTTTTCTTCTATACAGTAATGACCATTTGAAAATACCACAACTCCTATAAAGTCCGAAGTTTCTATAATATCGCCTTCGTAAATTTCTTTGTCGTTCTTATCTTTCAAACCAGTCCATTGCATTATTTTATAAGTGTCACTAGGAAAAGCTTTTAATTTCGCAATATTATAATTGCAATATAATCTCCCACTAGCAGAAACCATATTTTCAGAACCATATAACATTTCTTTGAACTCAATATCCCAAACTCTAAATTTAAATGGAATACATTCTTTCATTTGTTCCTCATTTTCATATCCATAAAAATTATTCATTTTATGCTACTTTCTCTATTGCTGCATTTATCGTATCTTCTAAAGTGCTATATATGATCCAATTTTTAGTATCCGCTTCTTTACCATGTTGCGTCCACATAATATCACCATACGCAATTCTATACGCATCATTAGGCCGACCATAAACCAACTTCTCACGATCTTTCGCAATCCAATACCCAAACTCAAAATTTGTAGTAAGTGCAATCAATTCTCTCGTTCTCGCAATCCAAAATAAAATACAATCCGCTCTCTTCAACCCCTCGTTCTCCCACAAAGGAATGTCAAACTTACCTTTATCAGACTCCGTATTAGATGTGAACTCTGGAATAATAATAGTTCCATCAAAATTCGACTTCTGAAATATCTCTTCTGCCTTATACCTCCAAGATGGTTGTAAATGCAATTGATTACCTCTCACAGTCGGCCCCGCAAGAAATATTACCTTTCCTGTAACATTCTTCACAGTCTCAACAGGAGTTTCATATCTAAATGTAGTTGTCATAATTCCCATACTTTAACAGATTCTATGGTTTTGTCAACGAAATTCTAATATGGAAATACATTTTTATCATAATACTTTTCTACTGCATTACGACAAAACATAATAGTATTTTCACTAACTGGTTTAAAATGCCATGCGTCAACTCCAACATTTATCATATTCTTCTGAACCTTCCACAATCCATGAATATGTCCTGTTATCGAAAATGACTTATCAATACAATTAGCAGGATAATGATTCAAATAAAATGACTTCCCTTGAACTTCTATCATAAAATCATCTTTAATAACATCAAAATACCTTCCTAACATTTTAAGCTTCGTCACATCTTCGTCATAATTTCCAATAATAAGCGTGAACGTAGATTTTGGAAATTTATCACGCAACCATGACAATTCATTTATAGAATTTTTGTTGTTAAAATCATATACAACATCACCTAAATGTATAATCTCATCACCATCCACAAATCCTGATCTTATAACATTATCAATAATAACATAATCTTGTATTCCAATAGATGCAAACGGACGATAAAATAAGTTCGGATTTCCGTTAATCCCTATCCTATCTTCCCCTAAATGCCAATCTGATGTGAAGTATTTCATATTAAGTATTTTTCATTTGTCAATCTTTATATGGGTCAAATTCGCTCGCTCCTGCCATTACGACACGTTACTTTTTGTTATACATATTTTTTCATCAAATATCCCATTCGCGTATGAATGTAAATTTCCTGTTGTTATATCTCCCACCAAAGGATGAAGTTTTAATGTTTCAACGTTCTTTTCTATGTAATCTATTATATCATGTATTTCTTTTCTCATAATTTTATTTTTCCTTTTTTTCGTAATCCAAAGTCATGTTAAGATGCACCCAATTAGTAGGTTCATGCATAAGGCAAACTGGAACATCTTCGGATTTCATCATAAAGTTTGGGAAATCGTCAGGAGTAACAATTTGAAGGTGGATTCCATGTTTTGCTAATGCTTCGACTAATCCATAAGCAGGAATATCAGGCATATCTAATCCTGTTATAAATTTTGGTAAGTTTTCGGTTATATTAAAATCTAAAAAAATTCACAAGTTCTTCGGAAGGATTTTTTATTTCCATATAAGATTCTGGACTACATTTTGGGCAGAGTCGAGCTTCCTCAATCTGTTTATATAAGGTTTCTTGAAATTTGACTATACCTTCTTGGCTAGTTACATTATAATAGCAATTTGGACAAGAATCATGGTATCGTTCACTCATATTATAAATTCCTTTCCACAACGTTTACAAGTATGGGTATAAAAGTGCCAAGGTTCTCCAATTTTCGAATCTGGATAATCATGGTAATCATTCCAATTTTGTTTTCCCTTGGACATTTCACATATTATATTATCATTAAATCTAAATAATGCAATTAGTGTTTTTATTAATTTTTTCATATAATTTTTCTCCGTTTATCTATACATCCTGCAATTTTACCCATTTTAAATCTTTTTTGATAATTTTTTATTGTTCCTATCGGTATATTCATTTTTTTAGATACCTCAGTAGCTAACATAAATTTCAAATTTTCGTATATTTTTTCTTTTATTTCATTGGTATATACTGGATATATATGTCCTTTTCTAGTTTTTTTAGGAATTAAAGATTTCTCATATATCTGTTTAAATATATTATGTTTTCTATCTAAGAATATGCCACAATTAGAATATAAAAACATATATATTTTTGCTATTTGTTGCACTCCACTAATACCTAACCGCCCAATAACTTTAGATTTCTTTTTTCTATAAATATGACATCTACTCATTCCTAATTTAGTATTTAAATAATCATCATACATTTTTAAAAATTTCAAATTTGCGGTTAAATCAAACGATTCTTTTCCGTGTTTATTACTAATACTACCGTCTCCATCGAAACATCCTAATAAAAAAGATGACATATATTCTTCAGGTAATTTAGGCATTAATATAGTATCTGATTTATTAGGGAACAATCCTAATTTCTCTAAGCTTTTTCTAAACTTTTCATTCGTCACACTAAAAGATATAGAAGGATAACCTTTATTTTTTATTTTTGCAATATATTTTTTGATAGGTGCATTACTTTCTATTGATAGTTTAAACTTTTCTAAATGTTTGATATCCTTAATACTCAAATTTATTATTACCGCATTACTATTTTTTCTCAAGTTTCCATCTGCATAAATAAACCCTAACCAATACGCCTTTTCATTACAATCTATATCCTCAAAATATTTTTCATTAACTATATATTTAGAATGTGCTTCGGAATGAGTTCGTAACTTAATATTATTACCTAACAATCTTCTTTTAATAGTTCCTGCAAAACATCCACACATTTTAGCAAGTTCATTTTGAGATATCTTTTCATCAACATAAAGCCTTACAATTTCTTCGGTTTTAAGTTTTAATGTTTTTCTAGTTTTCATTTCAATATTATTTATCTGAAATTATCGTTTTTTGAGAAGATAAATAGTGTTTTTTATTAAAAAAAGTGGCCCTGCATGAACAAGAACAAAATTCAATTTTGTTTGAATTACAATATGATTTATATGGAATTGCACCATTACATTCCATACACAATTTTGGAGTTTTTTCATACATAACTTGTTTCTTCGTTATATATTTTAGATTTAGATGAAATTTTAAATGACTTGATAATCCACGTTTAGTAGAAAATTGTTTATTACACTTATTACACTTATACATATTATATTATGAATAATTTGTTTCTAGGTCTACTACATGCGGTATATAATATTTTCCTACGTTCTTCTTCATTTCCACTTGACCATATATCACTGGCAACCACAAAGGTATTAAGATAAGTTGAACCTTGCGCACGATGGGCAGTTATAGCATAGTTATATTTCACATGAGCAAACGTTTCTTTAATCTTATAAAATTTTTTCCATGCTCTTGATCTTTCTGAACCAGTTGGAAGATTTTTTGCATCGTTTGCCAATTTATCGCAAATGTTTTTAAACTTTTCTTCATCTTCTTGCAGCAACAATTTAATAGTTTCCATTCCACTATCACAAGAAACTATAGCATCATAATATCGGATATTTTTACCTTCAATGTTCTTATAGGTTTCCGTTAATCTTCGAACTGTCATATCTTCGTTCGTATTAATGATTTTGCCTTTGCTTATTTCAATTGCTTTATCAGCTATCAACTTTTCACCAACGATAATATTTTTCACATCATTACCAAACAAGAATTTACGGATGATAGTATTGAAGGTATTTACAGTAACGTTTCTCCATGCCACGACTTTACAATAATCACAATCTTCTTCAAATTGTTTTCCAGTAAAATATTCTTTAAGTTTAGATTTTATGGTAGCAGTATCTTCGATGAAATATACTCCATGACCATCCATATCTTCTTTTATAAATTCTTTTTTATCGATACTAGTAAATTCCCCATCCCGAATAGTTTTAGTTACTTTGATAATTGGATTTTCCGCAGATTGACGAATAATTTTTGTAAGACTGAATTTCTCTATTCCATATTGTTCCCGTTTTGCATCATCGAAAGGAATTGCAATAACTTGATTAATAGGTGGAATTTGTTCTGAATCGCCAACGAAAATGATCTTGCTATTATTTACATTCTGTTTCATTATTTCTGCAAACATCGCATCATCAATCATCGAAGCTTCATCAATAATAATCAAATCAAATTCAACAAAGCGGGATTGGAAATATGGGTCTTTTTTGAATACTTGGCAACCATCATCATCAACAACTGGACGCAACCCCAAGATACTATGAAGTGTTGCAAATTCTACACTTCTCGCAGCTTGGTTAGTCAATGACATCTTTTTAAGAACCTTTACTGCTTTATGAGTAGGAGCAGTAACTACAACACTCATAAACATCTTCGCACCACTAAACCACTCAATGAATTTAGTGATTAATGTGGATTTTCCTGTCCCTGCGCTCCCCGAAACCAGAATTTGATTTCTCTCGGAATTCTTACAAAAATCTTTTAACTGATTGAATATTTCTGATTGTTCTTCAGATAAAACAATCTCTTTTGATTTATTACTTGCATTATCTACAATATCCACCGTAGAACTAACTGGTGATTTGTATTTATTTTTTGATTTAGGCATGATCAGTATAGTTTAACATAGAACCAAAACATATCAAATCTTATATAGAATCTTCTTGGAATTTCATACCAATCAAATCTGCAAATCCTATTGTTCCTTCGTTATAATGGTAATGCGCAATTTGTCGAGTAGCTTTATTAACATTTTCTTGACCAACAGTTTCGTTTTCTAATAATGAACTAAATTGATTGCGAACTTTTTCTGCATCTTTATAACCAATATTGATAACTTGTTCGCACATTCTACATCGGTACAATAATGTTGCTTTAGATTCGTTCATCGTGCTCCTTATTATTTGGTTTATTATTGTATATTTGAATCATTTCCAATGCTTTCATTTTATCTTCGTCCGTTGGTTGAGATTCTGATAACATGAAAACTCCTTGTGGAATTTCTTCACCATTAATATACGCATCCCGACATAAAAACCACATATTAGCCGCGAATTCAATTTGTTCCTGTGTTTTGTTTTTTAAATAGTTTTTATTATTCATACTGATTTTCCGACAACCACATAACCATTTTCCCAACAAACAGTCCAAGGTTTTACTTTATTTTCGTTTTCTATATCCTTTAACATTTCAATCATCTTCAATGCTGATTCTAAACTATCAAACGATTTTCCGCCATCAAAATCTCTCGAAAAATCTATTTGTTTTTTGTTTCCATTATATACAACAACTCCACTATAAGTTTCCCACAAATCATAGGAATACTTATATAAAAATCCCATAGGAACTTTCTTTTGTAACTGTTGTATTTTATAATAATTTTCGTTGGTTATAATACGAAAATCTCCTACTTTAGATTTCGGAACTTTATCAGAATGTATTTCAGGCATATGTTTTATGTGGAGGTATATGAGATATACAAACAATAGAAGTTTAGTAAAAAGTATAACAATTTACAGAACTTTTATATGATTTGAACTTAAAACCCTTATATGGATCACATTCATCTAAGGAAACTCTATATCTCTCTTTAGAGTTTTTTATATTAGAACATGTAGATATCCATTTATATTCATTAGTCAGTGAATTCTCCGTTTCCTTCCAATGGTGTAAGAATTTTGACTTAATATTAAATAAAGGAAAATACATATCTTTATTTCTACCAATTTTATACTGAAATCCTCTTCTAGCTATTTCAATTGCTGCATTTACACAATCATAACTATTATATTGTAAGTTACCTATATAAGAACTATAAGCAGCAGTTACTTCATATATTTTAACTCCTAAACATGGAATGTTATTTTTTAATTGATTTATTATAAGATTTCTATCCCATTTATTGTTACATAATCTATTATAATTCTTTCCTTTCTTTTTATCATTCGATTCCATTTTAAGTTCTTCTAATATACAATATTGAACTTTAAAATGTTTACATAAAGATATAATAGATTTTGATATTTCTAGAGTTTCATGTTTTAGTTTATTATTCTTATAAATTGATTTAGGATGTGATGATTTGAATCCAGAAGAATCCGTCAGGCCGTTTAATTTATACATTTGTTTATGTATTACTTTAAACTCATCATTTTTGAAATCTATAATAGCCAATCCAACATAATTCGGGTTTAAATCGATACCTAATATTCTTCCTTGTTTGAGTTTAGGATTTAGAATTGAATAAGATACGGTTTCTGGTTCGTGGGTTTCAATAACTTTTAATAATTCAGGTTTATCATATGTTAGATAAATATATTCAGCATCTAGTTTAATTCCATATGAAAATAACTTCTTAGAAGAATATTTTTGTATATTTTCTAAAGTTTTCTTTATATTCTTTTTTGGAGTTAATATTTCCAGATTAAATTTCTTCTTATTTAGTTTGAACAAAAATGAAAGTGATTCTAGGTATATTTCTATATGTCGATTTCCATTAGTTGCTATATCTCCTTGGAATTGAATTGAACGTAATTTTTTATTTGAGTATTCTTCTTTTGATATTATATTTTTAGCTCTTTTAATAAAATTTGATTTGCCACCAAAGATACATAATTTATTCTTTTCTAATTCAATATCTGATGAATACATTCCTTTAGCTTCTATTATTGCAGTATCTAATATTCTTGAGTTCAAATTTGATATATTATTTAAATAATTCACAAGAGGTTTGATTTCTTTAGTATCTAAATTATCATAAAATCTATTATAAGCAAATCGAATTACATTAGTATATTCATTTCTAATGAGTTTTAGGTAATCATAGAACTCTTTTGATGCTGTATATTTAAATTTTAGAGTTATCATTAGATATTTCTTTTTTTAGTTTATTTAATGTTCTTCTGTGAGAATACATTTTATCAGAGAAGCAATCTATAATAGATATCAAGTCTTCTGTTAGTTCTTGTTCGTATGTTTTATTTTGTATAGTATCGTTTATTACTAATATTTTTGTTCCAAAGTATTTAAAAATTGATTCAAGGAGTTCGAATCCAAATCTGACTAATCTATCTTTATTTTCTATTATGATTAGTTCTACATTTCCTTTTATGGTTTCTTGTATTAGGTTATTGAATCCATTTCTTTCGAAGTTCATTCCACTTTTGATATCTTCGAGTTGAGAATCTAGATGTATATTATTTAAAATACACCAATTATAAATTCTATTTGATTGTTCTTTTAGTTGGGATTTTCTATCATTGGAAGAGACTCTAGCGTATGATATATTGATCTTATTTTTCTTTTCTTTTTTTATCCCTATTAGTTTGTATACTGAGTTATCATCGTAGATGTAATGTTTATCATTGATTTTTGTGTATTTTATGTTACCATTTTTTACGTAATTATATAGAGTTTGTCTAGTTACGTTTAACAGTTTCATTACTTCTTTTGATTTCATTCTAATTATATTTAACCATTTTTGTATAAAAAACTTGATTTGTTTTTATTTTATTTTATAAATTTATGGAAAATATGTTGACATTTCTATCATATGCCTCCATAATCTAATTAGAGTTCTGCGTTTTTCCGAACTTCATCAAAAGTGTATGTTTTCAACATCATACCATTTTCAAAAACAGTAACCAATTGACTTTCTCTATCTCCTAAATCCTTTTCTGGAATAGTTTGGTATTTTCCGTTTTCATCTTTAATAAGTTCCAATCTTCCCTTTTTCGACATCTTACCTTTATCATCAACAGGGTCTTTATATACTTCCACCCATTCATCTCCAAGCTTTGCAGCAGAACACTTAAATGCAAACTTTTGATCATCTCTCGAATGTCCCTGCAATAATTGGCCCCCCATTCCGAAGATAATACAATCAGTCGAATATCCATTATTAGTTACACAGTCAAGAATATATTTGATAGTTTCATGGCATAATCCATCACCATAGATCACTCCTATCTTTGGATTTAACACTTTATACCCTTTACTATTTATGGTATGTCCAAAGTATTTATCCAATTCTCGAATAACACGAATGGAGGTTTCAACAGGATCACCACTATCAGGACGAACTACAAACTTTGCAAATCCTGTTTTTTGTCCACGATTAAGAATAGGCAATTTTAATTCTGTACCAAAAAATTCAATAGCCTTCCAAATATTATAACTATCAGATACAACACTTAATATTCCTTCTGGATATTCCTCAACAAATCTACGATATGCATCAAATTCGTGCTCTCTACCATAGATGCAAGTCGTTGAATGTTCTGTAGCCGCTACCGAATGTCCAACTCCCTTATCTGCACCATAATATCTTCGTGCATATACAATACCTTGAAGTGTATCAGTTCCTTTGAAATTTACTAGATGTGCGCTACCACCAATTCCAGCACTTTCCACACTAGAAACCCCACGGAATCCAAAACAATTCAAATGAAAAGGAGAAACACCAGTATCACTACTAAACTTTGCGTATTGCCCTATGGTTTTTTTAATTTGATAACTTGTCGAACAAACCGAAATCGGGTACCATATTTCGTGTAAGACCGTTTCAGACCAATTGGTAAGCCATGCCAATTCTTCATCAGTAGATTCTACAATCACTAAAACATTCCGAGTTCCAACTACTGATCCTTCTCTTACTGCACGAATTTTTATAGGCAATTTACCACCATGAACTTCAAGAATTCTTTCCCAACCTTTACGATTGAAATATTCATGAGTAAAAAATACATCACCCAAAATATCATCAGCATCATCAAGCATCCAAGGCTCGACAACAACACCAGAGAAATATTTCTCTAATACCATTTGTAGTCCGAAAAATACCGTTTCGTCATATTTTCCTCCCCTACTTTCCAAATAACTATAAATTACTTTAGTGTTTTTTGGATATTGCAACCAATGTGTTTCCTTATAAGCATCTGCCAAAAGGATCGTGTTTTCTGTTCGTCTTGTCATATTATCTTTTATCATATGTTTTATTTTTGTTTTGTGTTTTAGCGACCTATCTTTATCAGGTCAAAATCTTAATTTTTAATATTATATCAAATTTCTAACTGTTTGTAAGTTTTATTTAGATGATTCCCTTTTCCATCATCATTTCAATAAGAGGGTGATGAACATTTTCAATAATGTTCTTATAATCCTTTTTTATATCAGCAGTTTTAATCCATTTCACAAAAGCTACATCATCCCCACCTTCAGGTCTTCCATAGATGTATTTTGTTTGAAATAATGCAGTTTTTACTTTATCCATTTCATTTCGATATCTAAAGTCATTGGTAAGCAAACTACCCACATATTGAATATCACCAACTTCAACATTAGCTTCTTCCATTGCTTCTTTCGCAACATCAAATTCCAAGCTAGTAGAAGTTGGCTCCGAAAAACCGCCTACGAACCTCCAGTTTCTTTCTTGGGGTTTCTGTGCCATAAGCATTTCTGTTTTATCCTCGTTAAAGATAATAACATCTACAGCTTGATATGCAGTAGGATACCGACTTCCAGTTGCAGCAATCAATCCTGCTCTATAATCTTTTGTGGGAGGATAGTTATTAATTACTTGTCTACGAACTTCAGAACCAGAAACAAACAATTCAGGTTCCAATTCGCAAGTGGTATAACTTCCTTTGTAATATGGCAAAAATGAATCACGACTACCATACAAAGTTACTGTTTGCATTGGCTGCGTCCATTTCTTAATTTGAGAATCGAGATTTTTACTCCACAATTCATCACTTGGAACATCCTCAATATAGTATATATCAAGTGAAGGAAATGTTTCGAGAATCATTGCTTTCCTCGAACGAAAATCCAAAGGGTTGTTATAAGTATTACGCAATGGACTCAATCCTAGAAATAGGATAATCTTTTCATGCCTATCTAGAACTGTTTGTATCAAATCTCTATGGGCTAAATGTAATTCATGCACCATAAATCTACCAACAATTACACCAACATCAGTTTTATTAATTTTTTCTTTCATAATTTTACCTTATCTTTATCAGGTTTGTTATATTTTTTGCAACAACTTCCATCTATATCGGTTATTGTTACGTTTTTATTTATCCTGTTTTTATCAACTTTCAACATCTTATCAGAAAAAAATTTTTAAGTCAACAAAAATATATTCCACTGAAAGTTTGCAAAAAGACAAACTATTTTTTATAATTTTTGAACTTTTGCAAAATTGGGAATCCTAAGTTCAAACCACCAAACATAAGCAAGGCGATAGTAACGTTTGGTTCAGGAGTTTGTGCAATATAAGATTCTTGAGTTCCATTAATCGTTTCAAAAATAACACCAGGCAACGTTCCATCAGTATTAACATTGTATGCCTCTACTCTAGAAGTGAAATTATCCGCTTCAAATCCAGTAGCAAGTGAATTTTTTATAACAATAGATTTCCATGATGTATCCGTAGTTCCGAAAAAATTAATAAAGGCAAATGGTTCTCCCGCATCTTTTCCTTCATTATATCCAGAATTCGGATTACCATAATAACTTTTTGGAAGGGTTTTAAGTAGGTTTGTTGTTGTGAATTGTGCTACCAAATTTCCTGTTCCATTCGCTCCACTATAGAAATCTAAAACATTTTCTTTATCTCCTGCTGACCACCAAAATCCAAAATACGAACTTGGGGTATTCAAAGTTAAAGTAGATTTTGTATTCACATCAACACCAACTACCATGTAATTTGTATTATTTGCTCCACCATAAGGTCCAGCACTAACAATATTCAGATTATCAAAGGTTCCTACTCCTGCCCATGTTAAAGCTGTATCGTTTGTTGAAGTATGATAACCAGTAGCAATATTATCAAAAGTTAAAACAGACGAATTGACAATACTGGATGTTTCTGATCCAGCCTTTTCTGCATAAGTGACAATAACAGTAGCTTTTGCTGAAATTGTCAATATCGCAAATAATCCTATAATCAAAGTAATAATTCTATTTCTCATATGTAATATTTATCATATTATCACACTTTTAAAATACGTCAATAAAAAACTCCATTATGCTAAAAACATAATGGAGTTTTATCTATATATCAGTTGCTATTAATATCCCATTCCAGCACCACCCGCTTGAGGATTTTCTGGTTTATTCGTTTCTGGAAGTTCTGCAATAACACATTCAGTAGTTAAGAGAAGACCAGATATAGAAGCAGCGTTTTGTAATGCGCTTCTAGTTACCTTTGTTGGGTCTACGATACCAGCTTTTATAAGATCGACATATTTACGAGAAACTACGTCATATCCGACATTCCCTTCACGTTTCTTGACTTCTTGAACGATTACTTCACCACTTTGCCCTGCATTATTAGCAAGTTGGCGAAGTGGTGCTTCAACTGCTCTCCGAACAATTTCCAATCCAATTTGTTCATCACCTTCAAGTTTAAGAGTATCAAGAACTTTTTGAGCACGAATAAGAGCCGTTCCACCACCCGCAACAATACCTTCTTCAACGGCTGCTCTTGTTGCATGTAAAGCATCATCAACACGGTCTTTCTTTTCACGCATTTCGGTTTCTGTTGCTGCACCAATATTAATTACTGCAACTCCACCAGATAATTTAGCAAGACGTTCTTGTAACTTTTCCTTATCGAAATCATTAGTAGTTTCGCTTACCAATTTACGAAGTTGTGTCACACGATTTTGTATATCAACTTTCTTGCCACCACCTTCGACAATAGTAGTATTATCTTTAGTTACCGTGATTCTTTTTGCTGTTCCAAGTTGTTCGATGGATGCGCTTTCAAGTTTAATACCAAGTTCTTCACTGATTACTTGACCACCAGTTAGAATAGCAATATCATCTAAAATTGCTTTACGTCGATCACCAAATCCTGGAGCCTTTACAGCAACAGTTGACAAGATACCCCGCATTTTATTTACTACAAGTGCTGCAAGAGCTTCACCTTCCATATCTTCTGCAATAATAACGAGAGGTTTTCCACTCTTTGCAATTTTTTCCAATAATGGCAGAATTTCTTTTAGATTGCTAATTTTCTTGTCATAGATAAGAATATACGCATTATCGAAATTTGCTTCCATTGATTCAGCATTATTAACAAAGTATGGTGAGAGATATCCTTTATCAAATTGCATACCTTCAACAACATCCAAAGTAGTTTCGATAGATTTAGCTTCTTCGACAGTTATAGTTCCATCCTTACCAACTTTATCCATTGCTTCTGCGATGATACTACCAATTGAAGTATCCCAATTTGCGGAGACTGTTGCTACTTGTGAAATTTCTTTTTTATTGCTAACAGTTTTAGATATTGCTGCGAGTTCCGTTACAATTGCGGCAACAGCTTTATTAATTCCTCTTTGGAGTGAAGTAGGATTTGCGCCAGCAGTAACATTTTTAAGACCTTCCTTATAAATTGCTTCTGCTAATACTGTTGCTGTTGTAGTTCCATCTCCTGCCGTAACGCTAGTCTTACTTGCAACTTCTCTTACGAGTTGTGCGCCCATATTTTCGTAAGGACACTCAAGATTAACTTCTCTTGCAACAGTAACACCATCTTTAGTGATTATTGGACTACCAAAAGAATTTCTTCCTATAATAACATTTCTTCCAGAAGGTCCTAGTGTTGCTTTTACTGCCTTTGACAATTTTTCTACTCCACGTAAAAGGGATTGTCTTGCAGTTTCGTCGAATTGTAGTTGTTTGTTTATCATATTTGTATTTGTTTATATTTTAACGTATATTACTTTAAAATCAAATTATTTTTAAATATTATTGTTGAAGAAAAATAAAATTTCATCATCTTTATGTTTAGTATCAGTATATGTGTCGTTTATTTTTCCGAATAAATGTTTAAATGCGTTCTTAAAAAGTTCTATCTTTTTCGTTTCGCCTTTTCTAACCACAAAAAACACAACATCTGGTGAAATATTTCCATTATTATACATACTATCAACAATGGCTCTCCTTACTCCACTTATAACAGAAAATGCATAATTTCCAACATTATTTGTAGTATGCACATTTTCATATTCATCTATAAAATTAATATTCATTATAGGATATTTTGTATTATCTATTGCACTTTTTAACTCTAGTATTTTCGATTTATCATTTAAATTTGAAACCAAAGCACTTAATACCCATCCTTCAACCATATCCTTTGATTTGTAATTTATAAATACTCTATAGTTTAATCCATTTGTAGTTGTTACTTTATATTCATCTGATTTTTTTGAAGATGATATTTTTTCAAAAGATTCATATAATGGAGAATAATTTTGTTCACAGAAGAAATAATACTTCCAAAATTCACTCCAATTAAAATTTTCTACATTCTCACATAGAAGATAGTCCGTTGATTTTGCTTTAGATTGCTCGTATATTATTTCCAATTCTTTATATTTCATAACTCTTCTTATAATAATCGCAAATTCTTCGGTGGAATATTTTTAGTTGTGAATACGCCAAAAATCCCCCGTTCCAGTAATATCGTAGTATCATCAAGATAATAAGTATCATCAGGAACATAATCAGTAACTAAAACATTCATATGTTTTGGATCAATTTCTTTATCTCTTGCTAAAACATTGCGCATAGAAGATAAAATTACTGAAGTTTGTATTTGTGTTTTCTTAGGAATCCATATCAAATAAATTCTGTTATCAGGATGATCAAATATTGTCTGCGAACTTTTTGGCGTTAATCCTATTTTAGAAATCTTATCAATGAATTTATCTCTGGTAATATGATATAATTTCATATCTCCTATATTTTCTATAATCGAATTCATTTTAACTGGATATTTAGGCTCCAATTGCAATTGCTTTTCGCTTATATATGCTAATGAATTGGTATATCCATATAATGACAATATACAATCTAGTTTTTTCGTTTCTTCTGACGATAAAGGAGAGATAAGTTCAATATTTACCGTGAATATTTTGCCATATTTTGTGCTGGTTAGTTCATTGGGTAGAATAGGATAATCAATATTTAATATTTTAGTTTTTAATATCCTTTTTACATTGTCTACTAATTTAGAAGTATCCCAAGAAGCAATTAAACCTTCAGATATGAACTTTGTATTTAACTCTTCTTTTAGATATGTTTTAAACGTTTTCATTATCTATATTATATCCTTAAATTACAAAACATCAAGAAATTTCCGCAAGCCATTCAAATTTGTCCTCTTTCACTGAGGGATGATTTGGGGATATTTTGCGAATTATTTCTTTAACTTTCTCGATAATAACATCACCATGACATTTTTTAGGATAGCACCAACAAAGCAATCGAATTCTCTCACCATTCACCACTCGTAATGCAAGTTCTTCAGTGGCTTGTAATCGCTCCACGTTGTCACTGTAGGCGTTTTTATATGCTTCTATTACTCTGATGCGTTCTGCCTTAGTTTTATCAGTGGTGCGGAAAGGATTACCAAAAATAGGATTAGTTCTATCAATATAAATTACAGTTTCTCCTATTTCAGGCTTTGATAAACTATTTTCTCTTTGATTTCCTAATTTGATATAACCTTCCATATTTCATGAAGATAATGAATTCAACAAAGAATGTATCTTATAATTTTCTGCTGGTTCCAATCCCATAGAATCTCTTAGTTCTTGTTCACTTTCCGCTCTACATAAACGATACTTCAATGGAATGTTCTTCATGAAATTGGGAGTTATTAAAATGTTACTAATAATTCTTATTTTTTGAAAGTCAGGCAAATAAACAAAATCTCCATCAGCGTCAATTAAGATATATGCAGCTTCTTTCTCGCTATATTCGCAAACATAAACATATCCTGCGGCTGCTCTATATAGAATATCTCCTTCATATATTTCTTTTCCGTTTATATCTTTAACTCCTGTATATTGTTGTATTATTGCATCATCAGAATTAAAACAATGATATAACAATTCTTTATTACCATTGGAATTTAATGTATAACTAAAATCCCTATAAAATAAATTTAAAGAATCAAAAAACAAAAAAGATTGCCATTCTGGATGCCACGCTCTAAATTTAAAATCTCTTTTCATATTATTCTTTAAAAATTACAAATACTGTTATATAGATACCTAGAACCATTCCTATAATTGCTGTTAAAATTGCTGCTGATCCTTCGATATAATGTCCTCCTAACAATCCTCCACCAGCACACAAAAAGAATGTTAATAAAAATCCTAAAATTAATTTAAATATAGATTTCATATTAATATTCCGTTACTTCGCATTTATCTTGATCAAATGTTGCATAGAATTTTTGACCTTTTTTATTTGTAACATATCCAGCATAGAATGGATTGTCGGTATAAAAACCATCATCTTGTGATTTCACTGTGAATTCATAACCTTTTGGAAGATTAAAAAAGGTATCTTTTTCTTTTAATTTAACTCTCATATTAATATCCAAATCTTGTTAATACTTCTTCTGCGGTGATTTGATGTATCCGTATCGCTTTTGTCAATTCTGATATAGCATCCATTGCATCACATAATTCAATTTTAGCTTCTTTCTCTGTTAATTCTGAAACTTCTTTTATTCCATTATTACTATAACGATTAATATCATCAACTTGATAATTTGCAATACGTTTTTCATATTGAGACTTCGAAACTTCTGAAATTGGTTTGTTTAATTTTTTTGTTATCATATTTCTATATTATACCATATAATAAAAATTGTCAATAAAATTATTCTTTCCACCAAGAATCATCATTATCTTCTTGATGTTTTTCGATTTCTTTATCAAGTTCTTCAAATTTTTCGTCGATTAGTATAGTTTCACCCTCTAATGCAGCTAATCTTATCAACAGATTATCTAACTTTTTCTGATTTATTTTCTTTGCACTATTAATTTCTTTTATAAATTCTTTTACTGTAAATAATGCTTCATCTAAATCCGCTGATAATGATTTAATTTTGTTTTCCATGTTTTGTAATAATTCTAAAAAAAATTAATAATAAAATTTAATTCGTTTATCGAAATTTGCAATATTTTCTGTAGTTTCCCAATAAGATTCTGCGTTATTTAGTTTATAAGGAATTTCTTTACCATTTGCAATAATATTAACTACTTTTCCTTGTTGTATGAAATATTTTGCTAAATTCTGATAAAACTTTTTACCTTTTTTATTAGCTACTGCATCTGATTCTATACCCAAGAAATGTTTAGAGTAATAATCCATAATTAATCCTCGAACCAAACCTAAAACAGAATCAATTTGCCACAACCCACCAATTTCCATTATATTACCTTTTGGGTTATATTTTATAAATGCTGAAATAATCTCCCAAGGCGATTCTCCACTAATAAAGAAATCCCAAATATATCCTTCAGAAATTATTCTATATAAATCATAACTTTTATCATTAATAGTTAAATTCTCAACGTATTCGCTATCTCTTATCCTTTCTACTGCCCAACTATGATTTAATTCTTTATTATTTAAAAAATCAAAATATTCGGATTCGTAATATAGAGGAGATTCAAATACAGGAATTCTATTAATAGGAACATTTTTGTCTTTTTCTGCTTCTTCATTTAATTGATTTATCGTAAAATCAAAATAATCATTAACACTTTTTCCTTTAAATTTGCTTGTGTATATATTTAACTTCATATCATTTCCCGCTTTTACTCATACGAATTTTAATACAATCCCACATAGTTGGAAGATTTGGTTGTAAGAGTTCCGCCTTGGATGGAATAATTAAAACTCCCACAACTAATAATATTCCGATTACAATAATTAAAATTTCCGATTTATTCATATTATAATACATCCTTCCATTTTTCGAGCATTTCTTCAGTAGATAGATTTCCTTTTTTAGGATTTATTTCACATCCTTCTAATGCTTTCCCTAATTGTTCATAAAGTTCTTTCGCTGCATTCAAAGAAAGTCGCACAGAAGGTTCAGCAAAACTTATCATAAATGTATCCTCATAATCAATTGAAGGATTTTCAGGACGTTCTTCCTTATATACTCCATAAGGAAGCTTAATTGAATAATTATGCACACATGATTGAACAATATCAGGAAATGGGCGATCTAACGCATCTTGTAATATTTTAGGAATTTTAGGTTCAATATTATGGTTTAGTTTTTCTGGTTGTATTGACATTCCTGCTCTATGTTCCGCAAAATTTTCACATGAAGGGCAAATCAAATCTTCTGTATGTCCTTCTGTGATAATTACTCGACAAACATTACATAAAGTTGCTCCTCTCCCATTATTAAATTTATAAATTGGATTCATATTCAGTTTTTGTTCTATTATATCGTTCATTGCTTTCTAACCCCAACATCAACATATTCAGTTTTTGGAGTATATGGAAAAGTAACAACCACATGAGAATCCTTACCAGTGAAAGATGAAGTTTGTTCTACACCTTCTTCATCAAAATAATGTTCTGTAAATACTTTCCCTTGAACATCATAACATTCACCATTTTTATCTTTAAAAACTCTACTACAACATTTATTCTGATATTTTGGCTTGACTCCCATATAATAAACATCATTCCATTCACTATCTTCTCCTATTAATGGCGATAAAGTTTCAAACGCTAGAACCTTTTCCAGAATATTCAATGCATAAGCCGCAGAAAATCCTGAATGGCCTTCTTTGGAAAACTCTTCAACCATGTGAAGAATATGGTTTCTCATAGCAACTTTCATAACATCATTACTATCTTCCGACATTCCGATTATATCCAATTCTTGTTTTGTGTGTTCTATTAAATTCATATTGTTTGTATTATAACTCACTTCCTGTAGATGTCAAACGCAGCTATCAATTCTAATCGTAAGTTTTCTCTACATGATTCCCTCGCTTCTCCAATAGCACCAGTTGAATCCACTAGAAACTCCAACATAGCAAAACTCAATTGTTCTTTCGATAAATGTGATAATTCATCAGGAACTATTCCATAACCACGATATAAATCATAAACAGCACCACTTGAAAATTCTCCCACTGGTTTTTTATTCATAATTCAAATCTTCTATTGTTGGGCGGGTCAATTCTTTTGGGGTATCTGTCAATTCTTCGATAAATTCTTCAACATCACACAATTCACCATCAATCCAAACCTCTCCATCTTCATCTTCTCTGATACCTCTGAAAAGCCCTGAACCTTCAGATTTTAAAACTTCCCATTGGATTTCTGTAGGCCGAACATTAATATATCGTGAATCCTCCCATAAAACTTCCGTTCCTTCTTTAAACCAAGTATCTGCGTTTGCTATGAGTTTAACATATTTCATAAATTTAGTATTTTATCACAACTTGAGCATAACTAGGAAAATTTTTATAAACTTCTTCGCTGTTAGTTATCAATATTCCTTCTTGCCCATCAAACCAACTAATAGAATTATCATCAACTTTAATTGTGAATGGATGTTTCAATGAGGAATTAAATTCTTCCACTAATGGGATTATATCTTTAATATCAAAATATTCAGAATACCAAAATGCATCACCATCTCCACCAGCACTAATACATTCTTCAAACAACCAAACTATTAGGTTCTTTATATGTTGTATGTTTATATCACCAATTTTGCAGTATCTCATGATAGTATCCTTTATAACATCCATGAATCTTTTGTAATAATTCAGGATTTTCAAATATATTACCAATTATCATAGCATCACCAAATTGCCCATAGGTATCTCTAATTACCCACCCTGGATGATTGTCGTGTCCATTATCTGTTCTTCTAACTAAAACTGTATCATATTGGAAATTTTTATCATATGTTTTAGTTCCCTCTTTATATTGAATAAAATCTCCGTCATAAATATCTATACCATTCGAATCTTGAATTCCTATATATTGCTGCCAAACTAAATCTTTTTCAATAACATAAGTTCTTAATGCAGCAAAATCATCAAAAAAATCACTTAACGGATTTCCTTGCACTACATAAATGTTCCTTTTCGGACACCAAACCCTAAATTTTATTTCTTGTTTCATAATATTTGTTTTCCATCTTTATCAATATATACAGGATCATCAAATCCTCCTTGTCCACAATCATAACATTCCAATTCCATAATAACCGCAGCAGAAGGATCAAATGGTTCACGATCAACTAACTTCTCTCGTTTACATTTTGGACATTTAAGTTTTATTTTATCGAGTTTCATGCTAGTTTAATATATTCTAAATACTTTGGATATAATTCCGTCAATTTTTTAATCCTCTCAAATTCCGCTTTAGAAATCGTCCATCCTCCATAAGTTTCATTTTTAAATGTTCTATTTGTGAAGTGTAATTCTCTTTCGAAAATAGAATTGATGAAAGTTCCAGATATATGTATTGGGACATCTATACTTTCCCATATTTTATCATTTTCTTGGGAAACAATTTTAGTGAACCATTGGACGCTATTATCAATTATTAGGTAATATTTCATATTTTATTATGTTGTATATATACATCTGCAATAATAGAAACTTTTGCATTACGCACTTGTTTTCTATTAAAAATGTTCATCCACAATTTCTTAAACCATGACCAAGAATTATATACCGTTTTAACATCAATACGACAGTTATCAGTAGGCAATGTTTTTAGTATTGATTCTTTAATGTTGTTCGTTGTAGTTTCCGTTATAGGTTCGAAAACATACCCTGATAATGTTTCTTTCAATCTTTGCTCTAGTTCGTTATTATATATTGTCATATTATTTTAAAATTTCAGGATGTTCTAATATATTTCCAATTACCTCTACATCATATATATTATCAATATTGCAGCTTGATTCAGAATATAAATGATTAAATGAAACTACCCATTCCGCAATATTACTACTAGGATTTGCATACCAAATATGTCCAATAACTTCTTGGCCTTCTCTTATCCAATCTTCTATATCATAATCGAAATATTGACATTTAACTTTCAATAAATCCCCCTCATAAATTTCATTTCCGTTTATATCCTTTAATCCAGTATATTGTTGGATAATACAATCACTTATAAGATATGCTCCTCCACATTTTCCTAAATATGTCATATATCCTTTTCTATCCGTGCTTTCAAACATTGGGTATAAATCTGTCCATTTCTTATCTACAATACTCCAAACTCTAAATTTTATTTCTCTGGTATTCATATTTTAAATTTCCCAAGTTGTCCAGCTAACTCTATCTCCACACTGTTCGCAATTATGTTCATCAAAATCATAATCACTATATTGAAAAATCTTTACAAAATCTTGAAATTGCACTGATCCTTCTTCTAATTGTATTTTAAATTGTTCATACAAATAATCAAGAACTTCTAATTGTTTTTCTTTGGATATATCAATTAAAGATATTCCATTAATAGTAAAATCAAAAGCTGTGCATCCTTCAATTTCTACGAATTTATATTTTGTAATCATATTATTTTGTTAATTCTTCCCAAGTGAAACTATTTAAACATTCTTGTTCTTCTTCCGTTAGATTTCTTTGTGATCCTAGAAGGTTATCCGCAAAATCTTCAAGTTCCTTTTCTCTATTTAAACCAACAGGAGGATACCAACTTACATGCGCATCCACTGTCCTCGTTAGCAACTTAATATTATGTTCCGAAGGTTCAATTACTACCACTTTATTTTCTTGCGTTAATCCTACAATATAAGAACCATCAAAATCCTTAACGAAATTTTTCAAATCTTCACTTAAATCACTATCCAATATTGCGGCGACAGTAACTAATCCTCGTTCGTCTCTTAAATCTTTCATAATTGTTTTTTATATATTTTAATTCTATACTCCGAAAAAGAACTAGTATTTCCCCAATAAGCATTCATATCGTCTATATCAAATTCTTTATCATCTCTTGTTATTACCGTTACAGTATATCCCTCTTTAGTTGCACTGTCAATTATTTTTTTCCAAAATGCTTCTCCTTGAGTGCTATGTTGTTTATCACTAATAACAAAACTATAATTCTTTAGATAATACGAAAACAATAATTCTCTAGCTGATCCTTTATGTCGCATATCATTCCATACCCCTAAAGATTGAATTCCATTTTCAGGAACTGATTGAAACATATAATAACAACTAATAAATGGTTGTTTCGTTATCCAATAATCCATAAACCGTCCAGTAACATAGACATCCCGATACAATCCCAATTCTACGCTTAAAGGAGTTTGGTTTATAATATGTGGATAACTTTCAACTACATTCTTTGCATTTTCTACATTGAACATCATATTATCCAAATCTTCTCCATAATTTCTACCAATCCTTTGCGGAGATTCTATGAGTTTCACTTCTTTCTCTCTATAATATTCAAGAAATGTTTTAAAATTTGAAGTCATAATTTCATCTTTTCACTTGTTTACCATAATAGTGATATTTTTCTGCATCCTTTTTCGAATCATATCTATTCCATTCTCCGCACTCCAAACATATAGCGTCAACCCAATAACAATCATCGTTACTGCACCAATTTCCTGTATCTGCCCCATACTTACAATACGCTGTTTCGTGATTACATGCTGCTCTAATTTCTTCAATACGAGCTTCCGCAATATCAATTTTCTTCTGTAATTTTATAATTTCTTTATTCATACTAATCCTGTAATAATATTCTTTTGGTCGATCAAATAATTCACTTCATCCGCATCAACTCTAAAATTATGGTGGGTTGACATTAACGAAACAATATCATTAATCGACATACCTCTCAAATAATTCGAATAAATGGTTTCTACTACATTAATATTCCATTGTTCTAGAGGCAATAATACAAAAGGTGATATATTTTTAGATTTCATGTTTAAAATTTAATTAAAGGTTTCCACCAATGCTCATTATTCAAATACCAATCTATAGTATTCTTAATTCCTGATTCAAATGTATGAGAAGGTTTCCAGCCTATAGTATCACGAATTTTACTAGAATCAATAGCATATCTCCAATCATGCCCCTTTCTATCCTCCACGAACGTAATCAAACTCATAGGTTTACCCAAATGATTCAAAATAGTTTCTACAATTTCGATGTTCGGTTTTTCGTTATTTGATCCTATATTATATACTTCTCCAGCTTCTCCATCAAATAAAACAGCCGCAACAGCAGAACAATGATCATCAACATGAATCCAATCTCTGACATTGTTTCCCGTTCCATATATAGGTAAAGATTTATCATTCTTCGCCAACAATATCATTAATGGAATCAATTTTTCAGGATATTGATAAGCACCATAATTATTCGAACAACGAGTAACAACAACATCCATATCATACGTTTTGTGATAGGACAATGCAATCAAATCCGCAGAAGTTTTACTGGCAGAATATGGAGAACTTGGTTGTAAAGGTGAAGTTTCCGTAAATGCTCCAATATCTCCTAATGATCCATATACTTCATCCGTTGATATTTGCAAAAATCTTTTAACTTTATGATTCTTTGCACACTCAAGAAGATTACTAGTGCCTAAAACATTAGTCGTTACGAATATTTGTGGAGTGTAAATGCTTCTATCCACATGAGTTTCTGCTGCAAAATTAACCACATAATCAAAAGAATTTTCCTGAAAAACTCTATTAATCCTTTCATCATGTGAAATATTAGTATTATAATGGTTATATCTATCTCTATACCCTTCCCATACATCATGCAAATTTGTATAGTTTCCAGCATAAGTCATATTATCTACATTCGTAATATAAACATTCAAATAATGTTTAAGCATATATCGAATGAAATTACTACCAATAAATCCATATCCACCAGTAACTAAAATGTTAATTTTCTTGTTCATATTTTATTCTTTCACTGCAAATAACAGAATATTATCTTCTTCTGCAAGTTTATCTTCAAAATGTATATTAAATTCTGTGAGAAATTTATTAAACAAAAATTTATAAAAATCAAGACGTTTATTGTCTTTTTTATCTACTCTAACCATAAACGCTTTAATGTTTCTCATATTATTTCTAATTGATATTCTATCTAATATAGCATTTTTTAGTGTGATAAAAAGTTCTTTGGCATACATTTGAATTTCTCCCGTTCTTTCAAATCTTCCCATTTCATCTTTAAACATAATAATACAAATATATTCCGAATCATTAATAGTTGCGAAATGTTTTTTATATTCTGTTGCTAAAATATTATCCTTTTTATATTCAGCATTAACCCTTTTCTTATCAATACTACTTTTTGCAGATTTTCCATTCACATAGTTAAGATGTAATTGAAATGTTTTTCCATTATGTAGAACAATTTTATATACATCTTCGGTTCCATCTTTAGTGGTAATATTGCTATGTATCCTATCAAAACTTTCCAAAACATAATCATAGATATCCATAGAATTTAAATTTGAAAACTCTTCATCAATCTTTATAAAATCTTCCCATATAAAATCCGGCTTGTCTACTACAAAATAATCAGTTTTATGAATAAAATCATATAATTTTTTTATGTTTTTATTATCACTATTCATATTATTTCAACAATTCAGGATTTTCATAAATATTACCAACAATTTCATAGTATTTATTTTCTGCTTTAAGATTCCATTGTATACTATTATCTATCGCAATCAATATCCATCCATTGTAATAATTATATTTGAAACTACCATCCGCCCAAGTTACAATCATTAAAGATCGAGTATTCGTTTTTATAAGATCACCTTCATAGATTTCAATACCATTCATATCATTTATTCCAGTGTATTGTTCTATAATCCAATCATCATCTATAAAAGGAAACTGAAATTCATAACGGAAATCATGATCTTTCTCCCACATAAACCACAATCCATCATCATTTTCTATCTGCACAAATTTCATTGCACCTTCTACAGTTTCAAAATCTGGCGTATACCATGCTCTAAATTTTAATTCTCTTTTCATATTATTCTTCTTTTGGTAGATGTTTAATATTATCATGCAAAATATCATAAGCGGTTTCATAATACTTCAACAAACATTGAAGATCAACAAACCATTCATCTTGATCTGAAGTCGAAATAACCGCAGAAGTTTCTAAAAGATTGTATAAAACATCTAATACATCAAAAAATTTCTTGCGATATATTGTCAATTCTTCTTTATATTTTTCTCGTTCTTTAATTGCATTCAAAGCTACTTGACGTTCTGCTGTCATTGCATTTGTTTTTAACCCCTCATGAAAAGTATAAAATATATCTTCTACATCAAATGCCTTTCTACAAGAAGTTTTTTCAAATTCTGACATTGCATTACAAGGAATTCCATTATTTTTATATGCTTCCTTCATCTGCTCCGCTACCTTAACCGCATATATAGGAGGATAATCACCAATACGATACGGAACTATAGCATCCTCAGTCTCCTTCGTGATATTTCTCAAATCTTCTTTAAGTTTCTCTATTTCTTGCATATTTTCATGTTATCACAAAAAAACAAAAAGTCAAAATCATATGGATTTCTTCTTAGTATATTTTTTGAAAACTTTCTTAAATGGTTTACTATATACCTTCATCATATCAAGAGAAACCTCATCAAAAAAATCATCAGAAGGTCGATGTGTTGAAAGATATGCATGAATTTCATCATCATATACTTTTGGCGTATATCCCATAAATTTCAATTGCTTGCCCATATAATACTTCAATTTTTTTGGAAGATTATTAACCAAGGCCAACATCTCTTGTTTATACTCGGCATTAGTATAAAACAAAGCATGTGCCAATTCATGTTCAAACACACAACCATATGTAGTATCAGTTCCTATAATGTATGAACCACTCTCATTTATTTGATCTAATATCTTACAATCAAAAATTTCATCGTATGGAGTTTGATATTTATAATTTAGTTTTTCGTAACATTCCTTCGCAATATCAAAAGGCAAATTAAATCCTGCCCAATCAGAAGCATACGTGAACGCTCCTGATCTTTTTGACTGTGCAGAATACCACTTCATAAAATCAAAAAAACAAAATGCCTTATTACGAAATTTTGCACTAGGAGATTCGTAATATTCCTGCGCTCTCAAAAATAATAAATTCCTATCATATGAATTAGGAACAATAACCGCATATATTTTATCCGCAATTTTTTGTATTGTCAATTTTATTTGCATTTTCAGATTATATCACAAAATTTAATAAGCACAATAAAAATTTACACAAAAAAACCGAAGGACATTAATCCTTCGGAAGTTTAGAACACGGTTGAGATTAAACCGTTTGTAGTATCACCTTCGGAACATTATAGTATAATTGCGTCATACTTTCTTTCCTTATCCTCGTAACCCCTACTTAAAGGCAATTACGACTGATACCAAAGCTGCTTTTTTATAGATGTAGCATTTCATCTGAAATGTTAAGTTATTCTACCTTCCTCTTACACTCAAGCTTGCGACCTGTTCAACTCCGCTAAGAGTTTAGCTGCGATTCCGATAAACAATCTGAAACCTTGCGAGTCTCACACTGCCCTAATTATGTTACCATTTAGGGATTAAGCCATTTTCGCTTAACATCACCAACGACTTTGCTGTTTGTAGTAATAATCGGATTTGAACCGATAACATTTAGTTTAATAGAGTTATCATAAGCATAGAAGAATATAACTATTTTCTAGATTTATGCCTTAAAGACTTTTTATTCTATTTTATAGGATTTAAAAGGAAATCTATAACTCAATTTAGATTTCTTTAATTTGGAATATAACGTTTCTATGAACCAATTTTAGTATTTGATCTACCATTTTCTTCCAATGAGTAGGAAGAATACTAAAACCAATTCAAAGATATATTTTATATCCATTTTTATTATCATCTTTCAATGATAAAAATTGTTTTATTATAATAGTATTTATTCTACTTTATATCAAAATCAAGAGATAAATATAAAAATAATTTAAATTGTATAATATTTTTCTTAACTTATCTTAAAAATGTTATATTATGTATTAAGTTTTATTAGACTAATGCGCTACCATTGCGCTATATTGCAACCTATCCAAGTGGAGCGTTGGTTGTAGCCTCATTCTCTTTTGAAGAACGGATACTACTCCACTTATATCTTTCTCTTGCGGATACTTGATGTTATTTCTAGATCGAAGCTGAAAATTAAAGTAATCAACTTAAACCTATCATAATGCTACTAAGCCCTTGGTTGCTTAACGACCTCGAACCTAATAACTCCCCTTTACTGTCAAAACTCAATGTTTGGCATAGAATCGTTTCAGACGCTACTCTTTAGAATCAAATATACTACAGTGTTACCCTCATATATCTAATTCCCGATTCCCATTTTCGCTTATACCTCACGAGTATGAGTCGTAAGGATACCAGGCGGGTTTGCATAAATGTCCATATTGCTATGGTGCGGCTCTGTAGGAGAATTCCGCTTTCCTCACCTTTCGATGATGTATCTTCATCTCCACCTTTCGATGGAAATTGTTGGACGTTATACCGCCCAAAATTTTTAAAATGTAAAAGATCAAAACAAACTTCAGTTTGCTTATTGTTATCTTATTTATCCAAATCCGAAGATTTTTCTAAACAAGATTCAATTTATTGTTTAAGTAGTTTACCAGTTTTTTCAAATTGTCAAACTATTTTTCTAAACAAGATTCAATTTATTGTTTAAGTAGTTTACCAGTTTTTTCAAATTGTCAAACTATTTTTCAATTTTTTATTTCATCTAATTGATAGTTACTTCAATTTCAATGTTTAAGTAGTTTACCAGATTTTTAGAAATATGCAAGAACTTTTTTAATTATTCTTTAAAAATTTTAATATGCGTTCTTGGAATAGCATTAAAAGTGAAAACCGCATAACATATTTTCGGAATCTGGACAAATGCCATATCTAAAAAATACTCTTCATCAGTATTAAAATTTGGTGATACTTCTAATGCAATCATATCCTCCACATTTTTATTTTTATCTTTTGCCAACATTTCTTTTAATTTGGGAATGCATTTTTCTGGATCATTTGTAATAAATAAATAAATTCGATTTCCTTGATGTGAAAATGTTGTTCTACTATCCTTCGCACAAAGCCCAATTTTCATTATTTTATCCAATATACTTTTTTCCGTTATATGAAACATTCTAATTTTATTCATAGGAAATTTAAGAACAACAGGAAATTTTGGTTCCATTTGATATAACTTTGTAATACTTCCTTTATAATTAAAATTTAAATCTTGTTTTGCAATAAAATATCCACATTGATCTAAAATTCTTTGCATTTCTTTTAGATCATTAAAATCTTGGTCAAAAATAAAAACTACAGTATTTGGATTTTTAAGCTGTGGGCGAGTTACATATCCAATTAAAAGATTGTCTTCCTCTATATGAACGATTCTACCTTTAAAAGCATAATTCATTGCAGATTTAAAATTATCAGAACTATACGAAAATATCAAACCTTCTCGTAACATAACTTTTTGTTCCGTCCGTTGAAAGAACCTCGTATGTTTAAATATATTCTCCGCTAGTTCATCAAATTCCATAAGTCTTAAAAAAATTAGAATGGTGGCTAGTTTCCCAACCACCATTCTAAACATTCTTATCAGTTGTTCGTTGGCTTCTTCAAGAACATATCCCATTCAGGGAAATTATTCTTGTTTGTGATCTGTTCACAAGGCTTTTTCCCTCTAGGAGCAAAAGGTTTCCATAAAGGAAATTTACCAAATTTTTCGTGGGACATATTACCACGTTCTGAATTTAAATCCCTATCACATAAGGCGACGTTTTCCCAAGAATCCACACCGTTGAGTGAGGTTGGTACCAGATGTTCTTTACTCATCTGAGAAGGTTTCAACTTCTTGCCAGAATAAATACAAGTATCTTTGTCTCTTTCTCTCAATGCCTTCATCGTCAATTTAGGTGCTTTGACAATCAATTTATCGAAATGGGTTGCGATAATAACTCTTGGAATCAAAACCCTAGAATTTACCGTAGAAATATAATCATCCGTATCATTTACGGTAATATTCAACCATTCTCTCCAACGAAGAGGGGTAACTTGTCCATCCGCAGTATATAAACCAGTTACAGCACCAGCAGCCATGTCTTCCAAACTTTTTCTTACCGTTGAAAGCCCAATTACCTGCCAGTTCTTGTTTAGTTTTAATACTTCTTGATTTAGTTTGCTCATATTTTCTCCTTTTGTTAAATTACAGTTAGATAAAACATCAATTTTTATCTTTTTAAATGGGCAGGGACTGTAAGCTCCTACCAACCATAGAAGAAAGTGAATAACTTGGTGTTTATTCCGATCAACGAATACGGTTATGTATGCATAATACGGGTCTTCGGGTATTTCATAGGGTTACATACCTTTTCCGATTCGACTATACATACACTGGTTAATTACAGTAATAAAACAATTTAATTTTCTGATAACCTATCTTACGATTAAACCTTTAGATTCTATCTTATTTTATACCTTATCTTCCTCTTTTATTTTTGTTTCGAATATTAAAATACCCCCTCTCTTCTAATACTCTGTTCTTATTTAATCATAAATAATTTTTAAATCAACTACTATTTACATTTAATTCATATCATTCCTTTATAAAAATGTATATTATATGCGACTAGTCGCTAACACACATAATATACGGTGTTTATTGTTTATAGTCAAGTTTTATTTATGAAAATCAATCAGAAAATGGGTCATACGCAGTTTTTTCACTTCTGCTCTGGATTTTCTATTAATTTTTAACATTTTCAATCTTTCCGCTTCTTTTTGGTTTATTTTATTTATTTGTTCTAATTCTTCTGGAGTTATATCATCTGCTGCATCGCCTCTACCAAAAGTGCTTAAGAATTTATTAACTTTATATGCCATACCATGAACTTTAATATAAATGTCTTTTTCGTTCATACTATTACCACAACATTTTAAACAATCTATACATAAAGTTCCATCTATAGCATTAGTGCAAGGAATTTCATTTTTCTTTTTCACAAACCAATTAGGGGAAATTCTAAATGTTTTCCATCCCATATTTTTTGCAGTTTCGTATTGACTTGGAGTATCTATTGATGCCATCAAATATTTTTTATATGATGAAAACATTGGATTCTTCCATTGATGTGTATATCCAGTAATTCCTTTACTAACATTTGCAATTTTTTCAATTATAGAAAATGGTATTACAATAGGTTCTCCGTATGCTCCAAATCTTACATATTCTCCTCTAAATTTATCCCAATCTCCCATTTCTAAATATGTAGATATCTTACTTTCTACATTAGTATTATCAAATTTTGTGTTTGGTGGACATATACTTGGATAATTGCCTTTTTTATAGGATTGATAAATATTTCCAACGCCCTGTCCAAGGTTTACATAACATCCTTTACCTCTCATTGCACAATTGAAACATACTCCCTTATCCTGACCAGTTTTGACAGCAACAGTAGGTTCCACATCAGCAAGCATAATATAAACCTGAATCATCGGTCCAGTTTTTTCGTTTGAACTTCTATCATTAAATCCTGTAGCAATACATACAATTTTTTCACCATTAGAAATGCCATGATAAATAATATATCCATTAGAATTAACTCGTTCTTCGTTTAATTGTCGTTGATTACTATGGTATATTTCCTCTTTGGTTAATATACTTCCACAACAATTACATACAGAATTTCGTAATATTCCCTCTTGCTTAACTTCTGTATATGCCTTTTCTAATAAAATCTGATCTTTTGTATTCATTATGGAATATTTAATGCAAATCTTCAATAAAAACTTCCAAATGATCTTTTGTTATGTTAGAAAATGGTTGTCCTGTGCGTTTCCAATTAGGATCATATTTAGCATTTTTGGTATTTCCCCAACTACTAAAAATATCCGAACTTAAGGCATTATGGACTTCTTTTTTTAAAGCTTCAATATAAGTTTCAAAAGAAGTTTTTATCCAATCACCACGTTCGATTAGTATTTTATTTCTAGGAGTAGTTTCTTTTAAATGATGCCAAATATCCCCATAATAATCAAAAACTCGCATCTTTGGAATCTGTTTTTCAGGCCATTTCTTCTCTACATCATCAGGATCATATATCTTATTGCCTTTATGATCTTTCTTATATTCCCATTTTGTTGTTCCTCCCAATAAAAACAATTCAACATAAGGCCAAAGAAATGCATAAATACCTTTTCTTGCTGGAGGAGTATGAAAGGTAGGAGGAAGTTTTTTACCCTCTTCATCATCAAACGAAATTCCTATTGGTATATCATCCGGTTCATCAACATTCTTCCAACGCTTAAATCCTTTTTGTGGCACAGGAGATAACCCACCATAACGAGCAAATCTTACTGGTTTTCCTGCAACTTTAAAAATTTTCTTATTTCTAACAAAATTTTCATATAAATCTTCTAACTCTTCATTCATCCCATTATTTTTTTGTATATTGTTTTTAATGTATCATTTTCATCAAATACATCACCAAAAATTTTCGCATATCCCTTTTCTACCCAAAGTAACCACGCAGTTTTCCAATCTATCTCTATATTTTGATTTTTACTCTCTTCGTATTTGAATTTATTAACGCAAGCACTCTGTAGCAACAATCTTTCGTTATATTTATTATCATGCAGAACCATCTCTTTTAAAACGCAATAATCATTTTCTCCTTTGTGGCATGGTTGATCACAAGTAATTTCATTTATAAGTTTTTGATTTTTTGTGCTCATAATATTAAAATCTTACGTGAAATTACGAAGAAGTCAATATTATTTATCGAAAATGGCGGAAAGTTGAGGATTTGCACCCCATGCACGATTGGTTACGGCACTACCTGTTTTCGAGGCAGGATCAGCATCGCTTGTCTGATTAACTTTCCATAAAGATTTAAAAGGGTGGGAGGAGATTTCCTCCCACCCTTCATTATTTAACTAATTTTAATTGTTTTTGGTTTGCTTTCCTCACTTCGTTTAAAAGTGATTTGCAATATTCCATTTTCAAGTTTCGCATCAACAGGATCAGCAACAACTCCATTAGGAACTGTGCTAGAGAAATACGCAGATTTCTTAGCGTTTTTACAATCAATAAAAAGAGTTTTCTTATCAATTGTAATTTTAATATCCTCTTTTGCGAAACCAGGAACTTCGACATCCACGGTAATATTCTCTTCATCCCCACCAACAGAGATAGGAACAAATGGTTTAATTACTGATGGAAAATCGAAATCATCAAAGTTACCATTCCACCGAGTAGGCCAAAAGTCAAAAAGGCTATGCAATGGTGATAATACTCTATCTGATTTCTTTACTATTTCTTTATTATATGTTGTCATGTTTTTTATTTAGTTTAGTTTGTAATCGCCTTTTAGTTTAGGTTAGTTTGTTGTATTTGTGGCGATATTGAACAAATACAAAATTATTTATCTTCAAAGTATTTTAGCACAACTAAAAATTTTGTCTATAATAAATCATAAAACTTTTCACAGTATTTTGATTGTCTTTATCTGTGTATATTTTTGCAGTCACATAACAATGAATCTTGCCATCTAAATAAGGCTTGTTATAAATATCCCACCACATATTATAAGTCCCAGGATCGTTATAATAATTGCATGGAGACATATCATATTCTGTAACTCCTACATTAGTTTCAATAGAAGATGTATATTCTTGTATTGACGAACATGAGGATAAAAATAACAATGAAATCAATACCAATATAACAAAACAAAAATCAAATATTAATTGTATTTTATCATTTTTCATATTACGGGATGAACATTGAAAACCGTCTCTAATTTTGCAATCTCAACTTCAATTTTAGGAACATAACCTTTCGGTAAACGATTCTCGATACCTGCAAATTCTACATTTTCATCAACCACAAAGGTTAAACGTAAATCAGTTAAATTTAGCATTATTTGAGAAGATGTCCAAACTTTATAATTTGTTCTATATGGTTCTAAATATCCTAAAACATTTTTTCTATGAGTTCTAAGCAATCTTAATAAATCTTCTGGTGTCTTTGCCATTCTTGCATCTTTATTAGCGAAAAATACACGACTTAACGTAGATTCTCTATCATCTCCATGTTGATACCCTTGATCAGGATAAGCAATACCGTGATTTGCTCTTACCACAATTTCATTCTTATCATGCTGTATAAACTTCGGCTTACCAAAAGATAATTTCTCAATGGATAACAAACCATCTTTATGTCCTATTACAGTATGCCCTCCTAACCCACGATGATACAAATCTAATATCTTTGCAATTTTTCTTATATCACTATATCCTAAAGCAGTTCGTATTTTATGCCCATCTTCATTAAGTTTTGAATTTTCTCGTTTCTTATCATCCGTTCCTTCTTTTTCATCTTCCTTACCAGTCAATGTAGTATTAAGAATTCCAATACCTTCAGCATTCATACCTTCAGCATAATCAGTATCAATATCATACATATACGCACATTCAATACCATTAATAATCTCTCTAACAATCTTTAGTTTCGGATAATAACAACGGTCACGATTTTTACACAGAATATATTTACCATCAATTAACGTAGAAACGGAAACACATTCATTCAATAGCTCATTAGCCTTTATTTGCTTATATGCTTCTTGTAATAAAATCTCGTCTTTCTTCATACTACTATTTAACAAAAATCGTATTACAAACCAGCTTTATCGAGTTTTGTATAGTATTTTGATTTTCCTGGTTGCACTAAATGATCCTTTGCGGTCTTTTTAGCCATTGCCTTTTCTATTCCTATTTTATTAGGGTCTTTTTCTTTAGGATCGCGGAAATGTTCTTCATATTCATCCTTTATTCCTTTTTTAAGTTCTTTAGGATCAACTTTATTATCAGGAGATTTTCTAGATAACCCACCAGGAAGTATTTTTTTAACCAATGCATCGAATTTATTCATAATATTACTTATCTAAATATAAGCAATCTATTTTCTATTCTTGATATCAGATAAAAGTTCTTCCAGAACCAAATTTAAGTTTTTAATTCCTAAATTCCCCTTTCCATGCACTCGCAAACCAACATTTTCATCTTCTACATCTCTATCTCCAATTACTAACATAGTATGAGATTTTTCTTGTTCTGCCTTTCGTATCTTATTTTTAATGTTATCATTCGACAAATCAGATTTAACTCTAATACCACTATACAATAATTTCATTTTAATAAATTCTGCATATTTCAGAACAGACTCGGTATTTTTAACCGTCATAATATTAATTTGTATTGGGGAAAGCCATAACGGAAAATTGCCATTATAATGTTCAATAAGAAATCCTATAAATCTTTCATGTGTACCCAATGGAGCACGATGAATACATAAAGGAGTTTCCTCAGTGTTATTTTCAGTTTTATATTTTAAATTGAATCTAGCAGGAACAGCAAAATCTATTTGGTTTGTGGCAAGAGTGAATTCTTTTCCTGCCGTTGACCAAACTTGAACATCAATTTTAGGACCATAAAATGCAGCTTCATTAGGAACTTCAACAAAATTAATACCACTTTTAATTAAAGCATTACGTAACATATCCTCGGTTTTCTTCCATAATTCAGGAGAGTCTACAAATTTCTGGCCGAGTTTAGATGAGTCGTGAGTAGAAAACCGCATTAAATATTTTTCAATACCAAAGATTTTAAAATATTTGAGATACATTTCATTAACTGCATTGAATTCTTTTTCAAATTGATCTTCGGTACAATAAATATGTGCATCATTCATTTGCATACTTCTTACTCGCATTAATCCAAAAAGTTCTCCTGATTGTTCATAACGATAACAAGTCCCATATTCAGCAAGTCGTAAAGGTAAATCACGGTAGCTTCGAGGAGATGAACCAAATATTTTATGATGATGTGGGCAGTTCATTGCTTTGAGATAATATTTCTCAATATTCCCACTCTCGCTTTCCATATTCATAAAAGGAAACATCCTATCCTCATAATATGGAAGATGCCCGCTTGTCAGATATAAATTTTCTCTAGCAATATGAGGGGTACGTACTCTATCATATCCCGCAAGAAATTCAGTTTCTTTTGCCAGTTTTTCAAGTTCTTCAATTAAAACCGTTCCACTTGGCAACCAAAGCGGAAGTCCTGCCCCCACATCATCATCAAAACAAAACAGTTTCAAAGTTTTCCCTATTTCCCTATGATCATTTATCTCTACCATATTTAAATTTTATCTACGTTTTCTTTATTCAGGTTCCAAATATGCCTCAACGCAATCCAATAAATTCTTTAGATTTGTAATTTTGAATTCTTTTCCTCCATTGAGAGAAACCTTCAATTTTTTCTTCCCACATTCGTTTTCCCAAATATACCAATCTAACCATTCATGTTTATCACCTAAAAGCATCGACAAAGTTTTAGTATAGTTATCAAAACCATCATATAAAGCTTTCAAAACTTTACAATCAGGATCACAACTATATAAACTTCGCAATTCATCGTAAACTTTTCCAATAACATGAAAATTATCTACCCAATCTTGCAACAATTTAAGTTTTTCAGTGCTGTTCATATTACTTATTCTCCTTTGAGAGTTGAAGATTAATTACTTCCTCTACTGCTTGTCTTACTGCATCTTGATAATCTCTTGTACCAAATCTACGGCACAATGTCTCCAATTGCAAAGACAAAAAGGAATTCGAAACCTTAAATTTCTTTGATCGGATTTTTTGGATGTCTCTTCTCGATAATGTTTGTAAGTCATTTGTATTCATAATGCTCATATATTATCACCACTTTATTGTTTTGTCAATGAGTTTTTTAAAATTTTTGGAGTTCCAGTAGGCTACGATCCTACATTATCTATGATAGTTACCGAAATAACCTCATTACGGCGATTTGAGTTCATCCACTCCATCACTTCCGAATACTCTCTCTTTTTATGAGAGGATGTTTACCAATTTCATCATGGTTTAGCTCCAAAAATTTAAAGTTCATATATTTATCAAAAATGGAGTGGGAGAGTGTTTTTCAACGAACCTTGGCATTTATGATAGCAACATCATAAATCTTCGGAGCAACCACCAAGCCTCCCCCACATTTAAAATTTTTCACAATCCTTAAATGATATTCCTTTCTTATCCTTTTCAGATATAACTAAAATGTCATTATCAGGCCACATAATATTCAAATCCGTATCATTCCATATAAGTGTTCTCTCCGCTTCTGGATTATATGGCTTATCTACCAAATAATTGAATTCTGCGGGAGATTCACCAACAACCATAAATCCATGCGCACAACCAGCAGGAACCCATACCTTATTCCCAAATTCTTCACTCAATAAACATGAATCCCACTTACCAAACGTTTCCGAATCTTTGCGCAAATCTACAAAAACATCATAAACCATTCCTTTAGTAACCCAACATAATTTTCCTTGTGCAGAATCCCCCACTTGATAATGTAAACCTCGCAAAACCTTCGGAAATGATACACTATGATTAATCTGAACAAAATTACAGCCCTCAATCTTCCCACCCTCTACAAACATTCCTCTGTTATCTATATTGTATTTATCATGAGTTAATATCTTTGCTCCAACCACCTTAGTATCAGTATATTTCATTTCTATAGTTTATCAGAAATATCAAAAAATGCAAATCTGGTGGGAATTGATGGTAACTCTCCATCTACTTTACAATGTCAACGTAATATGATAATTTTTCACTAAACTCCCAACTTTATAAAAATATCCACAAGCTTTTTGATGATATTTCGACCAAACTTATGCTTATACTTTACTTGAAATTTCCAAAATAACATACCCAAATATGAAAATTTTAATCCATCAAAATATCTAACCAAATATTTGTCGGATAACTTACTCTTTAAAATTCCATGAACCAATAAATGCGAATCATCTAGAAATTCTATAACATCCACATCAGAATCAAATACTCTAGATGTTGCTTCATATGCCGAACTCCCACATAAAATAACTGGATTAGGAAAATCAGTATTCACATATACTAAATGCGAAAAATCCTTGGTAACATCTTCCGAAGCTGAATAACCAAAAGGAACCTCTACTTCCCCTTCTTCAAGCTTTGGTGGTATATAATTTTTATTAAACCCAACAGTTTGATCAACAAAATCAAAAGCTTTAACTACATTCTTATCTGTATACTTGTAATAATCATCACTACTAATATAACCAATATCTTCTTCCTTTACTTTAATTTTAGAATTTAAAACTTCATCATATCTTTTTGATAATTCTAATGTTGGATTCTCTTGTTTTTTCGGTGTTTGTTCGCTCATATTTTTTATATTTATCTTATAGTTAATTTTAATCAAACTTTTGGTATTCCAGAAAGGACTTGCACCTTCATGAATTCTATTTACTCTTTCTAAAGTTTAGGAAACTTAGGAGATACTGGAATATTTAAAATTGGTGCTCACGATAGGTCTTGCACCTACACTGTCAACGTTCTCAACGTTGTTTCTCTGCTTTTGGAATACGTAAGCATATTATCAATTAGAGTTTTCTCTATTGTTTGAAATTCTACATTCCAAACAATCAAAAGTATCAAAATTATTTCCTTTATTTGGTTCACTTTCCCAAGATATTTCATGGCCGCATTCTAAAGTAATAATATATCCTTCATGAAAAGATCGATACTTACTAACTCTTTTATATCCAGCAATTGTCCAACAATCTATTTTTGTATTTTTCATAAATTTGGCGGAACGCTAAGGACTTGCACCCTAAACCATTTCTAGTTCCAATTGATTTCCAATCAATGTTCAACCTTGTTGAATTAACGTTCCATTTAAATTTTTCTTCTCATATACTGGCAAAAACATTTGAGATTCTTCAAAACTCTTATGCACTAAAGAAATTCCATTTTTCACACTATCTTCAATATCCCTCATAAATGGTGTCTGCCCTTTCGTATCCTTATTACCAGTTATATCTAGATAAGAATATATTAAATTTATTGCCATCTCTTCCAATGCATTAACGTTCATCTTCTCTAAATCATCAATAAGAGATAAACTATAACGAAAAATCTTATCATCAATAGTTATTTTTATTCTCTCATCAATAACAAATAAGAAATCTGTAGGAAACCTTACAAATATTTTCTTATCAGGAAGAGATTTTTGTAATATTTCCTGAAGTTTTCTTTCAAATTCAAATTGTTCAGATATTGTCATTTTATTCTTCGTCAAAAATATCTCCACCGTTTAAATATGCATCAACTTCTTCAACAATAACATTCCATATTTCATCTTCCGCTTCCGCACCATGCATCTTTTTAATATCCTTAATCATCCCATTGTCCCATTCTACTGTCATTACTGCACCATCAACAGTAATAGCCCTACGCTGATACTCCTTGTTTGATGTAGTATTCATGTTCTTCAATCCAAATACATGCCCTGGAAATTCTTCTCTCAATATCTCTAAAATTTTCATACTAGTATATTATCACAAGGATTTGAATTATCAATATCATTTTCAGATAATTGTTTTCTAATTTCAGATATAAACAAATCTATAATATATTGTTCCATATTCAATCCATAATAAAATTTGGCATCATCCACCATATCCTCATTCCAAGAAATTTTCATCTTCCTGCCATCAATCATTAAATACTTTCTAGGTGCAAAATCATTAAGTTGAATTTCATATTCTTTCAACTCTATAACATGATCAGGAAAGTGGTTTCTTAATACTTCTAATATATCCATTACAATATTATATCAGAAATTATTAACTTGTCAAAATTTGGTCCGGTATCTGAGTGCTGCCCTCAGTATCTCCTGATCCCAAGTCAGGCGGATTTGCTGTCTTCCTCATACCGGATATAAAATTGGTGCGTAGGGAGAGAATTTGCACTCTCACAGAATTAACGGGTGTTTTACAGACACTTGGACTCACTCTTGTCCAGCCGACGCAATAAAAATTATAATCTTAGTAATAGCCGATTTTCTGTATCTAGTTTTCTCATTTGACTATGTAATATTACTATCACATCTCCCCGTTTATAGAGAAGCGCACCAACCCGAAGATTAAAACGATCAGCACCAATCTATCTTCTGTTTGGCTTGCACCGTAACCATCGTGGTATTAACAAGTATTACTACTCTCCCATCGGTTCTGCTGTGGTGTATCGAACTTCCTCTGCAATCCTTTGAAAGGTGCAGCGAGAAACTGCCAAGATTAAAGTTTGGAGCCTGTTGAAAGACTTGCACTTTCCATATTTGAATTACCGATTCAATACATCGCTATCTATGTTTAACAGGCGTTTAAAAATTGGTAGTTCGTGACGGATTCGCACCCTCATGTGTCATAATTTATTCTATAGTTGAATAAACAACACCAAACGCTTTTAGTCTACCATTTTATTGCAAGTTTACGTAATTTTGCAATGATTTCGTGACGTTTAAGCTACAACTTATTGGCATATATTATTAAAAATTGGCCGCTGATAGATTATTTGCAAATCTCTCTATGGTGTTTCAAGCCATTACATTCCTACATATGTTAACCAGCGATAAAAAAGTTTCTTTAGAATCACATTTAAGGAGTTTCTTATAAATATCTTCTTTAATTATCTTAACTTTATTAATAGATTCAGGATTCTGTTCAAATACTAATTTCATTTTGTTTTCATCGTCTCCCCACCAGTAACCTTTAATTTCTAAATAAAAATCATAATCAACTAAATGAAAATCTGGAGTATACGAATGTTCACACTCATCTTTAATATAAGAGAAAGTGTAATTATTAGTCCCTATTTTCTTCCAAGAAATTTCCAATTCTTCCATTTTAAGTGCAATATTTCGTTCCCATGTTCCTTGAACTTTTTGACCACTTACTTCATACCATTTACATCTTCCACCTTTATTTTTCACCGACATTATTTTACTTAACTTTTTCTTGGTTTCTAAAGTATGTTTATGATTTTTCCAATATGGGGTATTTTCGGTATAAAACTTTTTAACAGACAAAGCATTTTGCATCACTCTAGAATCTGTTTCTTTTGATAACCCTTTATTCCAAGCTACATGAGTTCCTTTAGTAATTGAAACAAACCCTATACCATTTTCATGTTTTCTCCATATATGACTACCTATTCCTGATTTAGTTGTTGATTTGAATTCACATTTCGGACAAATATAGTATCCATCTATAAACATATCATCTGTTATTTTCCTATGAACTTTCTTATTAGGGTTATTACATGCCTTTTTATGTGCTTTGATATTCGAATTTGATATCATTCTATTACAATAAGGGCATTCGGTTTTTTGTCTCATATAATATATTTAACACATTCATATGAAATAAGTCTAACTCTTATCTATTAAAGCTATATTCAAATTGGTGGCTGGAGAGGTATTTGCAACCCCCTGTATGGATTTTCAGTCCACCACATTCCTACATATGTTATCCAGCCATTTTTAAATTGTTATATTTTATTTTGCATATAATCAGGAAATTTTATTGCAATCCCCTCTCCTTCATTTTCTCCAATTTCCCATCCATAACTGCAATAACTACTAAAATGTGTCTTTTCTTTATATCCTACTACATAATCTGTTGGCACGGTATGAGGAATATAAACAGTCACAAATTCCCCGTATCCACAATCTTTTTTAATCCCCACACAAGACATTCCATCATGTTCAGTAATAAACATATCTTCCGCATTAAACTCAATTGTCATTTTTAATTCGTATTTCATGTTGATATTATATTACAAAATTACATAATGTCAATATGATTTTAAATTGGAGGGCTTCAACAGGAACTTACCCTGTTCGTATTGTAACATAATCAATCTCGATCTTTCGAAGATTCACTCAGTATGATTATGGTATACTACAATTTCGCCCATTTAAATTGGTTCTAGAGGTTAGATTCACACTAACTTAGTCTTGTCGAAGGTTTTAATTTTTGACTACTTAAAGCTTCTATAAATTATTTTCTCGTAGTATGCCATGATAATACTCTTTGGACGCAATACTCATAATTTACTTACAGCAACTCTAAATTATAGGCGGGTTGAAATGTGTCACTCAGAACATTGCAATCTTCTCAAGCACCTTTTTATTGGCTAATCGAATTCGCCACGCCGATCTTGAAAATTATGGTGGAGAGCAGGGAGGATCGAACTCCCTGTCCTAAAAAAACTTCATTTATATATCTACATGCTTATATTCTTTAATGTATTCGGTAGCATAACAAAGAATAAAACTTTCTACCATAGTTAAATTATTTTCTAGCATCCGTCTCACAAATATAACGAGAAACTCGACGGACTATCCTATGCAGCACGTTTTCAAATATAGGAGTCTTTGAAACGTGGATTAACTTAAGCAGCTAACGCTAGTTCTGTATTATCAGCACTTATCTTTTCGATTGATTTTTAAAGAAGCCAACAATCATCTTCTACATGCAACAATAAACTCGATCTTTTTAGTCGAATCCAAGTAGCTCCCCAAAAATGGTAGGCATGGAAGAAATTGCATCCTCACCAAGAGCTTCGTAAACTCGTGTGCTATCTGTTACACTACACGCCCATTTAAAATTCTTCGCTAAAAATAATACCTACCAAGGCACTAAGGAATTGAACCATTTATTCTTAGCGAAAAGTAATTGTAATAAGTTCTAGAATATTTCAATTACTTTCTTTTATATAAAATTTGGTAGGCATGGAGAGAATCCCACTCTCACCCTTCGGTTTCGAAGACCGATGCGCTAATAATTACGCTACACGCCCATAAATTTGGGGGTTTAGTTCGGTTACTCTCCGAATCCGGTAAATTCACAGTTTACAGTGCTAATATTACACCACAAAACCCATCTAAAAACTTTTGGCATTGTATTTCCGCTATACGAAAAGCTAATATTCGTCATAACCACTACTCACAATCAGAAGATATCATTCCGATATTCTATAGTGGGGTTGGCTTATTTGATTCCCATTAACTTTAAAGGATTCGAACCTTTGATTCTGCCTTATTATCTAAATTCATCCAAAACTTACCGTAGTCGTATTGCAAATCCGAGCCTATGCAGTTTTGGCAGTATTATATGTTATGGAGTCCACGTTCCACTCCCGTAACCTTTATAATACTGAAATTTGATGCCCTGCTACCATTACACCACAGATACCACAAATCGTCATAACCAGCTACTATATCATATGATCATCTCTGATACTTCGTAGTGGGGTAGGCTTACTTGATTCATTGTTTATATACATGAACGGACTCGAACCGTTTCTTTCACCTTACATTCTTAAAAAATTACCGGATGGCTGATATCCCGCCTACCATGCCCTTTTAGAGCACCATCGATTTAGCAAATCGCGCTAGTCACTCGACTAGTTAACCATCCATATTAAAAAATTCTGAGTAAATATCAATCTCCCATAGGAGACAAATGTTATAGCTTTATTACATTAAGATTTGTTGTTACCATAAAAGCAATACTCTCACAACTCTAATCCGATTATTACTCAACGTTATCCGCTAAGATAACGAAAATTGGAGTGTAGTTAGGGGATCGCACCCTACGTAGGCTTTCGCCCAACTGGTTTGCAAGCAGCAAAGTTCACTAGCTCTCTCACTACACATTAAAAGTGACCCGCTAATATTTTACAACCATATGCAGGGCTGGTTGGATATGATTACTACCATATCAAAATTATTACCATGTTACATTTCCATCTTTAATCCATCCATGAAACTTACAACTACTATCTGGAAAATCACAGTTAATAGAAGGAGTTACTGATAGATTTGAAATGTCTCCAGATTTATTCCAAACTGCTCCAGAATCATAAATAGGCGGCAATTCAAAATTAACTAAAATAGAATGTCCAGAATCGCATTTCGGACAAACAAATCTTAATACTTTATCCGATCTTTCATTGTATCGAATCATCTCACCTTCTAGTTTCTCTAATGATACTAAATTACTCATACTATTATTTAGCAAACTTTTAATCCTTATAAATTCATATCAAAGATAAAACTTCATAAATATTAAAACCATTGCTAATAGATAAATAACTATATGAATAAAGATACCATACTTCTAGAAGAATTATATATGAAAATCGTAGAAGAGTTATCATAAGCATAGAAGAATATTACTATTTTCTAGATTTATGCCTTAAAGACTTTTTATTCTATTTTATAGGATTTAAAAGGAAATCTATAACTCAATTTAGATTTCTTTAATTTGGAATATAACGTTTCTATGAACCAATTTTAGTATTTGATCTACCATTTTCTTCCAATGAGTAGGTAGAATACTAAAACCAATTCAAAGATATTTTATATCCATTTTATCATCTTTCAATGATAAAAATTGTTTTATTATAATAGTATTTATTCTACTTTATATCAAAATCAAGAGATAAATAATTTAAATTGTATAATATTTTTAACTTATCTTAAAAATGTTATATTATGTATTAAGTTTTATTAGACCAATTCGGAAATGCTACTCTCATATGGCTAGAAAAAGATGGAACAGTTTATGATACAGAAGAAACCCAACATGGAATCTACGTAGCGGATAATGCCTCTTTATTTGGCGTGAATTATAACTTCGCAAAAAAGACTTTCGATAAATATGGAGACGAAGGAATTGATGAAGCAGCAGCAATAATGTGTGAACAAGCCTTCAAAAAAGGTTGGATGCGTGTTGTTAAAGTGCCTTGGAATAAAAAGATTTTCGTCGAAGGAAACGAACCAACAAAAGCACAAAAACATGTAATCGAAGATTGGTATTTCGAAGATACTAGTTGGGATGTCATTTGGCAAAGATGGGTTGGTAACAGTAGTTTGAAATTCTAAAAAATCTAAAGTTATAAAAATAATTCATTATTATGGGTTAAATTACAAGAAAAGTAAAACACATTTAGATAAATATAAATGTGAAGATAATAAGAGCAGTTAAATGCACAAACAAATTTGCTACTAAAAAGAAGCAAGATGTTCTTACATCTTTACTTGCCGAATACGGCAATGTTGTAAATTTCTTCATTGAATTCTTTTGGTTAAAAGATAAACTTCCAACTAAGAACGATCTTTTAAAACATATAGTTGATCTACCAATACAAACAACTTGGCTTTCAGCCAGATTACGTAAAACTGCTGCTAGAGAAGCTATAGATATGATCTTAGCAGTAAAAGAAAGATGGAAAGATAAACCAGATAAAATAAATAAACCAACACACCAAGGTAAAAGAATGTGCTGTTCTTCAACAATAGCAGAACTCCAAAACTCAAAATCTTCATTCGATAAATACCTTAAAATAGGTTCTGTTGGTAAGAAAATTAAACTAGAAATACCAATCAAAAAACATAAACAGTTTAATTATTGGGAACGTCAAGGCAGACGCCTTAACTCATATATTATAACTAAAGACTATACTCAGTTCGTTTTCGAAATCGAAACTGGAACTAAAAAGGATCAAGGTAAAACAATTGGTATTGATACTGGTATTAAATGTCTAGCAACTCTGTCCAATGGACAAAGAATAGGAGACAAAATAGAAGATATAATAATTAAAATCAATAGATGCAAACATGGTTCTAAAAGACAAAAGCAATTAAGGAATTATCTACGTCATTATATTGATACTAGTGCAAAAGAAGTTTTTAAGCAGAATCCTAATTTGAGTAGGATTATAGTCGAAAGACTAAGTAATATGAATTTTAAATCGAAGATTAAGCGTAAGCTTGGTCGTAAGATGAGAAAAACTATCGGTAGTTGGAACTACAGATATTGGCTATCTAGAATGGAAAGAAACTGTGAGGAGAACCGTGTTCGATATTCCAGTATAAATCCAGCTTATACGAGTCAATGCTGTAACCAATGTGGTCATACTGACAGGATGAATCGATCAAAACAAGATACTTTTTATTGTGTTAAATGTGGTCATACTGACCATGCTGACCATAATGCAGCTAAGAATATTTTGGATCGTGGAATCTCCCTAGTTTATCGTCGGGGGTAATAGTTTAAATTTTAGATTTTTTAGAATTTAAACAACGGTCAGTAATCAATTCGGACCACCAAAACCAATCACTCTGTTCAACGCAGAATAAAAAAATTGGCGGAAGACTGAGGAGTTGCGCCCCAAACCTTTTAGAGTTCCTTCTGTTTTCAAGGCAGAGTCAGTATCGCTTGTCTGATTAATCTTCCATAATAAAATTTAAAATTGGTAGGAGATAAAAGTGCCGCCCTTTTGACTCATGGATGTAAACCAAGCATTATACTGTTTAACTAATCTCCCATTACTAAATTTGGAAGACCCACCCCGATTTGCACGGAAGGACGATGAAGTTCAAAGCTTCATATGCTACTTTTACATCATGGGTCTATTAAAATCTTAGAAGTGTACGGTAATGCTCCGTATCGAGGCCCCAATCTAGGACAAAAAGTTTATAAAACTTTCTTGGCTACTTAGCCACACTTCCATTTAAAATTGGTTGCGGAAGGGCCGAACTCGAATCGGGCAGTTTTAGCTTATGAGACTAACGTGTTTACCTTGACACTACCCCGCAATATAAATCTGTAAACCCCATCATGGAATCGCACCACAATTCTGTCTTTCAGAGAGACTCGTAATAACTGTTATACGAATGGGGTATAAAAACTTGCGGAGATGGGATTCAAACACCATCATAGCATATTAATCATTTTGCGAACAATTAATACTATTTGCCAGAGTTATGAGCACTGTTAGCCTCTCAGGGCTTGTCTCCGCTATTTAAAAACTTTAAAAATTTGGTAGCAGAAAAGAGAATTGCACTCTTACAGTCTTACGACAATTGCTTATGAAACAATCCCCACACTAATACGGGTTGCTCTGCCATTTTTCAAAAATTGTAACCTTTACTAAAATTTTGGCACAATGCCTATGCTTAGTTAATAATACAAACTTCGAAAACTTGTATTTAAAACTCTTACATAACATCATATTAAAAAATTTGGTGGACCGTAAGGGATTCGCACCCTTCACACAAATATTGCAAGTATTCATCGCCCCTGTGGAACATGACAGCCCATATTAAAAATTTGTTGTAGTATCGAGAATCTACTACATTTATCTTCCGAATTTAACGGACGAATCTCGTCGTTTAAAGAAATTGGTGGAGAATATCGGCATCGAACCGATCTGAAAATTTCTGATTGCAAATCAGACGATCACCCAAGCAATCCCATCCCCCATATAAAAATTGGCACCAAGACTAGGACTCGCACCTAGATACCGTTCAAGACGGATTACACGAAGGTAACAACTTCGCCACTTACTAGTTAGTGTATCTTGGTATAAAATTGGCTCCAACGCTAGGTTCTGCCCCTAGACCGTCTCGCTTAACAGGCGAATGGACTACTGTTATCCCACGTTGGAATTTAAATTGGCACCGTTGACAGGACTCGCACCCGCTAAAAACAGCTTGAAAAACTGCTCACTCGACTCTTTGTATTCAACGGCATAAAATTTGATCATAAATGTATATTTGCACCCACATTTTAATATAAATTGATTAAATATAAATATGAAGGTTCAATTCAAACATACAGAAGAATCAAAAGCAAACTTAAGTATAAAACGGAAAGAATGGCTTAAAAATAATCCTGATAAACATCCTTGGAAACGTCATGATAAATTTAAATCAAAACCATGCGAAAACGCAAAACAGTTTTTGAGAGATAATAATATTCCATTCATTGAAGAATATACTCCAGAAAATATAGATAGAAATTATTCTATTGATATTGCATTACCTGATAAAATGATTTCTTTGGAGATAAACGGTAATCAACATTATAATCGAGACGGAACATTAAAACCTTATTATCAGGAAAGACAAGATATATTAGAAAAAGCTGGATGGATAGTATACCAAATACATTATTCTGCATGTTTTAATCTTGATAAGTGGAAAGATTTTTTTAATATACTTAAATATGCTGTGGTTAAAGTCGATTTCGATTATTTTACATATGTTCCTAAGAAATTAGAAAGAAAAACACTACATGATAAATGTGGTTGTGGTAATAAAAAACTTATTAAGTCTAAAAATTGTTTTATATGTAATAATAAAATGCCTAAAATATATAAAAGAAAAACTGTTAGACCAACAAAAGAATTACTTACAAAATTAATATGGGAAAAACCATTAACTAAAATAGGAAAAGATTTTAATGTAACCGATAATGCTATAAGAAAATGGTGTAAATTATATAACATAACAGAATTTCCAAAACGTGGATATTGGCTGAAATCTAAATTGGTAAACTAGATGGGACTTGCACCCCACATGTTTTCTAATTACTCTTTCACCTGTTTAGAAGACAGAGGAGATACTAGTTTGTTTGGAGCCGTATAGGATATTGCAATCCTCCTGCTATATTACGAGTATAGGCTGTGTGCTTACATACGGCATAGAAAATTGGTGCGTAGGAGAAGAATTTGCACTTCCACAGATTAACGGGTGTTTTACAGACACTTGGACGCACTCTTGTCCATCCTACGCATAATTAAATTCCCGGTATGGACGAGTGCTGCCCTCGCTTAAACTTGATTGACAATCAAGTATCGATGCTGTTCGAACTCCATACCATTAAAAATTGGTCAAGTTATGTAGATTGCCTCCACTACTAAGGTTTACTTGCACGACCTAGCTATATTTAAATTGGCGCGACATAGGGGTTACGCTCCCCTGACTCCTCTTGGACAGAGAGATAGGTTACTATTACTTCAATGTCGCATTTAAAATTGGTAGCCTCAGATGGATTTTCACCATCTTCTAAAGGTTGAGAACCTATGATCCTGTGTCATTAGACGATGAGGCCATTTAAATTGGTCGGATACCAGAGAATCGCACTCTGTCACCCCACTTCCAAGGCGGGTAAGCACACTTGCGCTATTCGTATCCGTTATAAAATTGGTTTTCGTTGCAGCTTTCGACTCTGCTATAGTAGCTACAAATGCGATGTGCTAATGCTACCGTGTTTCCCATGCAATGCCTCTCATATACCCTTTATGGTATTGTCACTGATTTATTATAAGTGCCTGTCTAGCCTTTCTACTAGCTCACGTTTTTTATGGTTAGCCCATCGCATTGTTACACTTTATCTTCTATCAGCGTTTTACATATACTATCTATTACCCACATATACTATACAGTTAGACAAAACATCAATTTTTATATTTTTAAATGGGCAGGGACTGTAAGCTCCTACCAACCATAGAAGAAAGTGAATAACTTGGTGTTTATTCCGATCAACGAATACGGTTATGGATGCATAATACGGGTCTTCGGGTATTTCATAGGGTTACATACCTTTTCCGATTCGGCTATACATACACTGGTTAATTACAGTAATAAAACAATTTAATTTTCTGATAACCTATCTTACGATTAAACCTTTAGATTCTATCTTATTTTATACCTTATCTTCCTCTTTTATTTTTGTTTCGAATATTAAAATAACCCCTCTCTTCTAATACTCTGTTCTTATTTAATCATAAATAATTTTTAAATCAACTACTATTTGCATTTAATTCATATCATTCCTTTATAAAAATGTATATTATATGCGACTAGTCGCTAACACTAAACGAAATTGTTGGCACGGAAATGAGGTAACGCTCCCCTTAGTATGAATACGCTAGTTTTGGAGACTAGATGCAATCCTTCTTGCGAGTTTCCGTATGATAAATTGTTACAACGGGTGGGCTTCGCTCCCACGGTGAGGCTTGTAACCTGTCGGATTAAAAGTCCGATACTTTCGACTGGACTAAGTGAACCGTTGCATTAAAAGTGGTGGGGTCACGGGGACTTGCACCCCGACTTAACGATTTAAAAGACCGTTGTGCAGCTATTACACCATAACCCCATTATAAAAATTTGGTGGAATCGGAGGTAGTTGCAACCTCACGAATGGTCTAGTTAAGAGCTAGTTGCCCGTCTACTGTAGCTTCGATTCCTTTTGTGTCGTTATTTTTCTATGGTTGAAAAAATAACACTAAAATTGGAGCACATGATGGGTATCCCGCCCACATAAACTTCTTTGGAAGAGAAGCGCATTAGTTGTCTGCCACATGTGCATTAAAATTGGAGCCTACAGAGGGACTCGCACCCCCGGTGAACCTTGCGGTTACAAGCTTACAAAGCTAGTCCTATCGCTACTAAGGGATGTAGGCATTAAATTGGAGCCGTATAGGATATTGCAATCCTCCTGCTATATTACAAGTATAGGCTGTGTGCTTACATACGGCATTAATAAAATCTAGCGCATAAGGGTTATGCTCCCTTGTCTATTCCTTGAAGGGGAATCGTCCTAGCTATTAGACGAATGCGCCATTTAAAATTGGTAGTTCTAGAGTTGGTTGCAAACTCATCCATAATTTCTTGAGAATTATCGCTCTGCTCTTGGCGTATAGAACCATTTTTGAAATTGGTGCCTATGGAGAGATTTGCACTCTCACTGTTCGGTGTCTAAGGCCGATTTCTCTGCATTGGAATACATAGGCATGTGTTATTAATATTTTCTATAGTTGGAAATATCAAAACTAAAAATTGGTGCTCATAGTCGGTCCCGCCCCGACACTGTTCGAATTTTAAGTTCGATTTCTCTGCGTTGGAATATATGAGCATTTTGAAATTGGTTGCGGGGAGTGAAAATTGCATTCACTGTCAAGAAGCTTATGAGACTACTGCTGGTCTACTCCAGTCCACCCTGCATATAAATTGGTCCCTCGTGTTGGCTTTGCTCCAACCACCTAACGGTTATCAACCATTTGCTCTCCTGAATGAGCTAACGAGGGATTAAAATTTGGAGCGGGTAATCGAAATCGAATCGATATTTTCGCCTTGGCAAAGCAACGTAATACCACTATACCATACCCGCAAATTTTTATTTAGGTTAACATTAAGAATTTATTCAGAAGGTATATATCATTCTACCCATTATTGGATGGGTATGTTAGCCTAAGAAATTGTGAGACTTGCCAATAATTTTATATAATTGGCAAGTCTCTTTTGGGAATACTGCCGAAATTTTTAAGGTTTGGCAGTATTCCCAAAGTTTTGTTACAGTTTGTTATGAACTAGTGGTATGGGTTTCACGCCATTTGACTAATTCCTGTAACGGTTTAACTATAAAGAACAAACACCTATTATTCCGAGTTTCGCTATTTCTATTGATAAGCCGATTTCTCTTTCGAGGGTGTGTCGGACATTCGTTTCGCTTCTGGTTGAAACTCTCAAAACTCCTTTTAAATTTCCTAAATGGCCTACTATATTTCGGTGTTCCACGTATTCAATTATATGTAATTAAAATTATTATATTTTTGCAATAAAAAACTCGAACCTTTTTATTTTTCGGGTTCGAGTTAAGAAAACTTTTTATAAGTCTAACTATTTTCTTAACTCGTTTGCCCTCCTTGTGTATACTGTTCAAATGACCAGCAACGTTCACAAGTGGGCAGACTATTACCATTAATGGATTTTCTATCCATCTTGGTAAGTTGTCTTGCTATATGTAAGTTCGCTTTCATTTTTGAAGATTTTGGTTATAGTTGATTGTTGTAATTATATTTAACGTGATTTACTATTTTTTCTTAGATTTTTTAAACTTTTTTTAATATTTGGTAATCTTAGTGGATTTTCTTTTTATTGTCAATTAGTTTTTTAATTTCTTTTTAGTTAGTATTTCGTGTTATTGGAGTATCTTAGCAGAATATTTTGGGAAGTCAACTTTTATTTTCGATTTCTTTTTAATTTTCTGTTTTTGTTACTCTTTCGATTTATTGTGAAAGTATCTTAGCAGACTTTTCACATATTGTCAAATTATTTTTTGATTTTCTTTTTAAGAGCAGAGTTGGTGAGTGATAATTAACAACAAGAGGATTTTTTTATCTCACCCACCAACTCTGCTCTTAGAATTTCGATCTATTTGAAGTTTACCATATCTTCTTAGGATTGCAAGGATTATTTTCGATTTCTTTTTGATATTCTTGAAATTCTGCCAATTCCAGTCCTTCTAGGGATTCTTCTCCTTCCATTAGTGGTTTTATAATATTCACTATGGAGTTTACATTATCGAAGCCATTTAACCATCGGTATTTTCCATCTCCTTTATTATTGAGCATGAGTTTTGCCCAACGGTTTACGGTATTTGGTGCAATATTCTGAATTATATATTCTCTTATAGGTTCAGGGATATTCACCAAAATTTTGTAAACTTGTTTGGCGATTTCAATTTCAGAGAAGTATGGGGATTTTAGATATTCGGCGTCCATAATGTTATATATCGTCCAACAAAGCTGATAATTTATTAAATGCTTGTATATCTCTACGGAACGAATCAAATTCTTTATCGACTCGTAATTCAGAAGCATTAAGTTCAACGGCACATTTCAAGCAACAATCTACAGTTTTATACATTGTTGATCCATTATGAGGATGTTCACCATCTAAAAAAGTTATTCGGAGAACTTCGTTTGGTCGAATTTCTTTATCACATAGATCGCAAGTTATTTTTATCATAATTTTAAATTTATCCAGTTATTTTTCTAATATTTTGGCAGATTACTCTTAGGATACTTTTGATTGGTTTATTTTTATATATTTCGATAGGCCAACCAAGTTTATCTTTCAAATACCACGGAGCTTCATTTATTGGTTCCCTTAAATTAATATATCGAGAGAAAAAAAAACTGATAAACTTCGCGGGATATTCTTTGTGATAGTGTGTATTGTTTAGAAGGAGTAATCATGCCAATATTTTAATCCATTTTTTATATTTGTCAACATTTTTATTGTGAATTTCTATTATACCGTCAGGATATATTATGATGGTTGGAATTTCTTTTTTCTTTGCGTATCGGATTGTTGCCCAAGTTCCTGATCTTAGTTGCATTTCTTTTTCTTTTGGAGTTGCAATCAATAAGTTGGAAGAATTAACAATGTCGTGATTTCTATCTAAGTAAGGTTTTGGTGGATGTATAAGAAATGCGTTTTTGCAGAATGCTCTTTTATTTTCTATGATGGGGGGATGGATGATGATGTTAATATTTCCAAATTGATTGATGATATTGTGGGAATCTTCATCGGCTCCTATGCAATCTCCGTGGTGGTAGGATTCTATTTTATTTTCCACGAGCATTTGGGATATTATTTTTTTGAATTGGTGTTTTTGTGAATCCGACATACCAATTTGAGTTCCAGTGAATCCTACAGATTTTTTAACATTTTTCATAAGAGAAGTGCATTGTTATATCTACTGGTTTAGCTTCGACATTAAGGTATGAAGGGAATTGTATATTATCAACAATTTTAGTTTTAAGTTCATTGAAATACAAAGCGGATATTTGGCTTGCAGTATTCCAAATAGTGAAAAGTTCTTCAGGGTTCCACCAACTATAACCTCCATATTTTCTACTTAATCCTATATCGACGCATTTAAAATAATATTGTGGATTTTTATTTGCAAAGATTAAGAATTTTGATATTTGCAAAGTTAGAAAATTAGTATCTACGATTCCTTGCTTTCCTGGTGCTTCTGTTGTGATTATTCCGTATGATTTACCTTCTTTACCTATCATGAATCCGTTTTCTCCTAGAACTGACCATTTGCCGATTAATTTTTCTTTATTGTATGGGTGATTTTTATTTTTCTTATTAAGTTCTGTTAATGCTTGGAGAAAAATATCGTCCGTTCTCCAATTGTTTTTAGAATCTCCTCTTTGCGCATATCCAGCAGAACCCGCACCATGAAAACCATTTTTATTACTACCGAAAATAAAAACTTCATTTGATTTTAATTCAGTAATCAATTTCTTTTTATTCATAAGTTTTAATTCAAATGGATTCACATATATTTTTCCGACTTTATAATCCGCGTATCCTTCTTCTCTATTACCTTTAAATCCTCCTGCTGGTGGGTTTTTAAGATTTTTCACATCTTTCTTCTGGTCGTATACTTTCACTCCACTTCCATCTTCTGGTTCAAGCCATTCATAATAACAATTAGCGGGAAGATCGGAATTGAATTTACTTCGAAGTTTGCATTGAATATGTGATTGTTCAAATTCTATATATGCTCCATGATCACCATAAACAATACGATTATATCCGATAGCAAAAATATTATTCTTTAAGGTATAAAATATAGTATTTTCGTTTCCTTTCTCTTGGAGTTTCAATTCTTTTTCAACTTTTTTCTTAGCTCTAATACGGTTTGGATATATAGCAGTTGTATAGAAATTTAGATCATCGATATTCATAATCGTTTATTATTTCTACTACATGGTTATGGTTTCTTAAAACTCTCACTGTGCTAGAATATGTTATACAACCATCTCTTGGGTATGTATTAAAACAAAATCTCCACATTTGTTCGCTTGTCATTTCTTTACCATCAACAATATAAAAAGTTTCTAATCTTTTCACTTTATCTTCGCCAAATATCCAATTAAGTAATCCCATATTTTTATTTCTTATAAATTTTAATTCTGTAATCGTAAAATTCTTTAGCATTTCCCCAAAATCTTTCTTTATCATCAATATCAATTTCCTCTCCGTTTGTCAATAATACAGAGAGTTTATTACCATTTTTATTACCCACATCAATAATACGTTTCCAAAAATCCTCTCCTTGGGTAGAATGTTTGTTACCACTTACTACAAAATCATAATCTTTTAAATAATAATCAAATAATAGACGAAACGCAAATCCCCTTGATGCTTTCCACTGCCACACGCTATCAATAAACATTCCTCCATTTTTAATAATATAAATAAATTGTGCTCTGGTTTCCGGTTTTGGTGTAATAAAAGAATCATAAATTATCCCTTTAATGTTCTCTCTTATACATCGTAATTGGTAATCAAAATAATCTACGTCTACATTTATTGGAATACTTTTAGATAACAACATTTTAGTATCTTCAATATTATATGCCAAATTATCCATAACATCTCCATGATATTTTCCTATACGCATTGGAGATTCTGTTAGTATTTTATTTTTGTAATATTCCTTAAATGTTATCATAATTATTTTTTATAAATTTTAATTCTGTAATCATAAAATTCTTGAGTGTTCCCCCAAAACCGTTCTTTATCATCTATGTCAATTTCCTCTCCGTCTCTTAGTATTACTGAGAGTTTATTACCATTAGAGTTTCCATAATCAATAATACGCTTCCAAAGTTTTTCTCCTTGTGTTGTATGTTTATTATCACTTACTATAAAATCATATTTCTTCAAATAAAAATCAGTAAGTATTTTAAATGCTAGTCCCATTTGCGTTTTATATCTCCAAACACTATCAATATATATGCCATTATCCTTTTCCTTGAAGAAAAAATACGCAATAATTGATGGCATTGGGTCTATAAAATAATCATGAGCCACTTCATTATAAACTTCTCTGACATATTTCATCGGGTAAGAAAAATATCCCAAGTCTATATCTTTGGATGGAGTGGTTTCTAATAATTCCTTTGTTTCTTCAGTATTTAGAAGTATATGGTCTAAGTATTCTCCAAAATGCATACCTGAACGCATTGGAGATTCTGTTAGTATTTTATTTTTGTAATATTCCTTGAATGTTATCATAATTATTTTTTATAAATTTTAATTCGGTAATCATAAAATTCTGGAGTGTTCCCCCAAAACCGTTCTTTATCATCTATGTCAATTTCCGTTCCGTTCTTTAATAACACAGAAAGTTTATTTCCATTTTTTGTTCCGTAATCAATAACACGTTTCCAAAAATCCTCTCCTTGGGTTGTATGTTTATTATCACTAATTATAAAATCATATTTTTGTAAATAATAATCAATCAACAATCTATATGCCATACCAATTTTCATTTTAAATTGCCAAACACTATCCATTATTATCCCTCCATTAGATTTCTTATACATAAACAATGCAACTATTAATGGCATAGGATCAATAAAATAATCATAGTTTATTGTATCATGAACATCATTAATATATTTCAACTGATATGTAAGATATGGCAAATTTAATTCAGTATAGGAATTTTTATCAATTAGTGTTTTAGCATCATCAACATTTAACGCCATATCATCCATGTAATCAGGAAAATATATACCCAAACGCATTGGAGATTCTGTTAATATTTTATTTTTATAATATTCCTTAAAAGATTCCATATTTATAATTCGTTTAATGATAGGAGAAAATGTGCGAATAATTTAGCTCGATTTTTCATTGTATCAGGACAATTATCATCAAAGAACTCGGCAAAAATAATACTTCCATGATTATCATTAACTACCACGCCATGTTCATTGCATTGTTCTAAATACCAAGGTTGTGGAGCATAATACCTATAATTTTTTAGATTTTCTTTAATATTTTCCATATTATGCTTTCAGTTCATTCACATTATAATTTTTATTTTCAAATCCTTCTATATATTGAAGTTTTAGTATGTTATATTCTTCATCTTTAATAACATCGATACAATCATCCCAATATTTCTCTTCTTTGTCATTAATAGAACTACCAATAGAATCAAAATCTTTTCTTATCAATTTAGGATTTTCATCAAAAAATTTATCCATATAATCAACAATAAATGGAGTTAGTTGTATTGACAATAAATCATTTATTTTTTTACCTATGTATTTATTAAAATGATTTCTTTTTATATCAATACCACATTTAACATGTTCTGATATACATTGGTTTGCCTGTTCTTTAAACCTGTCGCTTCCTTCTAATATTAAATCCGTTACATCTTCAACTTCCCAACAAATAGATTCAAGTGATAATCCTTTTAATTCTAGTTTCCACCCTTCTCTAACTTCTTTCATTCCAACAACATCATAATAAGGGGCTTTAGATTCATCTCGTATTAAAACCTGCAAACTAATACCATCATAATATGCAGGAAGTTTATCTACAAAATATATATCACCTCCAGCACAGTTCACTTCAATTTCTCCTGTTGGATCAAGTTCTTGTAATTGTCGTATTAATTCTTTAGATTTCATGCCATCATCGTTCCTTTTGTTTTAATAACCATTCCATCTTTCACGATAGCTACCCCTGCTGATCCACAAAGTATTCCAAGATCATCCCAAGTATATAATTCTTCACCTTCTTTTAGTTCGATTTTAGTATTACCAATAATTCTCCGTTGATGTTCTGAATCAGGAGAATATGGTATTAAATTGCCTCCTGCTTTTGAAATTGGATAAGGAGATTTCTCAATAAAAAATCCAGATTCTTCTTTTCTATACGTATCATAAATTACAAATTGCCCATATGTTGCTTTCCATGACACCCAAATATCATCTACAATTTTCTCATGAGAATGTCGAAGTTCCATATACTCTTTATTTGGTTTAGGAATAGGAGCACCAATTTTCTCTTCCAATTGTTCTATCTGATAAAGAAGAGTTTTAGCACTATCAATTGCTGCATCTTCTGTTGACCCCATACCTAAAACACCTAAATGTTTAAAATAAGGGCGGAAAATAACACATCTCACAAAAGGACCATAGGCATCATCATAATCCATAAGAATACGATATCGATTTTTATCACTACGTTTTGCGCCAGTTCCATGTTGCCATAGTTTATCTATTTGTTCATTCATAATTTTTTATTTCCAATTAAAAGAGGAACCATATCTAATAAACAAGAACGGAAATCCTCATCAGTTTCCACTTCTCTTCCATTCCAATAAATATTACCATCTTTATTAATTCTAATAATCTCTTTATTTTCAACTACTATAAGGAGAGGAACGAAATTATTAAGAGTATCATCTACAACAACGAAAGCTTCTTTTTTCCCCATTAGTTTCTTAATATTATTTGATTGTTCTAAAATTTTCAACGCTTCGTCTTCGTCCACTTCCCAAACCCCTCCACTAAATTGTCCACCACCAGAAAATCTTGGAGGATTTGAATCAGGGATTAAAAAATATCCAATCTTTTCTAATTGTTCTATATCAGTTTGGTTCATATAATATTGTAATCACATTTTAATAACGACTTTAATTCTTTCCCACCACTATATGAGATACTAGACTGAAGTGCCATAGTGATTTCATCGATTCTTTCTTCCACAGTAACGCCAGAATCCATAACTAATGAAATTCCTTCGATGTGTCTATTTTCTTTCTTAACTGCAAATGATGTTGAGCCATTATATTGTTTCTTGCCGTTTACTATTTCTGCTGGAGAGTTTATACATTCGGCAAACAGACCACCCGCCATTATCATTGTGGCACCTGCATTGATAGCTTTGGCAATATCCCCCATATACTTCACACCACCATCAGCAATAACAGGAATTTGTATATCCGAATCACAAATATCTTTAATGCAAGTATACATAGGAACATGAAATCCAGTTTGATATCTCGTACTACAAATTTTTCCTCCTCCAATTCCTGCCTTAACACAAGATGCTCCCCATATTTCCAAAGATTTTGCGGCTTCTGCTGTCGCTACATTTCCTGCAATAATTTTGGTGTTTGGAAATTTGTTTTTTATCCATTCAATTTGTTTCCACACCTTTAGATGAAAGCCGTGTGCCACATCGATTGTAATAACATCTATATTATATCCGTCAATAGATATTTTTTCTAATGATTGTTTACTAACATCATTTACTCCAGTGCTAATGCTCGCAAGTTTCCAATTTTCTTCATTTGCACGTTTAACAAATTCATGATTATCTACATCAAATCTATGCATGATATAGAAAAGATCATTCTCACTAAACCATTTTGCTAATGTGGGATTAATTACATCCTTCATATTAGCAGGGATGATAGGAAGTTTGAATTTTCTTCCTAAAAAATCTACGCTAGTATCTGCTAATGATCGAGAAGATAAATCAGAATAATCTGGTATTAAAAGAACGTTATCATATGCTAAAGCTTTTGTTTTCATATTATTTCAAATCAGTAAATTCTACAGGCATTTTATTTCCTTTTTTATGTCCCGTCAAGATTTTAATTTGAACCCAACCTTTTACGGTAAGTTCTTTTACGATTTCAACTTCTTGTTTATTATAAGTGTATTTTTTTGACATATTAATAGATTTTAACAAATGTTCCTTCATCCAGAGATTTTCTTATGTACCGCATTAGGAATATCGCACGTTCTTGAGCATTAAAAGTTGCATTTCCGATATCACTAATTGGAACAGGAAATTGATAGATGGAATTTAAATAGTTCACAGTATAATACAAAATGCTTTCTCTATAATGAGAGAAAACTACAGTATTATCTTTGATGATATCTTTAATATTTGGTTTCATTGTTAAATTCTATTATAATTTTTATGTTTTGTCAACTCTTTTATCCAATTCCCAATCTAATAAAACTCAATACATAATACAGCATTTTTAAGATAAATCAAGAAAATTATTACACAATCAAATTTATTTTAAAAATGATTCATTTTATCTCTAGTTTTTAATACAAATTAGGTTAAATATAAATGGATGTAATAATCCATAGATGATAACAATTAAAGCAAAGATAAAAAACGAAATACATATTGAAGACTATATACGTCAATTCAATAATGTAAAGAGATTTGCTTTTAATAGATTCTTAGAAGAAAAATCACTATCAGAAGTATATCATCTTTCTTGTAAAACTCTAAATAACTGTGACTTGTTAGATGCATCATTCAGAGAATCTGCTGTATTCAAAGCTAAAGAATTATATGATACAGGTAATCATAAAGTTATCTTCGGAGGAAGAAACAATTTCAATAAACTAAAATATAAGAAAGAGTCTGCTTTGCCACTTAAAAAAAATGTATGGCTTTATTCTCAAGGAAGATCAAATTTTAAAGGAAATAGAAAGTTTAATTTCGATTTAACGAATAATAAGATTACATTTAAACCCGAAAGAGGTATTAAAATAGATATAGAATTTGAGAATGTATCAAAGAATGAAAGAAAGTTATTAGATGAAGCACAGTTCTTAGCTCAACAAAAGCAATGTCCAATATCAGTTTCATTATCGCAAGAATACGTTTTATTTTCTATAGATGAAACAATAATAAAACAAAATAGAACTAAAATAATTAAAAATAGAATATTATCTTTAGATTCAAATCCAGAAAACATAGGAATTAGCATTATTGACTGGAAAACACCAACTACCAAAACAATCATACATAAAGAAGTTATTGATTTAAGCGAATTAAGAAATACAAAAACTACTAAGAAACACTATGAATTACTATCAGTAGCTCAAAGAATCTCTAAATTGGCTAAACATTATAACTGTGAATTAGTAGCTTTTGAAAAACTAAATATCAAACCAAAAGATAATAAAAAAGGTAAACTCTATAACAGAATGGTTAATAATAACTGGAATAGAAATCTTTTCTTTAATAACCTAATTAAATGGTGTAATATTTATGATATTAAAACTCAAGAAATAGAACCAGCGTATTCTTCTTTCATAGGTCAAATGATGAATTCAGAAGAACCTGATATGATTGCTGCTTCTATTGAATTATCTCGTAGAGCTTATTTGTTCTATAATACTTTTATAACAAAACAATTTTTACCATTTAAAGATGGTAAAAAAATGGATATAGTTTATCCTGAATTCGATCTTAATGTGCTACCTACTCGTTGGAAGAAAATGGTAGAATCAAATACTAAGATTGATTCATGGAAGAAGCTGTATACCAAATTAAAGAAATCTGAATTGAGTTACAGATTTCCTTTTAAATCTTGGAAACAAGATAAAAAGTCTTTAAGTCATATATCTAGAAAATCAAAGATTCTTCTATATTTATGATAACTCTACAACGAAATAATTGTTATCCCAAAGTTGATCCATATCTTCGTCACGGTGAATTAATCGCAAATTACATCCATAGTGTGTTTCCAAGAATTTTTGTATTTCTTGATCATGTTTTTTCAAATAAGCATGAGTGCAGGAAGGATTTGATACCATTACATCACATGCTTCTTTATGTTTATCACAAACCGCTTTATACCAAGTTTTCATACATTCAAAAACCTTTGTTGTTGTTCTTTTAAAAATTCAGCAATAAGTTCTCTTTGTGGGATATTAAATTCCTTAATAACGCTATCAGGAATAGCTTTCAAAAATCTCCCTATGTTATTGATACCTACTAATGTTGCATACGCTCTAGTTCCTGCTTGTTCGCTCATTATAGCATTAGTTATATCTTCTAAAGATATATCAACTTCCAATTCATGATCCGCAGTAACTACTTTATATATTTTCATAATTTTCTTCTAGGTTGTCGTTTTAATACCATACCATATTCGTTATTAATATCAAGTAATGTAACGCCTTTTTTCAGTATTAATTTATTTTTCTTAAATTGTTTATAATCAACTTGGTGGTGCCATCTTTTAAATTTCCAAACTACCTTAGTAACATCAGGATGAAGTTCTACTAATGCTTCCGCCATTTTTTTGCGTCCATCATCCGCATATAATTCATCCGTATTACCACCTTTCATTCTCATTGTAGTAACTTTTCCAGCTAAAAACGCATTAAACAGTATAGTGCAATATCCATCTTTCAATACTCTTAAAGATAAATCCGTATCTTCATTATATCTACCTCTCCAACGATACGGCAGATCATTTTTAATTAATATACATGAATATATTCGAGTGTTTAAATAAAATGGTGGCACTTTATCTGTCGTTTTACAAAAAGAATAATAATTAAATCCTGCTAACGGAACATTTTCATATCTATCAACAAAATCTTCTGCTGCACGAAATATAGCACCAGTTTCTACTTCTGGTTTCATGTTTCTATTAAGCCGATTAAATGCTTCGATATTATCATCTAAAATCCAATGTCTTTCTGCACCAATAGAAATAGAATGCTCCCATATCCAATTTCTGGCGGGAATTGAACCTTGTCCTAACTCACTGAAAGGTAAAACAAGAATTTTTTCAGGGTCAATTACTTTAACATATTCGTCATATTCTTGTGGTTCAATAACAATATGATATGGAACTTGCATCCTTTCTAATGCTTTAGAAGTTAGCCTAGATTTCCATCGCCCCTTCGAGACTATATAAATGGGATATCTATTCAGCATCAATATATCGTTTTCCAGTATTAATTCCTCTAACTAATGCAGGATACCAAATACTTTTTGTTTTTTCATTAATCTTTTGTCCAATTAATGTAGCAAAATTATCAACATCTTCTTGAGAATTGAATCTCACTGTCAATTTTTTAAACGGTTCTTGTTTTTCTTGTATGAACTCTGGCATTTCTTTCCAATGTTCTATATTTTCAGCATTTGAATTACCTTTCATAAATATATTTCTTCGGCATATCGATTCCAAAAACTTCTTTAACTTCTGCTAATATATCTTCGTCCGTATGTTCTCCTTTTAATATTTCTTTGAAATTATCATTAATAATATCTTCTAAGAATTTTTCTAGTCCTTCATGAGATTTTAAATATATTTTTCTATCATTTTTTGCTTTGTTTATTTTCTTCTTACCACCTTCAAATTTATACCACATTACTTTATTTGCACTTTTATATGATTTATATCCATATCCTTGTGCATCATCAATAATCTAATAAAACTTAATACATAATACAGCATTTTTAAGATAAATCAAGAAAAGTATTTTAAAAACAAATTTATTTTTAAAATATCTCATTTTATCTCTAGTTTTTCATACAAATTAGGTTAAATATAAATGGATGTAATAATCCATAGATGATAACTATAAAAGCAAAGATAAAGAATGAAATACATATTGAAGATTATGTTCGACAATTCAATAATGTAAAGAGATTTGCTTTTAATAGATTCTTAGAAGAAAAATCACTATCAGAAGTATATCATCTTTCATGCAGAACTCTAAATAACTGTGACTTGTTAGATGCATCATTTAGAGAATCTGCTGTATTTAAAGCTAAAGAATTATATGATACAGGTAATCATAAAGTTATATTCGGTGGAAGAAACAATTTCAATAAACTAAAATATAAGAAAGAGTCTGCTTTGCCACTCAAAAAGAATGTATGGCTTTATTCTCAAGGAAGATCAAATTTTAAAGGAAATAGAAAGTTTAATTTCGATTTATATAACAATAAGATTACATTTAAACCTGAAAGAGGAATTAAAATAGATATAGAATTTGAAAATGTATCTAAAAACGAAAGGAAGTTATTAGATAAAGCACAGTTCTTATCACAACAAAAGCAATGTCCAATATCAGTTTCATTATCACAAGAATGTATACTGTTTTCTATAGATGAAACAATAATTAAAACGCCAAGAACTAAAATAATAAAAAATAGAATATTATCTTTAGATTCAAATCCTGAAAATATAGGAATCAGCATTATTGACTGGAAAACACCAACTACTAAAACAACTATACATAAAGAAGTTATTGATCTACAGGAACTTCGGAATGCAAAAACTACTAAGAAACACTATGAACTTCTATCAGTAGCTCAAAGAATCTCTAAATTGGCAAAGCATTATAACTGTGAATTAGTAGCATTCGAAAAACTAAATATCAAACCAAAAGATAATAAAAAAGGTAAACTCTATAACAGAATGATTAATAATAACTGGAATAGAACTCTCTTCTTTAATAATCTAATTAAATGGTGCAATATTCATGATATTAAAACTCAAGAAATAGAACCAGCTTATTCTTCTTTCATAGGTCAAATGATGAATGAAAATGAACCTGATATGATAGCGGCTTCTATAGAGTTATCTCGTAGAGCTTACTTGTTCTATAATACTTTTGTAACAAAACAATTTTTACCATTTAAAGATGGTAAGAAAATGGATATAGTTTATCCTGAATTCGATCTTAATGTGCTACCTACTCGTTGGAAGAAAATGGTAGAATCAAATACTAAGATTGATTCATGGAAGAAATTATATACCAAATTAAAGAAATCTGAATTGAGTTATAGATTTCCTTTTAAATCTTGGAAACAAGATAAAAAGTCTTTAAGTCATATATCTAGAAAATCAAAGATTCTTCTATATTTATGCTAACTCTACAATAGCATACCGTTTTTCGTTAACTATACTAGGCAAACAATTTACGTTTTGTTTTTCGTAGGATATTATTTTCATATCATTTATTAATCAATGTTAACATCTCTTTCCGAAACATTAGCGAGAATTTCTTCGTCCGTTGATTCACCAGAAAGAATTGCTGCAATTTCCTTTTCAATTCTTTTTGCTTCTTCACCAAATGCCTTACTTACTGACTTCTTTTTACTCTTAATAGCAGCCAAATCCTCGTTCAATCGAAGAATTTTAAATGCCTTTTCAGTTTCTGTTGTATCTCTGTTTGTATTTGCGTTTGTTGTCATAATTTGAGATAATATTACACTATATTTTCCGGTTGTCAATTTTTCGGAAGAAGATAAATAAAATTGTGGCAAATAATCGCAAAGCTCAGAAGAAATTAAACTTATCGGGAAATGGTATTTGTGAGATTTGCAAAGAACATCAATTTTTAGTAGAACATCATATAAGAGGAAGAAAAATTAAAAACCCGCATGCTCAATCAAACATTGCTAATATTTGCGAAAATTGCCACAAAAAGGTTCATCATGGAATAATTGTTATCGAAAATCGACACCTAACAACGAACGGATATGTTTTAATTTGGCATTACTACAAGGATGAATCGATCACAAATAATAATGCCAAACCATATCTATACTAAAAGAGATTCAAGATAATCATTCACTTTAATTGTTGAAAATACCCCATCTTCAATAATTCCATGATAATTTCCTGAACAATCAATACAATGCGATTCTCCAAGCGCATGTTTTTTGTTTGGAACATACTCTGAACGTGGAAGTTTGTCCGGGGTATGTCCAACAATTTGCTTGAAGTTTGGAATAGGTTTTAATTCTGTGCTCCAATGCGCCCAAGTAATGCCTCCAATCGGTTGTCTTCCTCCACGGTATCTTCCTGCACACAAAACAGGATCATAAACTTCCATTTCCGCATTTTTTAAAGCGCGATCACACATATTTAAAATATGTTCTTCATTCATACCAAGAACTGGATGCTCAAAAACATATTTCGTGATTCCAGCATGAGAAAGCCAAAATCCTTGTGTTTTGTGTATCAATTTGAACTTTTTCCAATCTTCTTTTGTCAAAACTTCATTAATTACTTCACATTTCTCTGGTGAAAATCCTGAACACCACAAACTTCCATTATTAGGAAACATATATGCCAGATCATGATTCCCAGGAATGAAAATATATTTAGGATTATGTAGAATAGACTTTAACCATAGAGCAGTATTTCTATTACTATCTATGGAATCGTTAAAATCATCGAAGTGATCCCCTAAAAATACAATTTCATCATAATCTTTTCCAAATTTATCTAAAAATACAGAAATAGGTTCAAAATGTGTGTGGATATCCGCGATTAGTAAAGTTTTCATGCTTGTATATTACTAAAAATCCCACGAATGTCAACATAAATTCCCCCATTTATCGACAGGAATCGAAGAATCCACTCTAAAATCTACTGGAACGCAACATTCTCCGCAATTTGAGCACGATTCATTACTTGGAGAATAACAATCTCTACATTTTTCTTCCTATTCTTTGCCACAATCATCACATTTAAAAATTCTCCATCCTTGTCGAGATTTTAGGTCCATAGATATCCTCTTAATTCGATTAATTCTTTATAATAGAACGTATTATGATCAAATATATATTTTTCGTAATACCAATATTGTTCATCGTTATTAGAATCTAGGAATTCATCCGATAATTTTTTATATTTGGCTCGTTCTCTTGTGACCCAATAATAAACATCTCTTAAACGTAGAAAATCATCATAACGATCTTCTTTATAACTAATAAATATATCTTTTCCTCCCCATCTTTTTTTATATTCTTCGTCAGTTAAGTTTTCAGAAGCTTCAATATCTTTAATTTGATCAAATAGTCCATTTTCGTCTTCAACAAAGGAAACAATAGCAGCATCCAAGAATTTTTCCATAATTCCGTCTATATCTTCCCATGTTTTAGGGACAACTTTACGTAATTCTTGATGTTGTGGAAAAATCTCACATTTAACCTTATACCAAAAATTCGAAACCTTATATTTGATGTAACTTGCAATAATCATGATCAAGTTATATCACAAAAATGAAACTTTGCAAGAAAATTATTTATTTTTGTGGAGGATTTGTAGATAACGAAGGAACAGAAGTATCACCATTCACTATTTTATTGAATTCCACCATTGTTTTATCACCAATCCATCCATCAACCTTCAAATCCGAACCAGTTTTATTAAGAGCAGTCTGGATATCTTTTGCATATTGAGTTAACCAATGATTTGTAACATAATTTACTAATACCATCAATAACCCCCAAATTGTTGTCACTATCATCGCTTGGTTTGAAGGATCAATCAAAAATGGAGCTAAAAATGGAACGGATGCAGAAATTTTCATAACTGCTGCTGCAACTAAAATCGTAATAAATCCAATTAATTTACCACCCAATTTGCTTACTAAAAATTGTATAAGAGCATCATTCATATGAAAATACTTAACTAGAATTGTTGAATTTTTTCGTTAAATAACTGATATGATTAGTTTTAAACAGTTTGTTCAAGAAGCTTTAGTAACAAAAACACTAGAGAATTGGCATGATATATTAGAAAAAAACGAATATTTAAAGATTGCAACTGAACTTTTGAGTGATATCGAAAAACTTGGTGGTGAAGCATTAATTGTTGGTGGTGCAGTAAGAGATTTATTACTTGGAAAAATACCCAAGGATGTTGATTTGGCTACTAATTGTCCAGTGAAAACTTTAGAAGCAAATTTTCATACAAATGATATAGGAAAGTCAAAAGATTTCGGAATCGTTAATATTTCTTACAAAGGATATGAATTTGAAGTAGCGAATTTTCGGACTGATGCAAAAACAAGTAATGGCAGACATCCAGACTCTGTAAATATCGTAAATTCTTTTGAAGAGGATTCTAAACGTCGAGATATAACTTTCAATGCATTAGGATTGACAAAAGATGGAGTTATTTTAGATTATCAAGGTGGCATCGAAGATTTAAACAATAAAATCATCAAAACTGTAGGTAATGCAAAGGAACGATTCATAGAGGATGGACTTAGGCTAGTAAGAATTTTGCGATTTTCTGCTAAAATGGGATTTACTATTGATCCTGATACAAAAGCCGCAGTTATTGAGTTAAAACACCTTACACATAACATATCCTCTGAAAGAATCAGGGATGAATTATATAAAGCAGCAACAAGTGGAAATTCTTTAGCGAACTTTATCGAACATTTAGATGACATTGGATTATTACAAGACTTATTGCCAGAATTAAAAGCATTACAGGGCAAAAAACATTTTCATTTGCATCATGTCGAGGGAGCAAAAGTAAAAAATAAGATTACTGGACAACTAAAACCGTTTGATATAGAAAATCCTGAACATCAAGATACTACAAAACATGAAATAATACAAGGAGATGCTTATGATCACACCATAGCAGCAATAAGAGCATCTAAAGAAACCGATCCTGTTCATAACTTAGCAATAATGCTGCATGACGTGGGTAAAGCAACAACACATAAAGAAGAAATTGAAGGCAAACATTCATATCACGGACACGAAAATGAATTATATTTGGTTGATGCCATTGCAACTCGATTAAAACTTCCTAATAAAGACAAAGAAGCGATAAAATTTGCTATGGAACATCATATGAAGGCACATAAGATCAAAGAACTTAATAAAAATAAGATTCTTGCACTTCGTCAGAATCCAAATTGGCCTGTTTTAAAATCTACGATATACTCAGATGAAGCTTCTCGTGGAAAGCCTTTATTTAATGAAGAAGAATTCGAGGATAAAATGAACTACATCGAACAAATATACAATAAATTTGGAGAAAGTGCTGCATTTGAAAAAAGAATGTCAGAATTAATCACTGGAAAGATGATTATGGAGTTGATACCAGGAATTAAAGGCACGGATATTGGAAGAATTAAAGAAATAGTTCGTCAATGGATAGTAGAAAACGATTTTGACGTAACAGCAAACCAAGTGAAAGATAAAATAATATCACTTAAATAATATAAATGAGAGACACGCCCTTCCAATTTGAGGTAGAGAATTTAATCGCACAATTTATTTCTGCGATGGATGATATTATTGTGAAGAGATATAATGCTAATAGAGAAGCGCAAGATCAGTTATTAGTCAGGATGTTATATTCACCGAAAGAAAGAGTTTTGCTGGATTTGGTAGATAAAGCACAGAACATACAGCTTCCAGTGGTTGCCATTTCTATTGCGTCTATTGCTAGGGATCAATCAAGAGTATTCAATAAAATACATGGGTCTAATTATGCATCTTCAAACACGAGAGTTGCAGGAAAATTACCACAACCCGTTCCTATTAACATTACAGTAAATTTTTCTATTTTAACTAGATACCAAAAAGATATGGATCAAATTTTAAGCAATTTTATACCATACTTTGATCCATATATTACATTATCTTGGAGAATTCCTGATATGCAAAATCAGGAGATTAGAAGCACCGTAGAATGGTCAAATAGTGTTGCGTTGAATTACCCTCTTGCGCAAAATGTTCCGGCTACTACTATTGCAAGATTGGCGGGAGATACATCATTTACTATTAAAGGATGGTTGTTTAAATCAATACCTGATACTAATAATGGTGGTGGTGATCCATTAATATACACAATATACACCAATTTTTATGCATTATGTTCAATTACTGGTTACGATTCTACAATACCAAAAGATTCTGAATATTGGGAAGAAAAAATAATAACAGTCCCTAATATTAATGTATATTCATTATCAGCAACAACATTAAGCGCAGATACCGCATATTTTTATAATAATGTATATATAGACAATACAATCTTTGCGGAATATGGAGTTTTCGATACTTTATCAGCAAATAGTATAAGTGCTACAAAATTCTATGGTGATGGAAGTGGATTAATAAATTTACAAACAAACATTAAAAAATTCTCACAAGTTATTGGTGATGGATCAGCAACAACATATACAGTAACCCATAATTTTAGCACATTAAACGCATTAACACAAATATATGATAATAATACCGGAATAGTTGTATATCCTACGATCCAAAATATAGATCAAAACAACACACAGATATATTTCAAAAACGCTCCTGCTTTAAGTGCATATAAAGTTGTAATGATGTCATATTTTAAATAATTTATGAATTTAAACGAAGAACTTTTCGAAAATATAATCAATTTGCAAAATTTAGAGTTTGAATCTCTTAGTGCAAAGTATATCTATGTTAGTGGAAATGCTAATATCGTTAATGCAACGATACACAACACACTTTCTGCTAGATATGGTGTTTTTAATACATTATCCGCAAATAGCATAAGTTCAACTAATTTTTTGGGGGATGGAAGTGGATTAACAAACTTAGTAATCGATACTAGTGGATTTTTACAAGTTATTGGAGATGGTATTTCAACTGATTATATCATAAATCACAATTTTAATACACCAAATACAATAATTCAAATATACGACAACGTAACAGAAACCGTTATATATCCTACAATTCAAAATATAGATCAAAACAACACACTAATACATTTTAAAAATCCTCCAGCATTAAGCGCATATAAAGTTCTCATTTTAGTTTGATTATAGGATAAATAACAATATATACTATGGCTTTAGATTTTTTAGATGATTTAATATCAACCAGTTTAATAAGTGCGCAGAATTTAGCCTCTCAAGATGTGAGTGCTAGTGGGTTCTATTATGGTGATGGAAGCAATCTAATAAATGTTAAAGATGTTGTCATAAGAACATTTGTAAGTTCTGCATCTTCTGATTGGGAAACTGCATATACAAATTTGGTTTCTAATAGTGCAGCGTATTTAAGTGCTACGGATTTGTCTTTCTTAAGTGTATCTGGCAATTGGAATAATACGTTCTCTAATGTTCAAAGTAATTCCGCTAATTGGAATTCTGGATATACATATGCAAATACAAACAGTGCAGGAAATATCGCTGTTAATACAACAGTCATATCAAATTCCGCTAATTGGAACTCTGCATATACAAATTTGGTTTCTAATAGTGCAGCGTATTTAAGTGCTACTGATTTAACTTTCTTGAGTGTATCGGGTAATTGGAATGCGGCGTATACATATGTAAGTTCTAATAGCGCAGCAAATAATAATACAAATACTACCGTAAATTCTAATTCCGCTAATTGGAATACTGGATATACATATGGAACGATATATTCATTAAATTCAGCAAATCCGACATTTTCCACAATTACAGTAAATGGGTCTGCGTTAATTGGTTCTATGGAAATTGTTGGTGATGCGCATATCCAAGGAAATTTAACATTAACTGGTAGCGCAACATACATTAACACAACAGTTCAAATGACTAGTGCAATGAGCATAGTCAATAATGGAACTGGTCCGGCATTGAGTGTAACACAAAATGGCAATCAACAAGTAGCTGCATTTTATGATGGTAGTTATCCTGCATTAATAGTTGATGGTAGCAATCTAGTAAAAGGATATGTGGGAATAGGAACGGTTAATCCAAATACTGATTTAACAGTTATCGGAGAAATTAGTGCAACTAACACTATTTACGCAAGTTCATATTTAGGAGGGAATACCAGTAACTGGAATAGTGCTTATACAAATTTGGTTTCTAATAGTGCTGCTTATTTAAGTGCTACTGATTTGTCTTTCTTAAGTGTATCCAGTAACTGGAATAGTGCTTATACAAATTTGGTTTCTAATAGTGCTGCTTATCTAAGTGCTACTGATTTGTCTTTCTTAA